GATAAACAATCAATTATAGTTTCATTTGAAAATCTTGGGTGGTTAGAAAAGGTACCTCTCAAAATGTCGTATATAAATTGGGTTGGTGATATTTATAATGGAGAGGTTTATAATAAAAAATGGAGAGATAGAGTTTTTTGGGACTTATATACTGAAACACAAATACATAATTCCGTTTGTTTATGTAAATTTCTTATTAAAAAATTAAATATAGAAAAACAAGTCATAGGACATAATACCAAAATAGAACACCCGGATAAATTCTATGGGATTTTAACTAGAAGTAATTATGAGGAGACCTCAACAGATCTATCACCTCATTTTAACTTCGAAGAATTTGAAAAAAAAATAAAAAAATGAGTAGGTACGAAGAAATCAAAAAGTTACTTGAAAATTCAAGAACTATGTTAAATAAAGATATTTTAAAAGAGGATTATAATACCATTAGAAGTTTCTATGGTCTTCTAAAAGAAGAAAACGAAGAAAGTGTTATTGATGATGATCGTTTGGATCAAAAAATTGATCCACTTAAAAGTATTGAAAGTAAAATTGAATATGAAACTGCGGATGATGAAAATGATGATGAAGAAAAACAACTAAGGGCCGATAAATCAAAAACTTTTAGGATTTCTGGAGGTTTGATGACTATTCATGGGAAAACAAATGATGAAATACAACTTACGACGGATGAGAAGGCCGCTTTTCAAGAAAGTAGAAATGAGTTTCAGGAAGAAGTTGCTGACATTGTCGATTTCAATAAATTAAACCTTTATACTAATAACGTTGAGTGGTCAGGTAAAATTACGGAGTTAGACATAGAATTTTTCTTTTCTATTGGGGAAACAAATGGCGTTTACATCAATGGAACAATGTCCAAAGTTGATGATGACTTTTTAGAAATGTTAAATAAATTAAAAGTTTATTATGACAAATTTAAATCTAAATGGGGTAAAATTTTGTCAACGAGAAAAAAAACTATGGACCAATGAAAACTTTTTTTCTAAAAAACTGGCAAATAATCACAATTATAATATTATCAATTATTCTGACTATATTACTTGTAAAAATTTTTTCACCATCAAATAATAGATCAGAGTTGAATCAGTATAAATTAGATCAACTTAACCAAAAAATGGATCAAATAAAACTTATACAAAAAAACCTGAATGATTCTATCAATTTGTATAATAGTAAAATTTCTTTAATAGATAAAAAAATTGAAAACATTAAAATAGAAAAAAAAGAAATAAATAATTATTACACAATTAAACAGGAGGAAATAATTAAAGCGAATCCAAAACAAATTGATAGTATTTTTAAAAAAAGATATAATTTTTGATTAAAAAAAATGAAAAACATAGTTAATGAGGAATTAAATTACATGAAATATCTTTTTGATTATCAAAGAGGTAAGGTAATTTCGGAACAGACAACAAACAAAGTTTTAGAAAAAGATGGTTGTGAAAAAGGGTTTTATAGAGATTGTACCACTAAAACATGTGTAAAAACACCTAAAGCGTCAGTGATTGTTTATTCTCAAGAAGAATTTGAAAAAGAACAAAAAATTTATCAGATCTCAAAAGAACATAACCGAAAGGGTCTTCATTATGCGAAGGTTGATAATGAATGGGCTAAAAAAAGTGGGTGGACTCCCGCTAATTTTCCGGCACCATGCGGAACACAAGATTTTTTAGAGGTTGGACTCCCAAGTGGAAAAGAAAAAGTTGTACAGGGCACTCCGAGATTATATAATGGAGTATATTATAAAAATTTTGATATCATAAATCAAAACCCATCAGCATGTGGGAATGGTATAAAACTTTCTTCTTATAAAAACGACTTGAAAAAAAAAGGTTTGAGATTGAGTGGAATGTGTATATGGATTTGTGAAGGGTCTTACTATCCACTTCTAAAAATAACTAAACCAATTCTTGCTTGTCTTGAAACTCCAGTAACAGAATTTTCTTCCGTAACAACCACCACAACTCCAATACCCTCACCCACACCAACACCAACACCAAAACCTCAACCGGTCGTTTCCACAATACCTGAACCGACAAATACAATTGAATATCCGGAGTACAATCCACCATTGGTCAAAAAATCATTTGGATATGACCCAAAAGGAAAAATTTTAAATCCATTTGATAATAAAAACCATTATGGAGGATTTTATCCCAAGTACACAAAAAAAATGAGAGAAATCGAAAAATATTATTATGGGTATGATGACCAAAACGGAAATCACATTGATGGGGAAATAGAAAAGGCAAAAAAACAGAATAGAAGGATTAATTTTCTAAAACCATTTTCCAACGACGATACCTTATCTCAAAAAACGTATAATGATGAATTTGATGAGTATCTTAAAAAAAGAAATCAAGCGTCAATCAAATAATTATTTTATACCATTAGAAAGTGTTTTATGAAAAACTCAAATTTTATTGATTAATTGATATTTATTATTAATGAAAACCTTTTTTATAATAAATATTTTTTTACTTTTTGTATTCCCATCGTTTTCGCAAACATCAAATAATACAAAAAAAGACACTACAGAATTTTGTATACCTTATAGTGTAGCACAAAAAATTCTTTTGGATTTAAATGATTATGATAGAATCAAAGAGTTGGATAAATTGAATAAAAAAGAAATTATTGAACTTAACAATAAAATATCGGTTTTACAAAATGTGAATAAGTCATTGAACAATTTAGATTCTTTGAATAAAGAACTTATAATTTTAGGTGATGAAAAATTTAAAATCGTTGAGGAAGAAAACAATGATCTTAAAAAAGAAGTCAAAAAAATGAAACTAAGAAATACGGTATATAATATAGTTTCTGCAATTATAATAGTACCATTAACTTATATTACATTGATTAAATAATGGCACTATCACAGGGCGAAAAAAAAGAAATTGAAGTTTTAATTAGAAAAGAAATCAAAGATTTTTTATCATCTAACACTGTCAAACAATTTGAGGATAAATTAATAGATAGAGTATCCAAAGAACTACATAGAGGGAAATTAGAAAAAGATATAAAGGATTTAATTATAAAATCCTTCAGGGAGTTTTACACCATAATGTACCAACAAAGAAGTTTTTGGGAAAACAAATTCAGAAGTTCATGAAAAACAATATTATTGATATGTTCAAAAGTCAGTTTAATAAACAAGCACTTGATGCTGGGGTGACTGGAACTGAATTATCTAAAGTCAGACAAAATTTGAATTTGGAAAATAAAAAAAAATCTAAAAAAGAAGAACCTAAAGAGGCATCTGCCACTGGTGGTGGATATGGTTATACGGGACCCGCATTCAGTTTGTTTGCAAAAGATGATGTCGCTAGAAGTGAGTATAAAAAACCAAAAGTAAAAGAGGTAAGAGAAGAAAAAAATTGTGGTGGGTGTGATAAAGTAGAGTCTGAATGTATTTGTGACAAAACAAAAAAAATTGAGGCTACCGAAGCAACTTCATCATCTTCTACAGGACCTTATGATGCAAATAGTTTTCAAGATATTAAAATGAAAGGTAATACTCCGAAGGGAAAAGGCAGATCCTGGAAAAAAACACAAATTCCCGGAGGAAGTTTTGTACAAGTTAAAAGTAAGTGTAAAAAATTCCCATATTGTAATCAAGGAGACATATCAAGTTTAAAACTATTTGAAAATGAAACCTTGAAGAAAGTAATTGAAAAAGTTTCCAAAAAGTATGATCTACCAACTCAGTTGATAAAGGAGATTATTTCCCAAAATATTAAAAAAAGAATAAACCCATGATATTTATTAATAAAAACTAAAATGAATAGACGAGATTATATTTCAAGACGAAGAAATGAACTTTTAAAAGAAAGTCTTGATGAAAAGGCAGAACGCATTTTGAATAAACTCAAAGGTAAATTTGACTATGTTGAAGGAAAAGGAGAAATGTGTAATGAGTGTGGTGGTCAAATGTACGAAAATGAATGTATGGAGTGTGGATATTCGGGTAGAGAAACAATGGAAGATATTGACCCTAAGGAATTAGAAGTAGGAAAAAATTATCGAAACCCAAACAGAATCAAAAAGTTTGAAGAAGATGATGTGGAGTTTCTTCAAAGAGTGGATTATCCAGATATGGGAGGTAGAGTAAAACCCAAACCCCATTTTATTTTTAAAGATAGAAAGTCAGGCGAACATTCAATGTTAGGTGATGAAGACGTTAGACGAATGAGAAGAATGGACGAAAAGTTATCATACAAACAAAAAAAACATTTAGATCAAAACGATGATGATGTGATTGATGAATTGGATTTTGAAATACTCCATAGTGGAGGTGACCAAACAAAGGAAAGAGAAAAAACCAAAAGACCGGGTGAAAAAGAAAGAGAAAAAGATAGAACCAAAAAACCTAGACACACAGACCCTAATCCAGATGTGGATGAAAAACCAAAGGCAAAAAAAGAACGTGGTGAAAGCGAATGTAAAGAATGTGGATCAAGAGGTTCTGATACAATATATGAAATAAAAGTTGAGGAAGATGATATGAAAGAAGGAAACGCCTTTGTTTACGCTAAAAAACAAGCGGAAAAAAAGGGTGATAAAAATTTTGAGTTTGATGGAAAAACTTATCCGGTTAAAGAAAGTGTGGTGAGATTTACTGAAAGTGAACTTATTCACTTTATTGAAAATTTAGTTACAGAAGAAAAATTTAAAAAAGGTCAAACACCTCCAGGATATACGGCATATGAGAAGTCATTCAAAGGTTCTGGTAAAGAAAACAAGGAGGCAATGAATGATACAACCAAAAGGATGAGAGAATACAATAAATTGGGATCAAAGGGTGGATATGAAACAAACCCAAAACATTTTCCTAAAGGAAATGGTCAATTAGAAAAGATGAGTAAAAAGGCTTATGTGATGTCTAAAGATGGTAATGAGTTTTTAGATGATTATATGAGACCGGGAATGGAAGATCTTGTACCGGAAGAAATTACTTACGATCAAAATTGGGTTTCAGATAACATCAAAGGTTCTTCAAGAACTGGCAACAATCCTGAATGGGCAAATGCTGAAGAAACTGAGTTAGGACAAAAATTAGTGAAAAAACAACAGGCCAAGAAATTTCATAAAGCAAAAGAAACCGCATACAGAAAATCAAAACAACCTGTCACTGATGGAACTGGAGAAAATTCTGGAACTGGAGTCAATATTAAGTTGGAAAATGTTGCTGAAAAAGAAACACAAAAACTTTTCGAAGAATTTGATAGAATGAAAAATTTAATTTCTTACGACCGCAAAACACAATAATTTACAAATCATATTATTAGTTTATATTATCCATAAATGGTAAACGTTTATGGATAATTTTTTTAATTACGTTACGAAACCTGTAAATCCAGAGGATGTAGATGTCTGGTTTCGTGCAAACAATATAATTCCCGAAAAACTCGAATTATTTTCTGATTTTAGTTTGACTTTATACCATATTATAAAAGAAACTTATCTTGGAGATGAAGATTCTCAACCAAACGAAACTAAAACCGTAATGGATCATGAGGATAATTCGAAACATTTTTTATGGTGTTGGAACAAAACAATCGAAAACTTTGAAAAGGAGGAAATAAAATTTAATCACGAGGGGGACCATTTTGAGTACTTTAAAGATTTCTTTGATCAAATATTTTATGAACAAAAAGAAAAAAAAATTAAAGAATCAATTGAAATTTTTTTCAACGAAACCTTCGATATAAATAGACCATTTACAAAATCTGATTTGGACATGATATCGACAATATATAAAAATCTAGATAGAAATCTTAATATATAGTCTTTACACCTGATAAAATAAGAGTTATCTTATATAAAAATAAACATTTAAAAAATTCAAAATGGATACTTTAGAACAAATTAAAACCTTAGTTGAGCAACTTACTGTAGATACAACTAAATTTTATGCCGGAAATAAAAGTGCGGGAACAAGAGCAAGAAAAACAAGTCAGGATATCAAAGCACTTTTACAAACACTTAGAACTGAAATTCTACAATCCAAAAAGAATGGTTAATTTACAAACTGTTTTTTTATTTTTGTTTGTAACATCAACAGTGATGTTATCGAGATATTTTATTATTTTTTTAATATCACTGTTGAGTACAAACCCAAAAAAAATAGAGTATACCACACTTGAAATTGTTTTAATTGTTTTGTCAATTTCATATTCAATAACATTTTTAATAGAATCAAAATGAGTTTTTACAAAGAATTACTAGTCCTAGAACCATATTTCAAGTCAATTAGAAAATTGAAAGATTATCTTAGTTTTGATCTTGAGATTCCCAAAACCTGGAAGTTACCTAAAAAATTTGTCAAAGAAGAACAAATTGTGGAATTTGAAAATAATTCGGTAGAAATGAGATCCATTTCTTTTGTTGCAAAAATGGTTGAATCAGAAATCACCAATTTAATTTTTAATATAAAAAATGTTATTGATTTCAATAGAGAATTGGAAGAGAAAGAAAAATTGTTTCAAAACAAAGTTAACGAGTTGAAAAACTTTTTTGAAAAAGAAAATTTACAAAACCTACAAGGTCTTAAATTCGAAATAAATGATATTAAGTTAGAATTAGAAAATGCAGAACCAGAAGTCGAGCCGTCTAGAGAAGATACAGGAGTGGTTAAGAAGTGAGTTAAGTAAAGATAAAGTTGAACTTAATAAAGAGAAATTAGACTTTATTAAAATGATTAAAAATAATTCAAAAGAAGAAATATTACCAAAAAAAGAAAAATTATCATTATGGAAAAGAATCTCGAGGGTATTGATAGGTCGTTAGAAAAAATAATTGAAACTGCGGCATCAATTAAGGAATCCTTTCCGAACTCAAAATCAATAATAGTTGTTGAACTTCCTTTCATAGAATATGAATATGTTCGATCAAGCATTCAAAAAAATGAAAAAAGATCAGACCAGTTTAAAATTCAATCTGAAGGTGTTGAAATAGTTTTTATGAATGAAGCATATCAAAAACCAGAAGTTATAGTTGAAGTACCCAAACTAACAATTTGGCAGAAATTAATTTCTGTTATAGGTGGTAAATCTTCTATAAAAGGAGTTTAAATCAATATTGTTATTTTTCAACATTTGATAAATGTATCTCTTTTGTAACTTCGAACTATCGTAAACAAAAATACTATCAGACCTACCATTCTTTATAAAGTATTCTGATAGACAATCAATTAGTCTTTTAGAGTCCAATTCATTTTTAAGTGAGAAAAAGAAAAATTCATTTTCTTTTTGAATAATCAATTTGTTATTAATTAGAGAAACAATCTTCAAACCATCTTTTTTCAAATACTCATATATCAAGGTTTTGAACTGGATTCTTTTCTTTTTTTGTAAGTCATAAATTAATTCTTCTTTTTTTAAGTTATCAATTTTAGTGAGTACATAATCGTTGATTAAAAGTTCCATTTTGATTTGCCGACCATATTCATCTTTTTTAAAAAAGAATTTATCAATGTTGTTTTTAACAAGGAAACCGATTTCATACATACAGGGTTTTCCATTTACAAACTGTACATCAAAATTTACATCTTGGTTTGATTTTACTTGTTCTTCATAGAATTTCAGAGCATTATCTTCTGATTCATAACTTTTGAGAATCTTTAATTTTTTTTTGTTTTTAAATAATACAATTTGATATTTTCCCATTATTAATTGTCCTTCCTTTACTTTTATTGAAAAATAAGATACTATTATTAATTATAAATAATTTAATAATGAGTACTGAGTCTTACTATGATATATTAGGTGTCAATGAACAATCTAATTCTGAGGAAATTAAACGTGCCTATCGAAAATTGGCAAAAGAAAATCACCCAGATAAAGGAGGAGATGAAGAACTCTTCAAAAAAATTTCATTGGCATACGATACATTGAGTAACGATGGTAAAAGACGAGAGTATGATATGAAAAGAAAGTTTTCATCAGACGATCTTTTTTCTCAAATGTTTTCTCAACAATTCGGACAACAGTTTAATCAAAAAAGAGTCCATGACACAATAATCGATTTACCAATTGGTGCTATCGAATCTTTTTTAGGTAAGAAGAAACAAGTCACATATAACTATAAAGAGAAGTGTGGGGGGTGTAATGGATCCGGTGGGGAAAAGATGGTTTGCGACGGGTGTAGAGGTCAAGGATTTGTTACTAGACAAATACAGAATGGATTTATGGCACAAATTATAAATCAAACTTGTGGGGTTTGTAATGGAACTGGAAAAAAGATTGTGAATGCTTGTAATCAATGTTTTGGTATCGGAACCCAAATTAAAGAAAAAACAATTGATATTACATTACCCCAGGGGGTAGATAACGGACAATTCCTGAGACTTCAGGGTCTGGGTGATTATCGAGATGGTATTTATGGAAATCTTGTTGTTAGAGTCCATTTACAACAAGAAAACAATTTTGAAAAAGTACATCAACATTTGGTGTACAATGCGTTTTTAAATCTTGAAGATTTGGAAAATGGTAATTTCAATGTTCCCCATCCATCTGGATCCTTAAACATTAAACTTCCAGTTGATTTGGATACATCAACACCATTAAGAATAAAAAATAAAGGATATCAAAATGGTGATTTAATTATAAACCAATATTTTAAGTTTAAGAGAAAAACAAAATAATTTCTGTGATTAATTTAAATACTCCATATAAACATAACCCCAAGACTATTGTACCCCCAATAAAGACAAAATTTCTTGTTCTTTGTATTTTTTTTGATGAGTTACATGCTTGACATCCTACCTTTGTTGACTTTTTATTTTCCATAATACTATAATTATATACAGATTGATTTGACTTATAAATAAAAAAATCTTAAGTTTTTAAAAAAAAAATAATGATATCATATATCGGAGGTAAAGCAAGAATAAGTAAATGGATTATTCCATTTATTCCAAAAGATATAGAAACATATGTCGAACCCTTTAGCGGTATGTTCTGGGTCTTCTTCAAAATGGATTTAGAAAACTATCCAAATTTAAAAACTGTTGTATACAATGATTTTAACGGTTTGAATTCTAATTTATTCAAATGTTGTAAAGACTATGACTTATTGTGGGAAGAACTGTCTAAATACCCTTGTCAACAACTTGGTGTGGATGATACCCCAAGTCTTTATGAAGAAATGTTTCTTGAATATCAAAGAGAAATATTCGTTGATAATTTAGAAATAACTGAAGAAAATAAATTTGTTATAGCATCCAAGTACGTATATGTTTTAACTCAAATATTTTCTGGATCAAAACCGGAGACATCCCATTATATGGATTATAAAGGTAAGTACCGTTGTAAAGTTTTAATATTTTTAGATAAGTTGAAAGATGCTAAATACAGAGAACATTTTGATAAAATTACTTTTGTTGAAAATTTAGATTTCCAAACTGTTATTGAAAAATATGACTCAAAAAAAACTTATTTTTACGTTGACCCACCATATTGGAAGACAGAAGATTATTATTCAAACCATGATTTTGATAGAGATGATCATGAAAGACTTGCAGTTTGTTTAAAAAGTATTTCTGGAAAATTTAGTTTAAGTTATTATGATTTTCCACTCCTCCAAAAATGGTTTCCATTTTATGAGTATAATTGGGAATGTAAAGAATTTGCTAAGGCTGCTTCTGCTAAAAGTGGAGTAAAACAAAATTTGGGGGAGGAAATATTAATTATGAATTATGGTAAAGATTTACCAGGTCCCCCAAAACATGGCGACCAGTTAGATTTATTTTTACATAGTTTTATTTAATACTTTCCACTGATTGTAATATTTATAAAAAAAAACAAAAATGAAATTAGTAAATATTTTATCTAAAGTGGTTCAAAACCAAATGGTCAATGAAGCATTATCCCCAAAAGTTATTGATCAATTGATCAAAAAGTTTGAAAACCAAACCAAAGATCCTGTTGACACTCAAAAACAAATCATCCAAGCGTTCGATAAATATAAGGATGGTTTACCTGCAGATAAAAGAGATATTACCAAATACAACTACTCCGATCTTAAAAATTTGATTCTCACAAAAGAGATGAAAAAAGAAGAAAAAAAAGTCTTCGGTCAATTTCAAAAAGAAAATGCAAAACAAGTAGATAAAGAACTTGTTAAAAAAGCACTTAAAAAGTTTTATGAGATTTTTCCATTGATACCAGGTAATCAAAGAGATGTTATGTCTTACAGTTATTTACAATTAGAGGATTTTCTTCGAAAGAATTTCACAACATTATTGACCAAAGCGGCAACCGCTAAATTCAAAAGTGAATATCCTGAAGTAACCCCAGAACAGTTATTATTTTATATAGGAACCTTTTTAGATAATTACGATCAATTACCACTAGATACCCCTTATTTGTTATTTATGAATTTTAACCAACTTGAAGGTGTAGTGGATTCACTTGGGGGAATAAGTCTTTCGACGGGAAAAAAAGATGATTTCGAGGACATTGAAACAGTATATGACCAAGATAATTTATTAATTTTCAAACCTAGTGGAAAAGAACAATGTATCAGACTTGCACACGGTAGACCATGGTGTATTTCTAGAACAGGAGGTTCGAACCTTTATTACAACTATCGATTAGGAGATAACCTTACCATTTACTTTGTTATAGATAAAGATAAAGATTACTCTGATGTTGATTTTGCATCAGTAATTTTAGTCACACCTTATGGACAAAAAAGATTGGCGGATGGAAAAAATATGTCTGGAGGATTTTCCGGTCATAGAAATGAGTCTTGGTCAACTATTTCTTCTAAAATACCAAAAATTGCGGACAAAGAACATTTATTTGTTGCGGACCCATTGAGTGATGATGAACAAGAAACTATGAGGTATTATAAAAATGTAAGTGTAAATTCAGATGCTGTTGAAGAGTTGGGTGGGGTTGATAAGGCTGAACTTTGGATGGAAATCAGAAGCCCTGATCTAACAAGTAAACCAGAGATATTTAAAAATTTACCAACAGAATTACAAAGAAAATATGTTTCTCTAGGTTATGATTTAACTCCGGATATGATAAATAATTCAAAAGAAGGGATTTTGAAATATTATTCTGGTAGAAAACTTGACGAATTGAAAAGAAAAAGTTTGAATGATTTATCTCAAGCAGACATTGCACTTCTGAAAACACCTATGATGGAAGCAGTTAAAAATGAATTGAAACCTACCTTTAAATCACAATTACCGGGACAAACTAATGATACAGGGGTAATTCAAGTAATTTACCCTAAAGATGTTGCTTCAAAATATATTGCACTTTACGAATTTGAAGATTTTTTTGAAACCATTCCGGAAAATGTTTCTTTCCTTGCTTTCAATAACCCAACAGACCAAGTAATTGCTTACGATATCCCAGAATCACTTTCACGATTGAAGTCTTTGCAAGTTTTCACCGCAAGTAATTATATAAAATCATTACCAGAAAGTTTAGGTCAACTAGAAAATATTTCTTTTTTGAATCTAAATGATAATCCCCAATTAAATAGGTTACCAGATTCGATTGTCAATTGTACATGTTTACAGTACGTCAATATAGATGCTACATGTGAAATCCCTCAAAGTGCTCAAAAATATCTCAAAAAAGGTTCTGGAGGTTTTGTTGAGGTTGATTTTCCAGAAGAAATGACCAAAAATTGTCAGTTTAGTGTTAAAAAATAATAACTATGTCAAAAATTGATTGTGAAATTTATATAGCACAACTAATAAATTTTTTTGAGTCAAATCCTAATGATTTAATACAACTGATTGGGAATTTACAAAAAGACCTTTTTTATCAAAAACTTAAAGATCAGTGTTTGAAAAATTCCGAGACTGACGGTGATCATGTAATCACCAAAACACAGATTATGGAAATTATTTTGGAATTAAAAATTCCCGAACTGATTAAAAATGAAGCAATTACTTACATTCAAAAATCTAAGTGGGGAGACATAAATCTAAATTAAATATTTTTTTTTTATCAATTGTTTGGCGGTTTAAAAAATAGTATTACCTTTGTAGTGTAATTAAAAACATAAACAATTATGACAACTACAAAAACCAACACAATTATCACAGTTAATGAAGGAACTATGGCTGGTGACGTATTCTACGGATCTTTTAGTACAATCGTTAAAAACAAGGTACATAAGGTACTTGTTACTAATCATCTTAAATATCAGAACCAAGAATATGAATTCCGTATTGCAGGAAAATGTAGGGCGGGATTTATTAACATCCACGACACTAAAGGAAGACCTTCTAGTGTTATTAGTGGATATAATAAAAACTCATTAGTTAACATCCAAATGAAAAATGAGTTTGGTCATTGGATGAATGTTTATACTACTAAAGGTGGTAAGTGGTTTTCAATAGATAAAGGATTCTTGGAAACATTAACTGTAGGGACTATGAGAGAATCATTCCCTGATATGTGTGACATGAATATTTGGACCCGGATGGGGGCAAAAACTTGGGCTGATAAAGCGTTTACTCAAAATTAATTAATTAATAATTCCCCCCTTAATTGGGGGGATAAAATTTTTAAATATGGGATCTTACATATACACATATAAGAAAAAATTAGATAAGAAGGCAACTCTTGATGGACAAGAGGTTATAGTTGGAGAAGCAACTTTCTTGTGTAGACAAGATTGGTCTGGAAATTACACAGTACAAGAAAAACGTGAAATGACAAGATCAGCATCTTTACTTGAACACGATCAACCCGAATATATTACATTCGGTGAAGAAGTTTATAAAAATAATAAACGTGGTCTTTGGAGTGATGGTAGTGGTTTTTGGTCAGGAATTGATTATAAAAACGACTATGTTGGTAAGTTAGAAAAACAAGGTAAAAAATATATAATAACAAAATAATATGGGAAGCGTAATTGATTATATCGAATGTCCAAATTGTAAACAAGAGGCATTTTCTGATTTTTATTATAAAACAGGTGAAGAATATATTAACTGCAATAATTGTGGTTATCACTATTCACAATCATACAAAAGAGATAATGAGGGTAAACTTGTAACAAAAGATGGCACTGACAACTATAAGTTTGATAATCTTATTATGGAAGTTTCGGAATTGAAAAATCCTTTTGGGTCTTACCGGTTAAAAGTTTACCATTCAATTGCAACTCAATGTGGGGTGTTTGAAAATGAAGAACAATATAACGAGTTTAAAGAAAGTATTCAAGAAGACGTTGAACTTGAATTTTGTTCTGTATCTAGATTTGTTGATGGTGAGATTAAAGTTGAGGTATTAATCGACAACGGACCAGAAGTAGATTCGTCTGGTTTTACACATGAAGATAATTATCCTCAATAAATTTTGGTTTATTAAAAATTATTTTTTACCTTTGTATCATTATTAATTAATTATTTATTTTATGAACGTTTATTCAAAAGAAACTATCAAAAGTTTGGCTCCCGCAGTTTTTGCATCATCCCCGTCAAATAAAATGACAAATAGGTATACTTTCGTACCCACAGATCAAATTTTAGAATACTTCGATAGAGAAGGTTGGAAAGTTGGATCAGTTCGTCAATCCGGTAAAGGTTTACACTCAATTCATGAAATTAAATTCAGGAATAGTCAATTACCCAAAGTTGGAGATTCGTTACTTGAAGCGGTTGTCCGTAACTCTCACAATGGTACTTGTTCTTTTTCTATGGGTGCCGGACTGTTCCGGTTAGTCTGCTCTAATGGTCTTACTGTACCAACAAGCGTTGGAGAAAGATTTACATTGAGACACAAAAGTTTTTCTTTTGATGATGTTAAACAACTCGCAGATTCTTTCTCAAAAAAACTCCCAATGATTGAAAATTCTGTTGGACGCATGATGGAAAAAGTTTTAACCGATCAAGAGAAAATTAATTTTGTTGAAGAGGCGATTAAAATCCGATGGTCTAATGGATTGATACCATTGAATATCAGTCATGAAGAGATTTTACAACCACGTAGAATTGAAGATCAAGGAGATGATTTATGGAAAGTTTTTAATGTAGTACAAGAAAAAATGATTCGAGGTGGTGTGTCTTATTCTTCACCTAAAGGAAAGGTCAGATCTGCAAGAGAAATCAATAACATCGTTGCGAGTAATTCTATAAACACAAAATTGTGGGAAGCGGCAGAATTAATTCTTTGATATTTATAAATTGATTCTTAATCAGGGGGATCGGTTGGTCCCCCTTTATAATATGGAAAAATTCAAACAAGAAGAACGTTTACTGGATTTGTTAACTCACGAAAAAGATTATTTGTATTCTTATATTGAGTTATCCACTGATATTGGATTAACCCCTCAGGATTTAGAGGGTAAATCAAAATTTAAACCCTTCATGATCTCTAGTTTAGAAAATCAAGGTGAAATCTGTTATTTAGAATCAATATTTACTTTCGACGATAATATATTTATATATTTATGTAGATCAGAAATTGTAATAAAATCTTTTTTTTGTAGGATATATTTTCCCATCGAAAAAAAGAATGATGTACAGTTCTTTTTGTTAAACCTAAAAAAAATGAAAAAAAATGGAAATTAGTAGTGTAGATTTACAACAAAAAATCAATAAAGGTGAAAAAGTTATTGTTGAATTTTGGGCCGAGTGGTGTGGACCTTGTCGTATGATGAAACCAATATTTGAAAAAGTATCGAAAGAAAACACATCAAATGTACAAATGTATACACTTAACATCGATCACAACCGTGAAATTGCGGTAACTTTAGGGATCAGAAGTATACCCACCGTTAAAGTTTTCAATTCTGGACAAATTGTTGAAACAAAAGTTGGATTATTGAATGAGGGTCAAATAAACGAAATGGTTAAAGAATTAATTAATGGATAAGTTAGTTGTAATTTTTTCGATGAAATCTTGTCCTTTTTGTCACATGATGAAAGAAATGTTGGATAAAGAAAATATTCCTTATGTTGATAGAGATATTCATGAACATGAAGACGAGTATCAAATGTTTGTGGACGCTACTGGTAATGAATTTGTACCTTCATTTATGTTGATTGAGGATTATGAGAGTGAAAATTCTAATACTCATCTTTTTGCTCCAGAAAGAGATTTCAATGAAATCCAGGATGGAGTACAAATCATTAAGGATTTCCTCAACTATTAAAAAATAATAATATCCACAAGACGATCCTGAACTAAATAAGGTTTGTTTACGTCCGGACTTATAATGTCCTCAAGTATATTGTAATTTTCTAATTTTTCTCTAAATACTTTTAGGTCAAAATCAAACACATCCAATATTAAATTTTCTATGGTGTCGGTTTCATACATTGATTTTGTTTGAATCTCCAATCCAAGGTCTTCTTCTTTATTTTTAAGTTCGATTTTCATTTGATTTGAATTTATGGTGGAAGATATTTGATTAAAAATATACAAATAATAGTAATAAATTAATCGTCCAGTGTCATAACTAAATCCATGAGGAAAAGAGGATTTAAATGAAAGATCAAAACCATCTGAACAAAATTCTTGATAAATTGGTTTTTCTATTTGTACTTGGAAAAAATTATTTACTTCTATTTTCTGATCATAACTTAGTAAATCAACTACATTAAAAGTTTTTTCAAAATAAGAATCTAAATATTCTGAAAAAATTTCACAAAATTCATCTCTAACTGATCCCATGTCTAATTTAACTGTTGAGTTTGTCACACCATTTATTAAGAAAAAAGAATTAAAGTCGATTACCTCAATTTTGGATAAATAATCAATTCCAATTTTGGTTAATATAAAATCGGCAAATAGATTTACAACATAATAACGAGAAGTTTTTTCAAATTTTTTCATATCTTTTTTTATAATTGATATGATTTTTTTTTGAATAGATAAATAGTAAATTAAATATATGAGTCAAATAAATCATTCATCACTATTGAAATATCTTTTGAATCTGGTTCTTCAGGGTCAAAGTCAATTTCTGGAAGACAACCGTAGGATATTAAATTCAATATTATGTTTTCGAACATACTGTCGTTATAGATTGATTCTCTATAATCCGACATACAGTTAAAATAATTTTCTAGAATAGAATAAAAATCTTTAATTTTGAGGTATTCATCACCTTGATAATGATATATCTTCGGATAAAAAACATTTCTCAAAGAATATAAAATTAATTTTTCACCTTTATGTTTTCTAGCAAGTCTATAGGACTCGTTATATAAATTGTAAAGGGTTGATTCTACTTCCACAAAATCGTCCGTAAAAAGAACTGCAGTAAAAATACTTTCATTTCTGAGTATTTCGTCAATGTTATCTAAAATACTAAATGTTTTTTCATCTTGAGTAAGGTAATTCTCAATTTCTCCGGTGTTAATCACAAAATCATCTAACTCTAGATTTACGTCTGACCAGTATTCTAAAATAAAATTTTTGAAATAATTTTTGTTTTCCTGATTCAAATTTTTATAAACATCATAAAAGAAGTTTATTGAACCCTCATCCAAAAATTCTTCAGTTTCATACAAACTTTTAATAAAATCATATTCTGGTTGATGAGGAAAAAATTCAATCAATTTTTTAAGATCACCACCAAAAATATTGAAATAAGCATCATCTCCAATAACTAATACACCGTAAACATGTTCCTCAAAATAATTAATCCCCGCTTGTTCTAAAATTCTTAAACAGTAATTATTAAATTTGTACTCTTCATAATCACTTAAAGAAAACCACAAAGGGTATAACCCAATTTTGGAAAGTTTCCCCTTAGACTCAACAAAATTAAAAAAGTTATCAACATTTTTAAAAATTAAATAAAGTTTGTCATATTCAGTGGCATTAAATTCTTCAATAAGTGTGTCAATATTCATTATTTAATAAATATAATCATCGAAATATTCGTTAATATTCTTTCCTGTTCTGTCCCAGTCGGGATATTCAGGAACTCTAAAATCAATACACTCAATATCATCCTGATATATCATTTCTTTCATTAATTCGGTTAAACTACCAAAATAATCCAAAAAAGAATCATTGTAAGTACCACCTTTATTATTTTCTAAAAATGTTTCAATTATGGTTTGAAAATCCCTAATTTTAATGTAACTGTCGTATCTTGTTATTTTAGAGCCGTCAGTTCTAGTAACCTCTCTTGGAACATCATCAATTCTACCTTCAAAGTATTCGTCTAAACCATCATAGACAAGATCATACACCTCATCCTCATAAGCACTATTTTCTGCTGACCAATATAAACTTTTTAAATTAGAACCTAACTCATCCAAATCATTTTTACATAATTCATTAAAAGCGTCTTCATCACTAACTAAACCATTCAAGTCTTCGGATCTTATTCTAAAATAACCATCAGTTCCTTGTTCTTCAGAAAGTTCAGAAAAAAAGTCAGAGTCATAATCCTCTGAAGATAATTCTACATCTCCGATTTCTTTGAAAATAATATCTTTAAGTGCTGTAATGTTTGAGTCATCTAATTCATCAACAACTTGATGTGGATGAACACTGTCATCGAAATACCAATCATGACCTAAACCATCTTCACTTAAAACTTTTTCAGCAACGTATCTAGCCCCACCATTTCGATCCTCACAAAAAAGAATTTTTAATTCTTCTCTATCTCTTAAATGAAGATAAAAACCGTCAGGTCTATTATCTACATCAGTAATAAGATTATTTGTAATATACTCCATAGCCCATTCGTAGTTATGACTCAATTCATATAATAAAAAATGGTTTTTAAATTCTTCTGGAACATCATCATACTGTGATTCTTCTATTAAATTATTATCAATCAAGAATTCCCAAATGTCATCGTCAAAACTTTCACTAGGAATCCCATTTAATTCTATTAAATGAAATAAATTTTTTGAAACAACAAATCTAAAAAATTCTTTTACAGATCCGAAAATGGGTTTAATATAAGTCTCATATTCCCCATCATTGAAATATTCAATTAATTGCTCTATATTCATTATTAATAAATACAAAAAAAGGGTGAAAAATTCACCCTTTAGTTAAGACTTTCTTTAACATCAATTATTTTTTGTAGTATTTTTCAACAACCTTCTTAACATTTTCCTGAACCGAAGTATTTTGTACAACTGGTTGAGGTTGTTGTTGTTGAGGTTGTTGCGTGCTTGCTACATTATTTGTTGATGCTCCGTTTTTGTTTTTACATCCGCAACCCATGATAATTTTTTTTATTAGTTTATTTACCATAAATATCGCATTGAAAATATAATTGTAAAGAAAAAAGTATTTATATAAAAAAATTTGATGTTTTATAATTTTAAAAAAATACTTAAAGAAGAAAAAGAAGAAGTTATACTCAGCCCTGAACAGTATCTTACAATTCTAAGTTCAATGAACTATCGAAGTGATTTTGTCCAAAACTTAGCACCTTTCAAAAATAAAAAAATTATAATCAGCGGCAGTTTACGAATTCAATCACTTCCAGTAAAAAAACTAAATGATCTTCACATAGAAGGTTCACTTATGGCAACTGATAGTGAATTAGAAAACATTGATGGAACCGAAATAGATGGTGGTTTTTATTACTCAAATACACCATATCAAAAAAAAATGCTTGAAAAAAGAGCACAAGAAGAACAAGAAACATCATCGATTAATAGGTTAAATAATACTTTGTTAATAGATGATTTTTACGAAACAAATGAGTTAAATGGATTGACGGCAATTTACAACTATTTTCTTTCATCAGGAAAGTTTAAGGAATATTCGGATGATCAAAAGTTGAGAATAAAAGAAATCAGAAAAATTTTTAAAAATCAGATAGACCCATCCGCTGAACTTATACGTGAACTATCTCAAGAATTAAAAGAAATATCGTTATCAGTTGGGGGGGACATTTATGACTTTATGATTGTGTCCGGAATTTATTCAATTCTTACGGTGAAGTGTACAAACAAAAATTTTTACGGAGAAGAATATAAAGTTGGGACCGATGATGAATTTCATGATGAACTTAAAGAGTATTGGGAAGGTTACCTAAGAGATAATTTGATGTCATTAGATGAATCATTAATTTTACGTTATTTAGATGTGGATTCTATTAAACAAAATTTAAGAGATCAAATTGAAGATGAAATAAGAGAATACCCAGGGGAATGGGAATTGAAATATGAACTCGACCCATATCAACTTCAAAGGATCGATGAATTAAATGATGAAATATTTTTTCTTGAAATCGAGGAATCATTAATTACAAAAGGTGCTAAACCAGAATTAAAACTTTTAGAAAATTTTGGCAAAAAAGGTTTAGAATATATTGACGGAAATAACATAAAATTCAAAGTTGTTTTTGACCCATTCTTCAAAATTTATATTAATAATTCAGAAGTTGATAAAATTCCTGCTCCGGATCTAAAAGACATAGAATATTATGAAGATGACGACAGAAGTAAAAGACTTAATCTAATTGGATATCATATTGATAAATTAAATTCTGAAATTCAAGAAATAGAACTTAATCCGGAAGGTCCAATCGATGAATCGGATTTGTCTGATATAGTTGACCAGGAATTAGACAAAATTGATGACAACCCCATCCAAACTTTAAAAGATCGAGACCTTTGGGGTTATTCTGATTTGTCATATTTTTTAGAATTTGATGATATGGCAAGAGATTATGCCGCAGATAAAGACTATCATGTTCTTTCTTTGGATAATTATTATTTTGAATATAATGTCGACGGAGAGACATATATTGTAATAAGAGTTTCTGATTAAAATGCTTTAAAATATAAATTATTTTAGTTATATTTTAGGAAGTGATGTCAAAACAAGGAAAAATCGATTTTTTATTACCTACAGATTGGATGTTTGAAAAACCAATAGATTCTGAACACAAAGAATATAAATTACTTTCTTACTTTCAAAAAATGGGGGAGAAATTGGATAATCTTGAACTTTATCCTGGATTTATAGAACTATCATTACATCTAATTAATATTCAAACATTATATAAACAAAGAAAAATTATTTATACCGATAAAAAATTCACATCAATAGATGACGAACTTCTTTTAAAGGATTTGAAAATTAAGAATTTACCAGATCTTACACCAGTTGAATTTTCCGAACTTAACAAAATTTTACAATATTCCTCACCAATGATCACAGAATATTTCGAAATTGCAAAATCTATTTGGAGTGCTATTTTTGACTCAGTGGATGTTAAATTGAAAAAAAATAAAAAATTTATCAGATCCAACGACGGATTCTTTTTTTATAGGAATTTAGAAACAAACATGATTTACATCTGGAAATATAACATTAAAAAAGTAAGCAAAACATCAACCGAAACCAAAACCACAACAAAATTATTGTTCAAGGACCTTACTAACGATTTGACCATACCAAAAATTTTTCTTAATATTTTTGAAAAAAACCCAAAATTAAAAAAAGATTCACCAATTTTTGAAATGAAATCTAAAGGAGTTTTACCAATTGAGGAAACTTTGTTACCAATATTCAAAAGAAAGGTGATGTCTTACATTTTACAGACCATCCTTTTTGAAAAACAAAAAGAAGATAATTTAAATATATCAATTGATTAAAATACAAAAAATGAAAAATAAAAAAATTATTGAAGTGAATTTGGGTGTTGGGGCTGATCAACTATTTCCAGAAATTATTAAAATTTTGATTGAAGATGATTCTGTAAATGAAGAAAAAAAAACGGTTAAAAAAAGTAAAAAAACCAAAGAAGAAAAATTAAAATAGTAGAATGTTTGAAGAAAAAGAGATGGTCAATCACCCTGATCACTATCAATCTGGTAAAAATAATGAATACGAGGCAATCAAAGTTATTGATGCTTGGGATTTAGGATTTAGTTTAGGAAACACAGTAAAATATATATCACGTGCAGGAAAAAAAGGAAAAGACAAAGAACTTGAAGACCTCAGAAAGGCATTATGGTACCTCCAACACCACATCGAAACAATTGAAGAAAAAAACCGGAATCAATAAAGAGATAACTATCTGGGATGCTTTAACAACACCCAAAGAGTTGATGAGAGAAACTCTTATAAATTTCTCCTGGGGATTTCTAGGGAATTCAATTGTCGTGTTCGCTTCGAAAGAAATGGACTTACTGGTACTATTTAATTTTATACTATACTACATTTTCATTTCTTACATTGTGAATAGACAAAAATATGAGACCCTACTTGGAAAATTTATAGTTTTACCAGGATCAGCAGCCGCAGGAGCATTTGCCGGTTACAAATTGGCTCAACTTATATCAACTTTCGGTTGATTATTCTTCAATCAAGACAGAATCACCAACTCTAATGTCGTATTTTAAACAGTCACCACCAGGTATTTCTAAAACAATATCCCCGGTACCAGGATAATTTATACATTCACTTGGATTTTCTTCTCGACATGGAGGACAATTTGAGTAAATTTTTGAAATAACATGTCTATTACTTGAATTAGATGAATGGCTAATATAGATTATGTCCAATGGTATCACACAATTATACATCCAAAAACTGTGATTACCATAACCCATCATAAACATCATACCATCAAAAGTTGAATCGAATTTCTTGAGTTGCATACCTTCTTTAATGTCCTTGTCTGTCATCATGCATTTGACATTGTAAGAATTATTATTTATTATTACTTCCATACTTATAAATATAAAAAAATAATATTAAATGAAAAGATACTCAGGGATTATTGTTAGAAATGAAGACAAATATCTACTATGTAAAAGAAATTACGAGGGTAATCTTCCTGGAGTCTGGTCCGTACCTGGTGGTCACATGGAAGATAACGAAACTCCAGAAGAGTGTGCTAGAAGAGAATTTTTCGAAGAGACCAATTACAAAATTGATGGTAGATTGAATTTGGTTGGTTTTATTGAACACACAAATAATGAAGATGAAATGAAAGGTCTGATGTATGTTTACTTTTATGATTCTGATGATGAAATTAATCCGGATCTTAGAAATGCGAAAGATGGTGATGAACATTTGGTTTGTAATTATTTTTCATTTGATGATTTACCACTTGAAAAAAATGACCAACTCTACAAAATTATAAAAAAATTAAATTAAATTTTGTGAATCAAAGAATTATTTATACCTTTGTTCTTAATTACAAACAAACTGATAATTTTATTTATGAAAAAAGAATGTTTTAAAATCAGGATCATCAATCAACAAATGGGAGAATTACTTAACGATTCATTTGTTGATAGAGTGCAATTCAAGTTGTTTCTGAAGTTAGTAAACGCATCTTTAGAACTACAAAGTGATTTATCTTATTTCAATGGGGAAACTTTTTTGATCCATATCCCGTATATTATATTAAAAGATTCTGTTGTTTTAACATCTACGGAGATGATATCAACCAAAGATCAAGTAAGAAGTAAAATAGAAGCATTTGTAACAATTGAAAACAATGAAAAATAGTTTAATCTTAATTTTAATTGGTTTTATTTTATTTGCTTGTCAAAAAAATAATCCCCAACCAACACCTCCACCTTACGGTTACCCAATCGATTACAACGATTCAACGGTAGTTGGAGATGGACCATCAATTTCAAATCAAACCTGGATTCTAAGAAAGTACAGGGTTGGTGAATTTGGAACCCTAATTGATGTTAACGATACCATTCATTTTATAAATCACAACACCTATGACTATTTAGGGTACACAAATTCATATCATCTTTATCCCACTATGTCAACTTTGAATTTGAGTATATATTCTTTTTTATGGGGAGATATCTCTGGCACAGTTACAGAATCTATGATCAATTATGGAAATATACCTGGAGTGCCTTTTCATTGTATTACTCCTGGAAATACAAATTTTACTAACTATTATTTGTGGATTGAAAAAATATAATTATGGGTACTAATTTTTACAGAATCCCTTCGGTGAAGGATATGGAGGTTAAAAAAAATTTATTATTAACTAGAATACGTCAAATTAATGTAACTGCAGAGTCTATCTTCAAAAGATTTTCGATTGATAAAAACTCTAATACTTTAGAATATGTAACCCCATGGGATGAGTTTATTGATGGTCTTGAAATTCATTTAGGTAAAAGAAGTATGGGTTGGAAGTTTTTATGGAACTTTCACGATAAAAAATATTACACAAATAAAGAAGAACTGTTCGATTTTATCAAATCTGGTCGTATCATTAATGAATATGGTGAAGAAATTGATCCTAATGAATTTATTGAAATGGCACTTGATTGGTGTAAAGATGATGGGTGGGACACTCAAACTTATTATGAAGAGAATCCGTCCAGTAAAGTTTCATGGTTAGATAGTTATAGATATCACGACATTTATATTGATAATCTGAGGATATCATCATCGACAGACTTTAGTTAGTTTCCTTGTTTTATTAAACAAGGTGGTGGAGTCGGACCCAAAGGTCGACCTAAAATCGGGAAAATTTATTTTCCCTTTTTTTTGTTTTATAAAAAAATTTAATTACATTTGTAACCAATTTTTAATTTATGAACACTATCAAAGAAAAAACACTTGAAGTTAATTATGATGATGTATACAAATTTTTTGATACAGTCCACAGATTAATCTGTAATGATATGAAACTTGATTACGATCTTGGTAAAGATCTCTGTCAGGAAGGTTTTTTAAAGGCATTTATTAAAATGGAAACTTTAAAATGCTCAACAACATGTGAAAAAACCAAAGATTTGATAATTTTTACCTGGATCAAAACAATTGTAAAAAATACAATAATAGATTATTTCAGATCACCAAAAAATAATGGAAAAATCGAGTATAATCCTTTGTATCATGACCAGTTTTCCCAAACTGAACTTGATAATGAAGAAGATTTTTTATTCAAAGATAAGTTTACTAAAGACCAGTTAATGATTGCTGTCGAAATGTTGTCATATTCTCAAAAAATTTCATTTGAAAAATTTGTAATCGAGGAAAAATCCCATAAAGAAATTGCTCAAGAGTTAGGAATTTCCGAAGGAACCTCTAAATCTAATTTTTTTAAAGCCAAAAACAATATTATTAAGAATTTGAAAAGGGTCATATGAAAGTAATATTTTTAGATCATGATGGGGTCATATGTCTCTCAAACAATTGGGGTGGACGAACAAAGAAATGGGCGAAATACCGAAGTGCAAATCCTGACAGTAGTAATGAGAAAAAAGACGCTCCTGTATCTGTAAGATTTGATGACTTTGATAAAAAAGCGATTAAGATCCTTAATGAAATTATTGAACAAACGGGATGTGAGATTGTGGTAAGTTCTGATTGGAGACTTCACGCGACCTTAGAGGAACTTGGTGACTACTACATCAGTCAAGGTATTATTAAACGACCCGTTGCCGTCACTGATATATTCCAAGACATTTTTCCAAAAGAATGGAATGCATTTAGATTTCGTGCCGATTTAGAATTAGAAAGAAGTATGGAAATTAATCATTGGTTAGAAAATCATCCTGAGGTGACTCATTGGGTTGCTGTTGACGATTTGAATATGAGTTCTGAGTTTTTATCAAAATACTTTTCAGATGGTGAATCAGATAAAAATCCTGGTCTATCTAATTTTGTTCTAACGCCAAAATCAAGTGAAGGAATCAAACAATGTGGTATTAAAGAAAAAATAATTAAATATTTGAAAAATGAGTGACGAGTTCAAAAATCTTAAAGTCGGAGACAGAGTAAAAACTAAATTATCTGGAATGGCAACCGTAATAGAAGTTGGTTGTTATAGTGGATATATGGTAAAATTAATGTGCGACAATCCAAGGTGGTGTTGTCCGTATTTTTATGAAAAAGAATTAGAATTAATATGAATACAAAAGAAATAGGTAAAACTTTACTTTTATTGTATTTACTTTATAATATATAAATGGGAAAACTAGTTATATTATTATCATTTTTATTTTTTAGTCTTACCGGATCTAAAAAAATATACACAGGAACCGCATCTTATTACGGTAAAAACTACACAGGTAGATTAACGGCATCTGGAGAAAGATTTCATAAAGACAGTCTAACCGCAGCACACAAGACATTTAAATTTGGAACCATTGTTAAAGTTACAAACCTTATTAATGATTCCGTTAGATTTGTAAAAATTAACGACAGACTACCAAAGTCATCTAACTTTATTATTGATTTATCTTATGGTACTGCAAAACAACTTAACTTTATTAGTAGAGGAATTATTCCTGTAACTCTTGAGATTGTAGACACCGTACCAATCAAAAAATAATTTGTTTTATTAAAAAACATTTCTTAACTTTGTAGGGTGAAAAAACCTTGCAAAGAATGTCCCCATCTTATTCGTAATCGTCATAACGATATGATTGTGGAGTTCGGTAAAAGAACCGGAAAGAAACACAACTGTCATATGACGGAAGGAAAAAAAGATTTGTGGAATGTAACTGATAAAAAATTGGAGTGTTATGGAAGTAGAAATGACAAGAGATAAAAACGGAAGGGACATCAAAGTAGGTGACTATGTTAAGGTGGTTAATAGAATTACAGGATTGGTGGAAGATTATGGTATGATTACCAAAATTGAAGGTAATTATATTCATCTTGGTAATGGTAAGAATATTGACGGAATGGTAATTAGTGATGTTTATTTTAGAGACGAAGTAATTAAATCATGAAGGGAGAAGTAAAAACTAAATTTGGAACATATACAATGGAAACAAGAAACAGTACAAAAATAAGTACAGATAAACTCGGAGTGTTTATTGAAAGATTAAAAAAAATTGGAATTGATGTGAAACTATCAGGAAACTTTCCTTGGGTTTATATCGACGAAATCTGTGGTATAAGAGTAACTGAAAGGTTTGCAGCAAATCACGGGTTTACTGTGATGTTTCTTCCAGGAAGAAATGACTCACCACCATCTGACTTTACAGATATTGCAGAGATATTCAAGTTAATTAGAAAATACACAAACAAAATAAAATGAAAAAAATATATTTAGATGACGTTAGAACACCGGTTGATAATGATTGGATTGTAGTTCGATCTTACGACGAGTTTGTTGAAAAAATAAATGAGATCGGTTTAGAAAATATTGAACTTATCTCTTTGGATCACGACTTGGGTGCTAGTGCAATTGATGAATGGAAAAAAAATGTTTATACAAATTACACAATCAACTACGATAACATCACCGAAAAGACCGGTATGGATTGTGTTAAGTGGTTGGTTAATGAGTGGATGAATGGAAAACGTGTTGTTGATGTTGTGGTTCATTCACACAACGCAATTGGAAGTGGGAATATGATGGGTTATATTAATAACTACCGACACATCAATCGTTTGAAACAAAATTGTGTTAGACTTGAGTGGGATTATACAATAGAAAAAATATAAAAAATGGATTTAACTAAACTAACAATGGACGAACTTATTTCTTTAAGAAATAAAATTGAAGGACTTATTTATTCATATGAAGATGGATATTTGTATATCTGTTCTGTCCGTCAGTTTGGTAGTGTTTGGGAAGAAAGACCATCCAGTTTATATTCATTAAAAGAACTTTGTGATTCTTATTACGGCGACAATGGAATTGTTGATGTTTATACAAATAACCCAAATTTAGAATTTCCTGAAATGGAGTTCTACAATTATGGTGATGTTATGTATATCAAATCAGAAGATGATTATAGGGAGTGGATTAAACACACTAAGACTAAAAATCTTATTGAAGATGTAACACAACGACTTGATGAGTGGGACAAAAGTAAAAATTTACCATTTAAGTATCGTCCTTCTTTCGCTCCACATTGGACAAGAGAAGATGTTAGTGAATGGATTCAGGAGTTTGAAAATACCAAGTGGGATTTTGTTGAACCAAGGTCAATGAAGAAAGAATATTCTGAAGAAGATAATGACGAACATAAAAAATAATAAAAATGAAAAAATTTAGATTACCAAGAAAGACAAAAAAGAAATTGAAAAAAGATTTTTTTACTTATCCAAAAAGTGAAAAAGACACATACTTAGTTGCTTGGCCATATAAATATGAAGAAGATTATATTGCATATAAAAAAGGATTGTTAAGAGGTTTAAAAGAAGAATTGAGGAAGAGTTATAAAAAAAATAATAAAAATTAAAATTTATGGGATTAAAAAAAGTCAAATTAGAAAATAAAAATTTGGATTTGTCGCTTATCGACATGTTACAATATTATGATATTAGTAAGACAAAAAAATACACCCAGTTTTTGGTTAAAATGTTTAAAGAACTAATTCAGAATGATCTTCACCTGACACAACAATACAGGAAAAATGGTTTAGACAATGATGAAAAAATGGATACATTAGTTGATAGAAATTCTTTTGAGGGATTTCTCACACATAAACTTGTCGTTGAAAATTTTATTGGATATCAAAAAATTAAATTGTATATGACTTTCTGTGAATTAATGGAAAGAGGGCTTGTAGAAATCAAAGACATCTCAACTTACGACTCCTGGGAAATGGTTGAAAATCAAGTATATTTGGCACTCAACAAAGACAACTTAAAAAAAGCAAAGAAAGAAATAAAAATTATTTATGAAGATTCATGTTATTTGGTTTTCAAACCATTGACTTATTTAGCATCTTGTACTTACGGATATCAAACTAAATGGTGCACATCTATGATTAATTCTCCAGACTATTTTTATGACCATTCTTCAAAAGGAGTTTTAATCTATGTTATAAATAAAAATACAAATGAAAAATATGGGTTTTTTTATGAGATCATGGGACTTCTTGATGTTTTTGATGTAAATAAACATCGATATCTTTTTAAAGTTTTTGATAATGAAGATAGACAAGTCGACACATTTCAGACAAATATTCCTCATAATATTTTGTCCTTAATTTATACTGACATCCAAAATAGTCCAGAAAATTGGAAATTTTTTTCAAAGGTAGAGTTAAAACAAATGGCTAAGCATGTTAGTATACCCTCTGTTGATCAACCAGTAACAATTCCTTTAAATATTCAATTTGAAGAACCAGGATCAACACCTTTATTCTAAAACAGAATTCAAAAACTAAATCATTTTTTAAGTTAATTCAGATGGATAAAAAAGAACTTTACGTAAGATTTGCAAATGAAAGTACTTATTATACGAAGATTAAACTGGATTTGAAAAAAGTTAAAAATATTAGAATCTTTAAAGATGAGGTTTTTTTTACAATTGACAATATTACAGTTGCTACCAGTAGAGATGACTGGGATAAATTAAAATAAAAAAATATGAAAAAATTAATTTTAATAATTTTTGTGTTGGTGTTATCTTCATGTAAAACCACAAAAAAAACTAATTGTGATGCTTACGGATCTTTGCCAAATTCAAAAATAGACACTACAAATTTCGAAATTATAAATAATTTTAAGTTGAATTAATCCTTCTTTTTTAATTATTTTATCATATTTTTAAATAAAATACTTTATGAAAGAAAGAGTAAAATTAATAATCCTTGATGAAAAACCTTATGTGGTTTCAGGTGATGAAATTAAACTTGGCGATGAAGTCATTATTACAGTTAATGGACAATACCCATCTAAAGTTTCTTGTGAAAATCAACCGGTCCTGGATTTAATTAAAAACAATCAATTGAAACAAAACAGGGCATTTAAAATTTTTCTACATCCAGAACAAGTCACCTTCAACAACGAAGAGTTAGAAAAAATTTTAGAAAACGATGGTATTTTCGAAATAGAAATCGAAAATAACCAGATAAAATATTACATCTGATTCTTCATCTATGAATAAATCTAAAGTCAAAGTTTTAACCCCAAACGGAATTGGAGAAATTCAAGAAATGTACACCAATGATAAAAATGAGTTAATTATTGAATTTTTGTTCAAAGATCTAATTACGATCACTTATAATCTTGGTAAGTTTGACACTCATGAAAATATTCTTACCAAAAAAATTAATAAATTGGAAAATAAAAATTAATGGATTCATTAGATCTGCATGGTACTCGTCACTTGGATGTCTCAAACAAAATTGATCAATTTTTGTGGGAGTCTATGAAAAAAAATAAAAAAGAAGTTCATATTATTACAGGACATAGTCAAATAATGAAAAATCTAGTAAAAAATACACTTCACGATTATAATATGAATTATGAAGTTGATTCTATCAATCCAGGTATCTTATTAGTAAAACTCTAAACTATGAAAAAAAAACAATCACAAATAGATGTTCCAGAACCTGAAAAACAAGTAATTGAAACTCCCCATGAAAATTATGAAATAGTTGCTGAAGGATTTTCATTAACATTTTCACAATCCACAAATTTATGTGAGAGACAAAGTTTAATGAATGTTTTAAAAATCTCGACCGACACATGTCATACAGGACCAAAATTCTGGATTCAAACAGAAAAATGGGACTTTGATGATATTGAAGAATTGATTGAAATTTTAAAAGTTTTTGATAGAAAATATAAACTAATGTTTGGGGACCAAAACTAATTAATTTTTATGAGAATTGGAATTACTTGCTCTTGTTTTGATTTATTACATGCTGGACATATTTTAATGCTCCAGGAATGTAAGGAGGTTTGTGATTTTTTATACGTTGCGTTTCAAACTGACCCTACATCTGATAGACCAGAAAAAAATAAACCGGTACAATCTGTTTTAGAAAGGTTCATACAACTTAAAGGATGTAAGTTTGTGGATGAAATAATTCCATATGAAAATGAAAAAGATTTGGAAAATATTTTTAAATCATTTAATTTTGACGTGAGAATCATCGGTGAAGATTATAAGAACAAAGATTTCACGGGAAGACAAATTTGTTTAGAACGAGGTATAGAGATCTACTATAATAAAAGATCCCACGATTTCTCAACTTCAAACCTTAGAAAAAAAATTGAAAATGGAAAAAAGAATTAAGAGTTTCAGTAATATCCAAGACTGGATTGAAAAAGTAATCGAGTCATGTCAAACATTTGAACACACCCAAACTACCAAAAATTTAATTTACAATTTCCAAAAACAAATTATGGAAAAAATCAATGATCATAACTCAATGATTAGTATTACACAACCTTTATTGTTAAAATTGGAAAAAAAAGAAGAACTAATTTATTTTTCAAACTTAAATTAGTTTTTTACGAAAAAAATTTGATTAATCTAAATATATGTTTTACATTTGTAAAAAAAAGTTAGTCAGGAGTGTAAAGAGACATGGTGTTGAATCCATCTGTTATAGATGGTTGCTCATTGTAGGTTCGAATCCTATCCTGACTTCAACTAAGGAAGCAATATGAGAGTCCTGAATTGTACACAAAATATCCGTATTGACATCTCGGAAAGACGAGAAAATAGTCAGGTGGCGTTATTGGAGTACGCATCGTAAATGAGGATTACAGGTTCGAATCCTGTCCTGACTGCTAAATTAACTTGGTCCCGTGGTTGAATGGTTACAATTCCACCCTGTCACGGTGCGAGATACGGGTTCGAATCCCGTCGGGACCGCAAAACTTATTAAAATTAAAAAATATGAAAACTTTTGAAGATTTAGAATTTGAACAATTAAATGACGAACCATTTATGGTTGGTAAAAAAGGTCGTATGCAATTTGACAACGGCTTTGGTGTATCTGTTGTATCACACACTCATTCATACGGAGGTCGTGATGGACTTTATGAAGTGGCCGTTTTAGATAAAGATGGTCTTTTGACTTATGAGACTCCTGTGACAAGTGACGTAATTGGTTACTTGAGTGAAGAAGATGTAACTGATGTCATGAAAAAAGTTCAAGAACTTTAAAAATAAATTTTATGTACGGGATTTGTTTACAATGTAATAATAAATTTTCCTACTTACCCAGTCAATCCCATGGTAAGTTTTGTTCAAACCGATGTCAAGGAGACCACCATCTCGATAAAAGATTTCAAACAGGGACCACCTGGAATAATGCAATGTCAAAGTATGTTAAACGAATCAGAGGCAACACTTGCGAAAGTTGTGGAATAAGTGATTGGAATAAAAAACCTTTAACATTTCAGGTTGACCATGTTGACGGAAATCGAAAAAACAATAATTTTTATAATTTAAAAGTCTTGTGTCCGAATTGTCATTCACAGACAGAAACATTTGGTCATAAAAACGTGACCAAAGAGGGTAAAAATAAATTTATAGAGTTAATCAATAAAAATAGAAAACCAAAAAAAATAAAACTCTGATGGATTACACAAATTACAAAATATTAAAATATTATTATTCACATGGAGTTGCTGAAATGTCGGAACTTCTATGGGATAAAATGACCCCAGAAGAATCAAAATGGGCCATAGTATTAACGATGACTGGAATAAATGATACCGGAGGAGATGATAATAGATCCTGGGATATTTTTTTTCTTGAAGATAAACTAAAAGAAAAAATTGAAAGTGTATTAAATAAGTATAATATTAAATTTACTATTAAAGACATAACCGACCAGTTACTATCGAATAATAATGAAATTACGGAAAATTTGATAAGTAAGTTAAACAAACATCTTACTGAGAATTTAACCGTTAATTCTGTTTTGGATAAAATCATAGACCAGGGAATTAAAAGTCTCTCAGTGTTTGAAAAGTATTATTTAGAAAACAAAACCGAAGAATAATTTTATGGGAATCTTTGATAAAGATTATTTATTGATCAAATCACAAACTACGGGATTTTCTTCCCCAGCAGAAACATATGTTGATAAAAGATTGGACTTAAATGAATTGATAGTGGATGATTCATATTCCACATTCTATTTCAGATATTCTGGACCAAACATTGAAGATATCAAACCCGGTGATACTTTAGTTATCGATAGAAATAAAAAATTAAAAACAGGTGACTTGATTATTATTGTTGAAGATGGGGTTTTTAAAATAAAACGTTATGAGGATCAAATTAATATATGGGGGAAAATAACATGGATCTTAAAAAAAGTGTAAAAGTAATTGGTATTGTGGATTGCAATAATTTTTATTGCTCATGTGAAAGATTGTTTAATCCAGAATCGGTCGGTAAACCAACAGTTGTTTTATCAAATAATGATGGGGCAATAATTGCCCGATCACAAGAAGCAAAAGATTTAGGAATTAAAATGGGGGAACCATTTTTTAAATCTAAAGAATTCATGGAAGAACACAAATTCTGTGTTTATTCTTCAAACTATAACCTTTATGGGGATCTTTCTGACCGGGTAATGAAAGTTATTTCTGAGTTTGTTACCAATATTGAAGTGTATTCAATTGATGAAGCATTCATAGACCTATCTCATATACCTTCTAAAAAATTGAATCAAACCTTAATAAAAATCAAGGATGAGGTTCTAAGACGGGTTGGAATACCAGTGTCTATTGGTGTTGGACCAAATAAAACATTGGCAAAATTGACCTCATACATGGCAAAAAAACAACCAAACTATGATGGAATATGTTCTTACTGGAGTTTGAAAAATTTTAAATCAATTTCATACAAAATTGATATTAACGAAGTTTGGGGTGTTGGAAGAAAATGGACAAAAAAATTGAAAAATCTTGGTATTGAAAGTATTGGTCAATTCATAGACACTAATGAAAACTTAGTAAAAAAGTTGATGAATATTAATGGTGTGAGAACTAAATTAGAATTACAAGAATTTTATTGTTTTCAGATCCAAGAAAAAACTAAGTTGAAAAAAAATATTGCATCCACCAGATCATTTGGAAAAGATGTTGATGATTTTAGTCAGTTGTCTGAGGCTATGTTTAGTTATATAGAAACGGGGACTAAAAAATTAAAACAAAATAAAGTATTAAGTAAAAAAGTCACAATTTTTGTTAGTGGTAATTACCATAAGGGAAACAAGTACCATTATTCAAAAACAATTTCTTTAAATACACCAACTCGAGATAATCAATTAATCTGGTCGCAAATATATAAATCATTTAAAGAGTTGTGTGAACAAAACAAACAATATAAAAAGTGTGGAATAATCTTTAATGATTTAACTCCAGACAATGTCATACAAAAGTCTTTATTTGATGAAGTTTTTGAAACTCAATCAGTACCAAACAATCCAGTTAAAAATTGGCACATGAGACAAGAGTTTCTTACACAAAAATATACCACATCCTGGGACGATTTACCTGAAGTTTTTTCTTAATAGTCTAGTCAATATTGAGGATCTTCCAGTTCCCTTTTTTATCCTCGACTAAACAAGTTGAGTTTTCACAAAAATCACCAGAATTCATGTAATCAATTTCTAATTTCGGTTGGTGAATATGTCCGCAAACTGCGACATCAAATCCTTTTTCCTTGGTTAATCCTTTGGCACCAGACTCAAAATCAGAAACAAAATTTATTGCACCCTTAACTGATTGTTTAATATCATTTGCTAGAGAATGATAGTTCAAGTTCAATAACTTTCTAATCTTATTATAAAGAGTATTCAAACGAATGACAAAATCATAAGACCATCCACCAATTACTGCCAACCATCGGGCTTTCATTATAACAAAATCCAAAACATCTCCATGAAAACAATAATAATTTCTACAATCAATCCCAACGTGATTATACATTCTTACAATTTCAATATTGTTTAATTTAAAAGGTATAAAATCTTTTAAAAAATCATCATGATTTCCCCGAATATAAATTACTTGTGTTTTGTTTTCTGAGAGTTTGATAATTTTTCTAATTATTTTAGTGCAATCGTTATTCCATTTTCCACCACTTCTGATTGCCCATCCGTCAATTATATCACCGTTTAAAATTAACTTCTCAGTTTCATTCTCATTAAAAAATTTCAAAATTTTATCTGTTTGAGATTGTCTGGATCCTAAATGTAAATCACTCATGATCACGGTTTTCCATTTTTTCATTTATCTTTAACTACTTTAAAAAGGGCTTTTTCGATCGAAAATCCGTTGTTTATGAAATATTTCAAACTATCAACATTACAATGGGCATAAATGGTTTTATTAGTTTCATGAATTTTTGAATCCCTATAATTCCAGAGTAATTTATAGATCCCTCTATTTCTATAATCTTCCAAAACATAGGCGTGACATAAATAAATTACAGAATCATGTTCTACATAAGAAACAATACCAACTAATTTTTCTTTAATGAAACATCCATAATATGTTGCATATTCATCTAATAAATCAGGTTTGATTTCTTTAAAATTTTCATAAACTTCTTTATAAGGTACTTTTGTTATTTCCATTACCAGTAATTTTTATCTTCAGTGAAATAAGACTTGTTTTTGTGATTGAAAAAAGAACCTAAAAATAATTTGACCATATAGAATACACCTTTGTTCTCAAATCTTCTAGGAGGAGTAAATACAATATTATTTATTCTACCGAACTTTTTTGGTTTAATTTGTTTTGAAAAATGATAATCTTCCGCAACTTTTATGTCGGAATCAAATCCACCAAGAGATTTAAATGTTTCAGACCTAATCATCATAAAGCCACCCAAACAAAAAGGTGTGGACCATTTGGACACCAATTGTAGAAAATCGAACAAACGGTAAATATAATTGTATTTACCGTTATCACTTCTAAACTTTGTGGTTACTAAATCTAATTTTTGTCTATGTATTCTTAAAAATGCTCTTTTAATTATTTTTGGGTCCAATAAAAACACATCGGAGTCAACAAATAAAACATATGGTGTCTCAACAAGTTTGAATCCGTTGTTTCTTGCAACCGCAGGTAATCCACCATCCATCAAATAAAGGTCAAACTTATCTGAGTTAATTTCTAACCTTTCGATTATATCAAATTTAGTTATACCATCATCTGAAGAGTCGCAAACTACAACTTTAACTCCCCAAATATCTGACTGATAATTCAAAAGGTCCAAAGTTTTTTGAATTATACTTTTTTCATTTTTACATGGAATAACAATTGTTAAAAAATTTTTTATTTCCATTTGTTTGTTTTATAGTTTAAATATAGGTATTTTTGTCAAATGATTCAAGAGAAACTCACAAACATTCCCCAGTCAAGCGGTTGTTACCTTTTCAAAAACGAGAAAGGTCAGATCATCTATGTGGGTAAGTCAAAGTTTTTACCTAAACGAGTAAAATCTTACTTTCAAAAAAATCACAAAGATCAAAAGACTATTTTTCTTGTGAATGAAATCCGTGATGTTGAGTTCATGAGTACTAACGATGAGTCTCAAGCACTTTTGTTGGAGGATGAACTTATCAAGTCTTTGAAACCAAAATACAATATCAAAGCAAAAGACGACAGATCTCGTCGTTGGTTTATTACTTTGACCGATGAGGACTTTCCAAGACTTTTGGTTTGTAATCCTTCTAACTTTTCAGGTGAGGTTCTTTTGGAGTCCACAAGTTCCAACTCTTGTTATGAGATCTATGAAATGGTTCATGATATTTTTGATCTTCGTTCTTGTTCTTACAACTTAACTGAAGAAAACATTTCAAACGAAAAGTTCAAAACCTGTTTGGAGTTTCATCTTGGTCGTTGTAATGCTCCTTGTGTTTCAAATATTATGAAGTTCTCCTACAAGAAGATTGTAAGTGAGATGAAAGAATTATTTTCTTTTGAGTTTGACAAGGTTCGTAGTCGTTTGAAAAAATCTATGAAAAACTTTTCTGAATCTATGGAGTTTGAAAAAGCAAATGACTTCAAATCTAAAATCGCTGTGGTTGATTCACTTGAAAAGAAACTTGATCCTTTTCGTGTTAGAAAGTATAATGATGTTGCCCGTCAATTCAAAGAGTCTTTGGGTCTAATCAATGTTCCTACATTAATTGAGGCGTTTGATAATTCCCACACTGCCGGTGATTGTCAGGTATCTGCTCTTGTTCGTTACAAGAATGGTAAAACTGATAAGTCAAACTATCGTAAGTTCAATATCAAAACTGTTGAAGGTCCAGATGATTACGCATCTTTCTATGAGGTTTTGAATCGTCGTTTTACAAGACTTTTAAGTGAAAAACAAGAGTTACCTTCACTTGTTGTCATTGATGGTGGTAAAGGTCAGTTGGGTGTTGCAAAACAAGTATTCGAATCTCTTGGTTTGTTATCTCGTATTGATTTGATTTCTATTTCTAAAAACGACAAACACCAGTCTCAAACAATTCACCTGACTAATGGATCATCAGTTGACATTCCACGAAATGAATTTGGGTATCTACTTGCTGAAATTCAAAACGAAGTTCACCGGTTTGTACTATCATTCCATAGAAATAAAAAATTAAAAAAATTATTCAGTTGAGAAAGTATCTAATAATTTCCTTTTCGGCCTTTTTACTTGAACTGGGATCCACTTTTTATATAAGTTTTGTTTCTGATCAAAATTTATTTGGTATGATGTTTTTTGCATTTATAGGACCCTTTTTAAGTTTACCTTTCGTTGGATTTATGATTGATGCGAAAAACTGGAAACAAAGAATTTTATTGTCATTTTCTTCTGCATGTGGTTACTTAATTGGATCTTTCACATCTTATTTATTTATTAAAATTTTTTGATTATAATTTCAATATGAATGAAAATAAAATACCTTACCTTTCGGACGACGTTAATAAGGGTCCTGATGGTGCGTTTGAAGATAAAAATGTAAAAAATAATTATATCGGTTCGGAAGGATTTTACCACGACGATGAAGAAATTTCAATTTGGGAAAACACTTTAAGAGATGGGCTTGAAGAAATTGAAGTATATGAAACAATTCAAAAAATAAGAAATTACTACAATGGTCATCATAATATTGATGGTCGACCACCATCCAAAAAAAATTTCAACGAGTTTCTTGATTCTTTGGATAAAAATTTGTAATTTTGATATTATGGGAAAAATAATAATAGAATTTGATTCTGTAGAAGAATCACAAGACGCAAGAACCGCACTGGATGGTTACAAATGGAAATTAGCCATGTGGGATTTAGATCAAACGCTAAGATCAACTGTAAAACATGGGCAAAAATTCAATGGAACAGGTGAAGCATCTAGTGAAGAAGTCGAAATTTGTGACAAATTAAGAGAACAAATCAGAACTATTCTGGATGATTATGGTCTCAATATGAATGATTAAAAAGAAATAATATGAAACAGACAGCAGTAGAAACTCTCATTGAAATATATTACGGCAATGAGGGTCAATTAACAATTAAAGATTTAGAACAAGCAAAAGCAATGGAGGAAAAAAACCTAAAAGATTCATTTGTAGCAGGTGCAGGTATGGAACAAGATGTTCAAAAAGAAAAACCAACACCGTTAATTTCATCAGATGTCAATGAAGTGAAAATTGTGGTGTCAAAAGCAACGGAAGAAGAAAGAGATAAATTAATTAAACATATTGTGGGTCTAATAAAAAATGATGAAGAAAAGTTTGATGATGTTGATTTTTTAGAAGAAATTAAAATATACAATTATTTAGACGATTCAATAATTTCTATGAATAAGATTCAGTTAATAAAAGAAAAAAAAGTTACAACAATTTTTAATTTTATGCAAATGAATGAAAATAACTACTTTAAAGAAAACGACCCAAAAAAATTAACTTGTATGCTCTTTAATAATGAAACTTGGCTAATGGATGGAAATAATTTTATAGATATTTCACAAGATGATTTGATTGATATTTTGTAGTACAAAAAAATAAAAATAAATAAGATGAAACAAACAGCAGTAGAGTGGTTGGTTGAGCAGTATAAAAAAGTTGGTGGAATATCAATAAGTATGTCTAAACAAGCCAAAGAAATGGAGAAAGAGCAGATAGTTACAACATGGAACACAGCCCATCAGGCAGGTAGGTTTGAAGGTAAAGGTATTGCTGAAGAAAATTGGCAGACATTTGAATCATATTGGAAAGAAATCTTTAAATCAGAATAAGATGACAGAAAGAGAAATACAATTACTTGGTTTTGAAAAAAACTATATGGATGAAGATGATGATTACTATTACTTTTTGGATATTGCTAGTGGTTTAGGTTTTATATCCTGCACAGGTTTTGAAGGACAAAACAACGGTTGGTATGTTGAGGTCTTCAATACAGAACCATCAATTAGATTTAATAGTTTTGGTGAACTACAGGGATTGATTAATCAACTTTCAAATGCGATAGTGAAATGAGTGATCTTAATAAGACATATCCTAAACCCGGTGAAAAATACCAACATTACAAAGGTGGTCAATATGAAGTTATTTGCATGTGTAATCATACAGAAACTAATGAACCACTTGTAATTTACAAATCACTTTCATTTGGTTCACAATACGCAAGACCATTTTCCGAGTGGAATGATCAAGTCGATACTCAAGACTACGGAGTTGAAGAAACTCCAATTTTTAGATTTAAAAAAATAGAACAATAATGAATTCACTCGATAAACAATACCAAGATTTACTCCAAGACATTTTGGATAATGGAGTAAAAAAAGAAACTAGAAATGGAGGAACCAAATCTATTTTTGGTTATACAATCCGTCATAATATGAGTGAAGGGTTTCCTGTATTAACAACCAAAAAAATGGCGTGGAAGACGATGGTAACCGAACTTCTCTGGTTCCTTCGTGGTGATAGTGATATTAGATTTCTTTGGGAAAACAATTGTACAATTTGGGATGGTGATTGGGAAAAACATTATAAAACAACTTGTTCTAAACCATATACACTTGAAGAAGTTAAACAAAAGGTAAAAGATGGTAACCATAACTTTCACGATTCAATGTTTGATATGGGCCCTATCTATGGTAAGCAATGGAGACAATGGAGTGCAGGTTCTTTAGAAGATAAACATGGTTTTGGTAAAATAGACCAAATCACAAACCTAATCAACGACCTTAAAACAAATCCTGATTCAAGACGACTAATGGTTTCGGCGTGGAATCCTGCGGATTTAGAAGCGTCCGTTCTTCCACCTTGTCATTATGGATTTCAAGTTTATACAAGAGAGTTGAGTTTAGAAGAAAGAAGATCATTAGTCAGTCAAGAAGTGTTTAATAAAATCTATAATGGGGGAGGACCTGACACTTTATCTCATTCTGAAATTAATCAATGGAATATCCCAACCAGAGCAATCTCTTTAATGTATAATTGCAGAAGCCAGGACGTACCATTAGGAACACCATTCAATTTAGCGTCTTATGGATTACTTCTAATTATATTGGCGAAAGAAGTTAATATGGTTCCTGAAGAATTGATTTCAAATATGGGAGATTGTCACATATACCTAAATCAAATTGATGGTGTGAAAGAACAATTAACAAGAGAACCATTTGAGTTACCAACTCTTAATCCGTTCCCAAATTATGAAGGGTCAAGACCATCCATAGAATCTTATGTTATTAGTGATTTTACACTTAAAAATTACCAATCACACCCAAGTATAAAAATACCACTCTCAAATTAAAATTATGAACCAACAAAACGATTGGAATGACCCACAATTATCAGATGGTGATTTCCCACAACAAAACAAAACAAAATTCCAAGTAGGAGACAAGGCAATTAAAGTTAAAGGATATAAGTTTCCTTGCACCATCGTATCAGTATTTCAAACCGTAGAAGGTAATGTTCGAGTAGTAGGTGAGATGGACGAATACGGACTTCTTCACATATTCAACGAAGATCAATTAGAAAAGGTATGAAGTTTATAAAATACCTACTACTATGGATTTCTGGTAATCTTTCCATACCATTTTGGATGGTTGGGCATGTACATCTAACAATGAACGTCTATCAAGATATACAAGAGATTATTGCATCATTCATTATGAATATATTAGTTGGTGTTGGTTTTTATATTAGTTGGATGGATTATAAAAAAGAAAATAAATAAAAAAAAATGAAAGAAAAAGAAATTAAAACAGAAAAAGTAGAAAAGAAAAAAGTTTATCGTAGACCCAAAAGAACTGATAAAGATATTAAAGTAATTGATACAAATGATGAAATTAATGAAATGTTTATGCGTTCCGGAGAAGTTATCCAGAATGTAATAAAAAAACCCAAACAAATTGGTTATTATCGAGTTGGAAGAGGGTTTAATATTTTTTTTGAAAAAAAACCAAATGGTTTGAGAAGATTTTTTACCAAAGTATTATTGGGTTGGGAGTGGATTGATCAAAAATAATGTACTCTTATATTTATCAATAAAAATAAGATGAAAGTATTAAAATTAGGATCAAAAGGTAAAGAGGTAGAAGACCTCCAAAGGTATTTAAAAATTACAGTAGATGGTGATTTTGGACCAAAAACTGAAGAATCGGTTAAAAAATTTCAGAAAGAAAATAAATTAACTGTAGATGGTGTTGTTGGTGAAAAAACCTGGAATGTAATGGGATTTGGTATTACCACAGACCTGTCCGAAACAATAACCACAACCCCAAAATTAATTATTGACCAAAAGTACATGGATAAAGACGAATATCTGAAAGGTCCAACCAAAAAAGAATATTTGTTTTTACATCATACCGCAGGTGGTAATAACCCATACCAAGTTATAACCATGTGGAACAACGACACAAGAGGAAGAGTTGGAACTGAATTTGTATTAGGAGGACAATCAGTTTTTAATGGAAACACAACTTACGATGGAACAATAGTTCAAGCATTTCCTGAAGGTTGTTATGGATGGCATTTGGGTGAAAATGGTTCCCAATATATGCACACAAATTCTGTTGGTATTGAAACTTGTAACTTTGGACCAATCAAAAATGGTTTAACTTACACCGGACAAAAGGCTGATCCTAAACAGGTAGTCGAATTAAAAAAATCATTCAGAGGTTATAAAACTTGGCATCGATATTCTGACAAACAAATTTTAGTATTGAAAGATCTTATTTTATATATTGCAAACAGAGACGGTATTGATATTCGTAAAGGATTAATTTCTGAAATAAAGTCAAAAGGAGTTGATGCTTTTGAATTTAACAGTGATGCATATTATGGTAAAATAAAAGGTATGTGGACACATACCAATACAAGAAAAGACAAGTCTGACATGTTTCCACAGCAAGAACTGATAGACATGTTGCTTAGTTTATAAAAATTTTGTTTTTTATTCCCAGTGACTCTTTGAAATAATATTTTTTTTTCTTAAATTTGTATAAACGATTAACTACGTTTTAATTAAGATATGAAAAAAATATTTGAATTCTTAACATTTTTAGAAAATGAAAGAATAAAAACAATGATTCACTGTGGAAGAGGAAACTATTAAATCAAAAAAACCCGATAACGTTTCTGATAATCCAGGTATTCTTCCATACGGAAGTAATGTTGGGGCACCATCAATTGTTGTTAATGATATACAACATTGGAAAGAACCTAGGGTAATTTCTGTAAATCAACAGTTTGAGGATAAATTTTTGGAACTGAAAAAAGAGTATGAGAAGTTAATCGAAGAATATAGATGGAATGATTTGGTTTATAAAGCAAAGTTTAGTTTCGAACCAGTCATTGGTAAAGTTTATCATTTGTACTATAATAAAAAAGGTATAATATTTCTTTCACTTATTTCACCTAGTGAATGGAAATTAGAACATATTGGATCTTTCAAATATAATCACGACAATAAATGGATAAAAATAAATTAAAATGAAAATCTCAATTATATCTGATACACACAATCACCACAAAAGAATTACAGATGATTTACCGGGTGGGAATTTATTACTTCATGCGGGTGACATAAGTTCCATGGGTTATGAACATGAAATAACAGAATTTGCTAAATGGCTTGACAGGTTAAACAGTTATGATCATAAAGTATTTATTGCTGGTAACCACGACTGGGGATTTCAAAATAACGTAGAGAAAATCAAAGGAATACTTACTGGGTATAAAACCGTTGAGTATATTCAAGATGAATTGATTACCATACAAGATGGTGATGGACCTGAAGTTAAAATTTGGGGAAGCCCTTGGCAACCTGAGTTTTATAATTGGGCGTTTAACTTACCAAAAAATGGTGAGGAGTTAAAAACAAAATGGGATATGATACCTGAAGATATTGATATCTTGATCACTCACGGTCCTGCTTGGGGATTCTTAGATGATGTTGAAGGTCGTAGAGGGGAACATTTGGGATGTGAATTGTTGGCAGAAAGAATCAAACAAATTAAACCCAAGATTCATATTTGTGGACATATTCATACTGGTTACGGACATTATTATAATGGTCACACACACTTCTTCAACGCATCTGTTCTGAATGAAAGATATGCTTATGCACATTTACCCTGGAATTTGGATTGGAACCCGGTAACAAATGAGATTGTTTTTATCTAATATTGAATAATTGTTGGACTTGTAATATTTATTTAAAAAAAAGAAAATGGATAAATTAACACAAAAAGTATTAGACCAATTAAAAAAACGTGGTCTATACGAACAAAACATTGAAGATTTGGATACTGACGATGACGATACAGATGATAATTTTGATGATGAGTCTTCAGACGATGAAGAATCAAATGATGAGGATCAAAAAGATGAATTTCAGTCTGTTAATGATGGGACCGAAGAACAATTTTGTGAGATGGTTTGTAAATTACTTCATTCACAAACTCAAGTTCACGTATTTCATTTAGGTGTAACCGGATCCGGATCTTATGCCGCTCACAAAGCACTTCAAGGTTATTATGAGGGAATCGATGGATTGGTAGATGGACTTATTGAATCTTACCAGGGTAAGTATGGACTTTTAAAAAGTTACAAAAGTTTTAAAATTCAAAGTTTCAAATCCATTAAATCAACAATTCAATATTTAGAAAGTCTAAATGAGATGATCGAAGAAAACAGAGATTGTTGTGATGATAGTTTTATTCAAAACCAGATCGATACCGTCCAAGAATTATTATTTTCGACACTATATAAATTAAAGTATCTTTCTTAATTCACTAAAGGGACTCAGGTCCCTTTTTTTTATTCAAATGAAATATTTAAATTAATATTAACTTTGAATCCCAAAGTGGTTTTTATAATTTCGTTAATTTTTTCTTTCAAATAATCCTTTACGGTATCACGAGTAACCCCTTCCATTTGATTCATAAAGAAGTCTCCAGAGGACCTATCAATTGAATTACCAATAACTTTTTCAACATTGGTTACTCTGACATCTAAATTCAAAGTTTCATTATTTTCATTGACTGATTCATATTTAAATGAAATTCTCAATCTTGGATACCAACCTGTTCTTACTTTGATAATTTCTCCAGATTGAATCATATTTTCTATATCATTAAGCAGATCTTGTTTTTTGGATTCTAAACCCTGCGAAAAGTCTTTCCAACCTTTTCTTAATTTAACCATGTCATTTTGACTCAACTTAATTATGTCACCCCTTGACACACTTGGGTACACGTTACTCATATGTTTTGCAGTTGACATAGAATATTTCGATTCAACTTCAAACCATTTACCGTATTTATAAATGTAAATTGGGTACCAGTCATATGATAAAACCACGTAACCCCAGTCACCATAGTTATCATCTTCCCAGTTAGCGGTTAAATTAGATCCCCTAAATGGTTTTAAATTATTGACTAGATCCTTAGCATTTGTATTTGTTGTTCTTTTTTGAACTGTTTTATCATAAAACTTTTTTAAATTATCTTGAGTTATTAAATCATACCTTCCATCCTCTCTAAAATTTGCGGTATATAGGTCATAATAGTAGTCTACTTTTTTCGAATCAAGACCAAAATTTCCTATTTGATCCCGAATTAAATTTAATATTTCCTGTCTGGTTGTATAACTTTGTTTACTTTGTTTAAAAATATTCAGAAATTTGAAAAATAATACTTCGTTCTTAGTAAGAAAAGAATCTTGAGTTTCTTCAAGTAAAATTTTTTTAATAATATTGTACATATTAAATAAATATTGTACTTTTGAAAAAAAAAATATGGCACATCCAGAATTACACGCAAAATCCTCTGTTAAAAAATTTGGAGGTAAAGAAGAAGATTATATCAAAATCCACAACTGGTTTGATGAAACTAAAGGTTGGATTGGACATTCTGATCATAGACTGTTTAGGCATCATTCAGAAGGTATTTTTGAATGTGAAAAAATTTTTGGAAGTTCATTTTTAAATAGTGACGGTAAATTGGTTTATGTGAGATATATTGGAGAACAACATGTTAGAGAAGACTGTGCAAATCAAATACCAAGTGCAAAAGATTGGGTTGATGCCTTGAAAAAAAGAGAAAAACCAATCTGGATGATTAAAACTATGAATTTAGAATTTACCGATTAATATATTTATTAAGTATGAATAACGAACTAAAACAAATTTTTTTCTTTTTAAAAGTTTCAAAACTAGAAAACATTTATCTTAGAGCATGGTATTCTTTAGATGATTCCGTTGACCATTTTGATTTTTATTTTGATGACCGCAATCTTTCAAAAGAAATTCTTCCTGAAAATTTTATAAATTTCATGGAAAAAATATGTGACGAACTTTCGGAATCTGAGGAAATACAACAACTTATTTATGATAATTCAGTTGAAGATACTTACGGTGATTATATAAGAGGTTATATCACATTCAAATTTGATGGAATTGATGAAAAAATATATCTAGATTATCATCAATATTACTACGGAGAATCTGAAGATTACCAAGAATTTGAAATAGAAAGAGAAAATGTAATTGAGATTTTCAAAAAAAATAAAATTAAAGAATTCACATGTAGATATAATGGGGGTGGAGATTCTGGTTATGCGGAAGAATTCGAAATTGATTCTGATAAAAAAATTAGTTGGGAAACTTTATCAGAATCAGAAAAATCAATAATTGAGGATCTTGTCTACGAAAGTTTAGAAAATTTTGGCGGTTGGGAAATTAATGAAGGTAGTTCAGGTGATGTACAAATTGTTTATGATAGTAATTCTGAATCATGTAATGTTGATATTAATCACACCTGGAATACAGAAGAAGATATGACTATCATTGAAGGTTATGAGATCCCTGAAAACTTTTTAAATAAATTTGAATGATTATGAATAATTTTAATTTACTAATTAATTTTATAAAAGCCTCTGGTGCCGAATCTGTTTCGGCTCAAGCCTATTGGGATTTGGGATGGGAAATAGACGACCTTAATATATCAATAAGTACCCCTGAAAAACATGTGGATTTAACAATTCCCCATATTGAAAACTTTGTTGAAAAGATTTCTGATAGTTTTTTAGAAAGCACATTTGTTAAAGACATCATTTATAATAACTCAATTTCAGATTTTGAGTACCCAAGAGGATCGGTTTCATTAGAAATATTTCCAGATGGAAAAATATTATTTTCTTTCAATGAAGATTATTTGACAGAAGAAGAACAGGAATTTAACAAAGAAATTGACAACTTAGAGTTTTACCATGCACTTCATGATCTAGATATTAATGGAATTTCTGCAACTTATAATGGTTACGGTGATAGTGGATATATTGAAAATTTTGAACCGGACTTTTCTGGAATTAATAGTAAAAGTTTTGATTATATCGAAGAAGAATTTTATCATTTTTTAAATAATCTTTATCCAGGTTGGGAAATTGATGATGGTAGTCGGGGTGAAATCAGTGTTGAACAGGCGGATGAAAAATCCAAAATTGATGTTACAATTACACACACTTGGTATAACCCAACTAATGATTATTCTATTCGTGACCTGGACGTGACCGAAGAATTTTTAAAGTATATTGACCTATAACTTTTTTTTTCGTATCATTTGAAGAAAAAAATGTTAAATCTAAAAAAAATTAAACAAGATGAAAACTTCTGCTTGAATTTTCATCGAATGCTGAAAGATCTTTTTGGTAATTCTAAATATTGGGGATCGATAACAAATAAAGAACTAAATTACACAACAAAAGAAGGTGTTTTATTATTTCACTCTTTTACTGAATACTCCAATAAATATAAAATTCCTAAGTCAGACTGGTCCGTTTTGAATTTTTTTTCAACCAACAATGCTGTTTTAGAAAAGTTATTAGAACATTTTAATAAAGATATTAATTTTCCAGTTAAAACGACTCATAATTTTCTGGACTTTATCAGAAAGTTCATCATCGAAAATAAGAAAGGTGATAAATTAAAAGAACTAGTCAATATTAATTTCTCTATGATTGAATTAGGTACAGAGAAAGAATTTTGTGTTTTTCACGATATAAAAAGTTTTTTTAAATTAGACACAGAATTCAACTTCTATCCCGGAGGAAAAAAAGATATGTTAGACGGTACTGATTTAATATTCAAAAATCCAAATGGTAAGTTAACTCTTCAGGTTAAAAAAATATTCGGTCACAAAACTCAAAACGATTCCTATAAAATATCCTTGAAGTCATTTCCAGAAAATGGGTATTCAACATCTTTAGTAAATTACCTAGCATTTGTAAATAATCAAAATCAAATACTTTATTTTCCAAATGACGGAGAAATTACTGTGGAAAGTAATTTAATTTCTCAAAAAGGAAATAATTATTGTACAGTAGAACTATTTTCTAGTCCTCTTAAAGTATCTGAACTTGAATTTAAATGAAAGTGATTATTAGTGAATTACAAAAACACAAACTTTTAGAATTAGACATACATATCTTCGATGATCTATTATTTGAAAATGATATTGAAGAAACCTGGTCAAAAAAATACAAAAAGTCAATAAATTGTAATAACCCTAAAGGATTCTCTCAAAAAGCACATTGCCAGGCACGAAAAAAAAGACAAAGAGGTCAACTTACTAAATCAAAATCTCCATTTAAGTGATATTTATATTTGAATGAAACTCAAATTAACTAAAAATCAATTTAAGATTATTGTTGAATCCATTAAAAAAGATCAACTTAAAGAATTTAATCTGGGTGGATTTTCTATATTTTCTTTATCCCCACAACTAGGAATGGTCAAATCTCTGATTGATTTATTTAATGGTGGATCGTTGACATCTGATGAACTCAAATCTGAACTAAAAAAGGTAAAAGAAAAAAAAGATGAACCAGAAAAAAAACCAAAGATTGATCAAATTGTACCAAGACCAGTCAAAGTTAAACAAAAACCAATACAAGAGCCGAAGGTAATAAAAAAACCGACTCAGGATGTCAAACCCCCGGACAATATTTTAATTGGTGATTTTCATGTTTATTATATATCGATTGAGTCAGATTTTTTCAGATTGATTGGTTCTGATCCTTCAGAAAAGAATCTCTGGAAGTCAGATGCCGATGTTAGATGGTTGATGAAGTCATTAAAAAAAATAGATGGATCTTATGAAAATGTCAAAAAAGTTGCTATTTCTGTTGGATCTTATTTTGAGTTTAATTTAAACGACCCAATTTATCTTTTAGTTGAAGAACTTGAAAGAGTCTTCCCTAACGCCAGACTATATGTGATTCAAGGATCTTATGGTTGGGGATTTTTACAAGGCATTACCGATTATAAAAACCAAGTTTCGGATTATTACCAAGAATTTACTGATTACGAAGTTTCATTAGTTGAACCCCCAGTTGGTTTTACTCAAGATCCCAAAGATTATTTACCTATTTACCAAAAAATAGCAAATTCACTTGATGATATTTCTATTTGATTTTTAATATTTTTTTTACTATAATTAAATAAAAAAATGTTGAAAGGTTATCTAAAAAAAACTAATGACAATAAATTTGTTGTTAGACACATATCTACACACCAAGAACCCTGGAAGATCATAGATTTTGACCTTAATCCAAATTCTCCGGACGACCAAGGTTTGTCGGATGGTTCGGAAGTGTATTTTATGGTTCAAACTATTGCTTTTGGTGAAAATGAATTTGATATTACTGAAAAAGATGTTGCTTCTATTATAGAATTCAATCAAGAAAAACTAATTGATTCAATTATTGAAAGATTCCCTGACGACACTTTTCTCAAGGCAGATGGGTTTGATGAAGCAATAATTGGAGTTGAGGAAAACACAGGGAAACTGATTTATTCAATGTCAAAGTGTTTGGATATTCTCAGACAAGATATGACTGAAGAAGATGCTTTGGAACATTTTTATTATAATGTTCATGGATCGTATGTGGGTGATCAGACACCGATTTGGTGTTTTGATTATTTTGAATAAACTTTATATTTATTTTATTATGGATAAAACCCCTTTTCAAAAGTTTATAGATCACTTACAAAAAGATGAATCAACAGATCAGAATGTGTTAGAATTAGCACAAAAATTTCAAAATGATGAAAAAAATCATATAAATAGAATTTATGAAACGGGAGTTTTTCACGGAGAAACAAAGAAACCAAAAAAGTTTGATTTTTACTCCCGCAATTTTGATAATAATTTAGGACGATTTATTTCAAATTTTTAAGAATCATCTCTAAACTGTAAATTGATTCTTTGTCCTGTTTAGTTTTATTGGGTTTACTTTTAAGATAATTTAAGGAATCAATTATACTTTGTTTTTTAGGATCACAATCCTCCTCCGTATTTGTATTGTCAAATTTTGCGACTTTTTTGATCACTGGTTTTTTGGAACTCTTTGAATTGTTATCATAAATTAGAGAATAAATCTTTTTAGTTTTTTCCGGAGACTTGGTTTCGAGTCTTATAACAATATAAACTATGATGGAAAACAAATTTGAAATCACTGTCACAAAAAATTCAAACAACCTGAACACTAAAACTTGAAAATTATCCATAACTTTAATTTAAAAATTTATATTTATTATAAGATTAGAGTACAAAAATATAAAAAATAACTAACTTTGAGTCAAAAATGAAAAAATTTATTCAGAAACTTTTAATTTTTTTATCTTTTAAAAAAAAAGTTAGTTATTCTACTAAAAAAAGTTTTCTTGAAATTTGTTCGATCGATGACCTGAACCGAATTTATTATGAAGGTGTTAATAAATTGAATAAAATTCAGTTAGAGAATCCCGAGTTAATCAAGTTTAATAGTTATAAAAAATTAATAATCAAATTTTTCATAAGGGAACTTTATTCCATTAAATTTAAGAATGATATTGATTTAGAAAAAGAAAATCTAAGATTGATTCTTATTGATCATTATTATGAGAAAATTCAAAAAGATTACTTTGAGTTTAAAACAAAACATAATAGATTATATAATTATTGAAATGGACTTAAAAAGATTTGATGAAATATCTAAAATAATTGAAAAATTCTGTGAATTAATAATAACTGGTTACCCTAAAACACAAGTAACGCCAGTTTATTATAAGGGTAAAAGACATTACAAAGTAGATTTACAAGTAAAATTGAAAGGGAATGTTGACCAAGGATTTATGAACCACACAATGTTTTACAGCACTTGGTTTTGTGATAATTCCAAAATAAAACTTTTTGATTTAGTTCCATTTCATAGTAATTTTTCGTTAAATTATTATTTTGGATTTGAAAGTGAGGAATTGCAAGACTGGGCAAAGATAATATTGAAAAATTACGTGTCCAATCAAATAAACTGTGAGGATGAATATTCTAACTAAATTATGGAAAATATTAAATTAACACCAGAAGAATTTTTGTTGTACTTACAATCAACAAACTATAATTACGAAGGACTCAGAAATATAAAAATGTTTAAAGGTAAGCATTTAATTATAACCGGGGGGTTAGATTTAAGAGGTTTACCTATTAAAGGAAAATTATATGACATTACTGTTGAAGGACCTTTGAATTTTTCAAATACTGAAATAACATGGATTGAAGATGTCACAAGTACTAGATTAGTATATTACGATACACCCTATGATAGACATTTAAAAAAATTAAAAAAACTTAGAGAATTAGAACTTGCTAATGAAAGAAGACAAGAAAATGTTTGGGATATCAACGATACGGATAAAGAAGGTGAAATGGCAAATGCTTGTTTTGAGTATGCATACATACAAGGGGATATTGGTAAATTTGACCAAGAGGATTTAGAAAGATTGGCCGAACTTCAATCTAGAATAGAAGCGTTAGAAAATGAAAGAGAAAATTTAGATTTAAATAACGAATTTGAAAATGAAAAAGATACTGAATTATTTGATTTGATTACTGAACTAGATGATGAAATCACTGAAATAGAAGAAGGTAAAACAGATGTATATGATTTTGTAAAAGAAGGAACACATTGGAGTCTTGAAACTTTTCGATCATTGAGTACCGAAAAGTTATATGCAGTTGGAGATGAAGATATGGTCCAAAGATCATTAGAAGATTATATTGATTCTATACTCGATGATGTTAAAAACTACTTTGATAATTCTTATCTTGAACAATATGTTGATGGTGATGAGGTTGCAAATTATTTTGAAGAAAGTGAGAGAGAAAATATTTGGGAAAATCCGGAAAATTACAACATAGAAAGGTCTTTAAGTTCAGATCAAGAGGAAGAAATTTGGTTATTAGAAATGGAAAAAGATTTTTATGAAAGATTCGGTGGGCGACCCCCGATTTACGAACCAACACAAGAAAATAGTTTCAATGTCTTTGATTTTACTGATATTGATGACAATAGGTTTGAATACAAATATGACGGAAATAATTGGATCTTATACAAGAATAAAAAATTAGTCCAACCATTTCAATTATATGATGACCAAGATACGGAAGAAATTGAATCGGAGAGAGAAAGTAGAATTTCAGACATAGAATATGAAATTGATGATATTAAAGAAAATCCCGACGGTGAACTTGATGAGGATTCGGTGGAAGAAGTTCTAGAAGATTTGCTTTATGAAATAACAAACTACCCAGTTGATAAATTAAGAGACTATGGTTACGAAGATTTTTCAGATTTTATTAATTTTGAGGCATTAAAAGATGATTTAAGAGACGAATATGATGCTAGTGAATTAAATTATCACAGTTCAGATTACGAAGAAATCACTATAAATGATACCGTATACACTGTTTTTGAAATTGATTAAAATATGAGTTTAAAAAGTAAAATATTAAAAATCATAAAAGAAGAAACTTCTTTTCAAAATAAAATTGAAAATTTACTTGATACTCAAGGAGTGTATAAAACTTCGAATGTATTAGGTGGACTGGATCAATTGGTTTCGGTTTTAGATTTGGATTTGAATGATGAAAGTACCAGGGATATGCTTGTAATTAATTTTATTGAACACATTGAGGGTTTAAATGTTATTTCTGTAAATCTAGATATTAATCACCTTGGACGAAAAATTTTGACTGTTGAAATAGGAGATCCACATTCTCGGTATTTTGGTCCCTACGCTGGGGGAATCTCGCAACTCATAAATGAATTTTTTCCATTCAAAACACAACCTATAGGACACCCTGTTTTCAGAAGAAATGATTATTATATAAAAGTTATTAGTTAGAAGAAATATGAATTTATCCCATAAAATAAAAAAATTAATTCAAAGGGGTGGAATGGCTAAGACTTTAGAATTATTTGGTGGATTAGAACATCTAAAAAACTTTTCATTAAATGATCCGGAATTAAGTGACATACTCAATAATTTGAATGGAAAAGTATATTATTCATTTTTGGGAAATAATTATGAGTTTGATTTCGAGATAATTGGTTACAAATTAAATAGATGGGAAACTCAAGGAACCGCATTGATAAATGTAATTTATGACCACAAAAAATTAAGTCCAATCCAAAATGAAAAGTTAAAAACGTTCATTGTAATACAAAATGATGAAGTTGAATTTTCTTTCAAATTAAATACGGAAATTTCTTCTTTTTTTCCTAGAACTCCATTAGTTGATGTTATAAAAATAAATGGTGAAAATTTTGATAATCAGGAAATTATAATTCGTGGATACAAATTCTATGAATCAGAACTACAAGGAATTTTACATAAGATTCATCCAAAAAACAATAAAGATGTAGTAAATGAAAATAATAAATCTAGGTTAAAAACTTATTTATTAAACATAATAGAAACCCAGGGATTGATTGCGGCAAGTAAATATGTTGATGGCATTGAAAATCTTTCGAATATTTTTAATATCATATCCACAGAGATGATTACGGAATATTTCCAAGAAAGAAAGTTGGATATTCGTGATTTTAATATTAATACTGGAGGATATGAATTTATTTTTAAACTTTTATACGTTCAAAATAACGACAATTATCTTTTATTTTTCTATGAGATAGTAGAAGGAACAGTAACCCTCATGATGACAGACGAAACTTTAGATCTTAAATCAAAAAAATTAAAGGACTTTGAGTTTGCTTGGGAAATACACCAAGAAATTAATGATCTACTTAACGAATTTACTTATAATCTTATGAGAAATCTCAAATTAACTGGTTTTGACGACGTGTTGATTGATTATACAATTTAACAAAATTACTATTTATTACTAGAATGAATCTACAAAGTTTTATAAAAAAAATATTAAAAGAAGAAACTGAATCTGACCTCAATATAGATGGGGGTAAGTTAGAAATGTGTTCCAGGGACCCAATGACAGGTTTTTATAGAGATGGATATTGTAGAACCGGAGACGACGATACAGGAAGTCACACGGTGTGTGCAAGAGTTACAAAAAAGTTTTTAGAGTTCACCAATTCAATGGGGAACAATCTTGATATATTGGAACCTGGTGTTAAGTGGTGTTTATGTGCAAAAAGGTGGGAAGAAGCAAAAAAAGCAGGAGTTGCTCCCAAAATGATAAAAAGTTCAACAAACATTAAAACATTAGACATAATAAATGGTGTTGAACAAGAACTTGATGAGTATGCAAGAACATTAAAAAATGCAAGAAGACAAGGTTCCGGACTGAGGTTTCCAAAGTCGGTAGTCAAATCAAACCCATCCAGATTCAGAAAATATAGTAGAGAGTACATTAATGAAATCGAGTTTGACGATCGTACAAAAAAGGATTACAAAGTTAAAACAAATTTTATTAAAATATTCATTGAAAAAAATTTTGGTGATTTAATTTGCGGGTTTCATTGGGACCCAATTAATTATGTTGTTAACTCCAAAGTTTATTGGCCCGATAAAAACTTAGGTGCCGCTAGAATTGTCTTACATATACCTAATGATAAGTTTGAAGAACTTGAGACTAATGATTTTTTGAAAAAACAAGACCTCAAAGATCAAATACTCCAATTTCCGATGTTCAACCAAGTCTTTGTTACATTTGATTCTACTAAATGTGATGAGGAAATGAATGAGTCAGAACTTACAGAAAAATGTTGGAAAGGATATACACAAAAAGGTATGAAAACCATGTTTGGGAAAAGATATCCGAATTGTGTAAAGAAAAAAAAATAGGTTGACTTTTGGCAATTTAAAAAACTTTGCTTACCTTTGTTTAAATTAATTTATTACCTATGGAATTAGAAAGAGCACACTTTTTGGCAAATCAACTTATGAACCAACATGGAATTTCACAAAAAGGATGGAAATTTTCATTCGACAATGCGAGAAGGAGATTTGGTTGTTGTTCATATAGAAAAAAACAAATTTCTTTATCCAGACCCTTGACGTTACTGAATTCAGAGAGTGAGGTTAGGAATACTATTCTACATGAAATTGCACATGCTTTAACTAAAGGACATCATCATGATCGTGTTTGGAAAGCAAAGGCAAAAGAAATTGGATGCACTGGTGATAGGTGTTATAATTCTAAACTAGTAAAAACTCCTGAACCAAAATATATTGCATCTTGTAAAACTTGTGGCACAATTCACAAAAGAAATAGATTAACATCTGGAACATTTTCATGTGGTGTTTGTTCAAGATCAGTTTTTAATCCGGAGTTTATAATTAATTTTGAGTTGAATCCAAAGTATTAATTTTTCAAAATGATTTTGTCAAAGGGTAGTTCGTTACTGAGTTACCCTTTTTTTATTTTATTGATATTTATGGTAATATGAAATCGAACACAACCGAAGATGAGGGTTACAAACTAGAAGAATTTGAATCACATTTGAATTCTGTTTTGTCTCGGAGTTACGATTGGTTCCATGATATTTCAATTAATAAACTTGAGTATAACTCATATTCTAATTTACGTATAGAGGGGGACATTCTAGTAGATGGAAACTGGTTTTACAATCAGTATAAAGAATATCATTACTTCTCAAATGTCCCAGATCCAAATTTAGAAAAAGTTTTTATTGGTGATATTATAGGAAAACTCCTTGCAGATGAAATACGAAATAAAATTAGATTAGTTTATGGAGGAGTCACTCAAAGAGTTGCAAACATAATCAGTTTCAACACATTATATGTTTCAGTTTTTGAAGAAGATGATCAATCAAATGAAGACACCCTTAAAGAATCAATTAAAAAAATATTAAGAGAGGAAATAACTAAAAAATTCCCAAAACCAAATGAAAGTTTTAACAATTCCGTTTATTCATGGTTGAATTATTATTTCCAAGGTTCACAAATTTACAAAGAAGAATATTGGAAATATCACGGGTTCTCCTTCAAATTTTGTAAAAATGGTAGAGAAATTGCAGACCTACGGGTTGAACTTGATGACAAAAGTCCTGATTGGGGGCCAAGTGATAAAAGACCAACAAGTGAAAGAAGTGTTAAAGAAGTAATGTTATACATTTATCCTATTATGGTCGATCTAATGATGAATGTTTTTCCAATTAGAAAAAACTATTTATTGTATCTTATTGAAGAATGGTTTGAAGATACAAAATTAAATGAAATCCAACAAGAATTCCACAGAAATGACTTGTCTTTGGATTATGTTTCCGTGTTTGAACATAGAAAAAAAGGTGATATATGTGTTCCACCAATTTCAAAACCTGAAGATATAACAATGGAAGAAATGATGGATTACATTAAAAAAAATTCCTTGTTTTCTTATAAAGACATGGAAGAACACGAAGAAGAAGAACCAGGTTGGATTGAAAACATGTATTTATCATACCTTCACTCAAAAGAAAAAGAAAGAGTTAATCAAGAGGATAGAGAAAATAATCCCGAACCATTCAATGATGGATATTAAATAATATGAACCTACAAGAACACATAAAGAAAGTATTAAGGGAAGAAGATTTTATTCCGCTGGAAGATTTGAATACCGTTATAAAAGATTATGAGGATGGGTTTGATGTATTCATTATGAATGGTGATAAAAAGATTGGGGAAATATCTTTTGTTAAGGAAAGCATACCGAATCTATATACAATTGTGGATGCAACAATTGATAATGAATACAAAGGAAATAGAATATATCCAAAAACGATTATAAACTTATTCAAAGAAAGACCAAACATTATTATTAATTCAGTATTTAGAAGTCCTGAGGCTGAAAAAGCATGGAGATACATATTAAGTAATTTACCTTCAAATATAGGAAAGTCGGTAAAATACTATAAGGAAGAAGATACCACATTATTCCAACTTAAATTACGTAACCTACAAGAATCAATAAGAAGAATATTAAGGGAAGAAACTTATTCACCTGCAGGTGATGAGTACACACCTGGTAGATATGTTGCTCATAAATCCCCCCCACAATGGAGAAAGAATATTGGACTAACAGGATTACAAGTATCAGTTGGGGAATGTTATGAGAATCACGTAATGGGTTTATATGGTGAATGGTATACGGAATGTCAACCAGCGATTTTTGCCACAGATTCATTAAATGAGGAAGATATGTTTGACTCAACTTACAATGATGATACATGGTTAATTGATACGGAATGTGCGGGGGTTACTTGGTATATAGACGCACATTTTGAAAGTGATGATTATAGTCATCATATTGTAACATTTGAAGACATATCACCTGATTGTTTGAAATTAATACATAAAGGAACAGGTAAAAGTTGGTAATATGAACCTACAAGAAAACATAAGAAGAGTATTAAAGGAAGAAACTAATTTTATGAGATTGGTATTACGTAGAGTATCACCAGAAAGATTAGAAAGTGAGTTTAAGGACTCATTAGATTTTATATCAAAAATGTTTTTAAGAAACTATAAAGCAAACTCACGTAAGTTATCGGAATATGAGTTTACAAGAATGGTAATAATTGATTTTATGGACGGTATTGAACTCAAACGTTATTTACCTAATGATGTTGAGTGGTATGGTGAGATACTTAATGGTTTAATGGAACAATATAAAGATAGGATATCATCAATGTATAATGTATTAAAGAAATAATGAACCTACAAGAAAACATAAAAAAAATATTAAGGGAAGAGTCAAACCCTAAACAAGATCTATATTACGAATTTAAGTGTACTGATGCTGATGAAGATGGAATATTTTACGATACTTGTTTTGGTGAGATTGACTCATCAGAGTTTGCACAATTTATTGATGATATGGAAAATTATGAAATCTCTGAAGAAGAATTCAAAGATAAATTTACTTTAACAAAATCAATAAATAAAATTATAAACAATCCTGAAAGTGAGGAATGGTTGGAATTCTACGATAAGTCCGAGGAAGATGGTTATGTTGTAATTTTTGATGGGGATATACATTACATTTATTCAGTTTAAAAATAATGAACCTACAAGAAAACATAAGAAGAATTCTGATGGAAGAAAACAAAAATAAGAAATTACCTTCCTTTTTCAACAGAAGAATTGATCATTATAAATTTGAAACAATGATGATAAAAGGAATTCCATACATTTTTTATGACACGAACACCCTGGAAGAATTCAAATATAAATTAATCGAATTAACTTTACAGAACTATATTTATTATAAATATAATATTGAGATAAGTGAAGAACTTCCAAAAGAAGATATTGATTTGTATGTAAAACATATGATATCAGTTTATAATCCCGTTCTTGAAATGTATTATAAAAATATGAAAAAATGAACCTACAAGAATCCATAAGAAGAATATTAAAAGAGGAAATGGAACCAGGTATTTTTATTGAGGTCATCGAAAGGATGTTGGAACACTTCAAAAAAAAAGATTGTATATGCGATATAAGAGTTTCTTTTGATGTTGAAGATCCTGATTACAACATTTATTTAGTTTTTAGTCAAGAAGAACTACATGATAAGTTTTTAAATTTATACCGAATTAGAAGTTATATTCAAGAAATGCGGGATGAGGTTAAAATGCAATTAGAGGTATTTCTACCTATACGAAATATTTTTGTTGGTTATTACACAAAACCAAATTGTGAATGGAGTCCATTAAATGAATCAAAAGGAAAAAAAGAAGATTACTTTCTCAAATTAATCAATGATTTAATTCAAAGAGTCAAATCCACTAACAATAACATTTGTGACATGTGGGTTGAATATAATTCTGAAGATGGTGACTACGAAATTAGATCTTCTTCACCAATTAGATACTACCAACTTCATGATTCTGGTCTAAGTGATGTATTAGCATTAATAGATAATACAATTAGTTCCTGGGGTTTAAATGTTTATGTGTTTGCCCCTTATTATGTTAAGAAGTGTGGAGAAGAAATTAAATATATAAATGAGTCAAAATTGTCCGGAAATACAAATTTACAAAAAAATTTAATTAAAGGTATAATTAATTCTTATGACGTTTCTGATTGCAAACATTTTTGTGGGGTTGATATAATAACTCCTGAAGAAAGAGATGACCAATATTATTATTCGAATAAAGATAAAATTCCATATTTGGTTAAAGTTTATTTTGTTGGTGGACCAAACTCAGAAGTATGGCCAAGAACTCAAAGAATACTCTATAAAGAATTAGATTTAATGAATAACTTGCTCAAAACCATTAAATTGTTTGTACCATTTAATACTGAAATTGTAAGATCATATGTTAATTCTTGCGGTGGGTATGACTGGTTAATGAATAGAAAATACACAACGGACGATCTTCAAGAATCCATAAAAAGAGTATTGAGGGAAGAAACTGAAGACACCAGTCTTAGAGATACGATATTACGCTCGATCAAATCCATAGGGGTTGAATTAACTACAAAAGCGGTAGGTGGATTTAAAAACTTATGTAAAATATTAAACATAAATTCACCAATGGATTACCTACACTTATTTGACGATCTAAAAATTATTCCACTTTCAGAAACGGAATTAAGTTGGGAGTTTGATGATGATCCTGATGTGATTTGTTATGGGTATAATCCCGATAACATTATATTCATACATTTTACAATAAATTATAACTATTTGATCGATATAAAAAGTGAATGTAGAATTAGTTATGAGGAAATATGGAAAATCCTAGCACAAGAATTCGAACTTACTCTCAAAGAAATAAAAGAACTTACAAAGGAATGGTTAAATTCCGTGTATGATTTACAGGTGACCAATACAGATAATGACAGTGATTTATAATAGATATTTATAAGAAATGAACCTACAAGAATCCATAAGAAGAATATTAAGGGAGGAACTAAATGAAAATGATTTAATCGTTTATCACGGGACATCAGAAAAACACGAATTTAACAAAGAAGGTTTAATGTTTAATGGGACATTTTTTTCAATTAGTGAAAATGAAGCAAAATCATATGGGGAATACATTTATAGAGTTTTTTTAAGAAGAAATTTGAACTTAATTGATACCAATCTATTGAAAGATTGTGAATTAATAATTGACGAGTTTGGAACTTTGATTGACCCATATTACGATGAAGATGAAGATGATTATTATATAACAGAACCTGAACAATTGTATTACAACTCTGATAGTTGGTCGGCAATTGAAGCGAATGACGATGTAATGGAATGGTTAGAAGGTAATTATGATGGTGTTTGGATATATGAAGGTGGGGTAAGAAACTTATTATTATTTAAACCAATAAAAGAAAAGATAGAACGCATTGAACTTATATGAACCTACAAGAATCCATCAAAAGAATATTAAGGGAAAATTCACTTAAGAATAATTTGAGGGAATTGATTGGTACTGTAGGTATTAAAAAAGCATCACTTGCTGTTAATGGGGTCAGTAGATTAATTAGTTTAATAGATCTAAATGATGAAGAAATTAATTATTTTATTTATCAATACCTTACAGAACAGTTTTATCCGGATTATGGTTGGAGCGACATTTACGATTTTTATAAAGTAGAATTAGAACAATATGGTATATATGATTTTCTAATTGATGATTCACCAGCATACTCATATCTTGGAGAATGGGATGGGTATGAATATTTGCATACCTTATCAATAAGTAGGGGGGTTATAAATGAACTGACAACATTATTTGGTGATAAATGGATCCCAATATTTAAAACATGGTTTGAGGATAACTCAGGTCTTCTTGTTAGAGAAATAGATTTAGAAAATAGATATAATACTTTTTAAGAGTATAAGATCAAATCATTCGGTTCATGGTCCTTCACTCGTTTCACTTCGTTAAGGAATTCACCTCACAATTTAATCTTATACTCTTGTCTATTAATTAAATTTTGTTTATACTTTTAAAAAATATATATATGGATCACTTATTAAATGCGTTAGAGTGGAGATACGCCACAAAGAAAATGAATGGGGAAAAAATCCCTCAGGATAAATTAGATACAATTCTAAAAGCAACCAAACTGGCACCAAGTTCTTATGGACTTACACCTTACCATGTTATTGTTGTCGAAGATCAATCACTTAAAGAACAACTACAAGGAGCATGTTATGGTCAAACTCAGTTGGTAGATTCTTCTTGTGTTCTTGTATTTGCTACCTGGGATGACATTACAGATAGTTCTGTGGATACTTACATGAATGAGGTTGCAAGTCAAAGAGAAATACCGGTAGAATCATTAAATGAGTTTTCAAACATGATTAAAGGTACAATATCTTCTATGAACAATGAACAAAAGATTACCTGGGCTCAAAAACAAGCATACATCGGTTTAGGTTTTGCTCTGTCAATGGCAGCATATGAAGGAATTGACTGTACACCTATGGAAGGTTTTAATTCCAGTGAAGTAGATAGAATTTTAAATTTACAGGATAATGGTTTAAGATCAGCGGTTGTTTTACCTTTGGGTTACAGAGATAGTGAAAATGATTATTTAACAAATCTTAAGAAGGTTAGAAGAGATGATGAACTCTTTTTTATTAGAAAATAATTAAAGTAATTTATCTAAATAGAAAGACTCCACTGGGGTCTTTTTTTGTTTACATATCTATTCAGAATATGTCCCCCAATTTACCACATATACTTTAAAGAAATGTAATCCCCCCCTTTAAAAAACAATTCCCCCCGGTTAGTAGATGACAAATTAAGAACACAGTTATGGTATAATGGTAAAAGTGGTTTATTACAAAGTCAAAAGACTGGTAAACCATAAACAATATGGTATTATATTTTGGGGTGGTTAGTGGTGGGGGAATTAAAGTATATCCGTATTGTCAGGTTTAACCTGACTAGAATGATATAAAACATAATCCCCACTTTTTACCACCATTAAAAAAAGTGTTCATGAAATGTCATTTTTTAGTCAAAAATGAGTTGAAGAAGTTACTAAGTAAGTCATTAAGTTGTCTACTAAATGGATCTAAAATGGGGATTCTAACGTCCTAAAGGACTGTCCCCCGAGTTTGTACCATAACTGTATAGTTTTCGCTGGAAAACGTATGTAGTAAAAAAGTGGTCATATTACTATCACCAGGGGGGAAAAATTAACTCTTACACTATTATAAACGTCAAAAGTGGTAAAAAGTGGGATCATTAAAGTGGGATCTAATTTTAGGTGGGGGATTGTGTCGTGTTTAACGTGTCCCCCAACTCTACAGAAAAAATGAAAAAATCATATCTTTATAATAAAAAAATGATTGATTTAATAGACAAATTCACAACTTCTGTAACAAAAAGTGGGAGTACCATAACACTTACTTATACAAACGGACCATTAAGTGGGTGGTGTGAGTACAACCAGGTAAGAGTTTCTAACCGGTTAAGACAAGAAGTTTTAATTCTAACCCAAAGTGAGATGGGGGATATAATAGAATACCTTAATTTAAATGGGGGGATCTCAAAAGATGATATGACAAAAGTGGAGATGACACTTCGAGATCATAACTTAAAAGTTATAACTCAAGATCTTGATCTGTAAGAATGTGTTTTTTAATAAACTTAGATAATCTAGACTCAGGATCTTTTCTTATATAGGACACACACCACATCATAGCCCCAATTAAAAATAGAGTAAAAGAGATCACACAAAAAACAATTATTTCAAATATATCAGATAGTTTCTCAATCATAACTTAAATACATCCAGCGAGGTAAAACAATATGATCATTATAATAATGGATAATAAATCCTTTTCAAAATTAATCTCTCTACATTCAACCTCCCCATCTCTGGTGTAAGAGTTATATAGAAAATAGATGAACATAAAGATCAGTAACAACTTAAATATTAACATAACAACTTTTCTTTAATTTTAAAAATAGTAAATTTAAATATAATAAACAAATATTTATAAATTAAAAATTAATGATGGGGGATACAAATCTACAAAATATGTCACAAAGTGGTTTAAAAGTAATTTTAAATCAATTAGTAAATAATATAGAGTTTTCTGATTTAGAAGATAATTTCGATTACTATTTTTTATATGGGTCCGATAAGGATCAACAAATAACCTCTATGGTTGAATCCATGACCGGACAAAAAATGAGTAGAGAAGATAGAGAGTTTTTATTTGAATTATTACAGTCATTTATGAACACAGGTGAAATTGTTATTCCTGAAAAGAAATCATATTATGTTTTCATGAGTGAAGATCAAGTTGTTAATCAAGAAGTTATTTATCGAACTGAAGTTGAATCTTTTTTAACTGAGAGTGTTCTTAGACAATCAGTATATGAGTACATTTCTAATGGTGAACTAGATCTATTTGATAGTTCTAATCTATTTCGTGAAAACATTTTAGAAACTGAGTATAATGATTACCATATTGTTAAAGTAACAGAAATATAACTTTAAACCTGGGGGGACATTGATTTATATTTTTATAAAGTAGGTTGGAGTGGTCTCACCCGACCACGCACGTGGGAGTCTACCCTCTGCGACCCCCACTGTTGGTCGAACCCGTCTCGAATCTAATCACCGACAATACAAAGGTACAAACTATATTTGACATCCACAAATATTTTCCCCCCCCTTTTTAATATAAAGTTATTAACAATTTATACCAGGGGGGTGTTAGTAAGTTTTATAGTGACCGGGGGGGACCCTATAAGTTTTTTTCTTATATACCCCCCTTTTACCCCGGGGGGATCCCCCTATATCTACCTACCTGGGGGGAGTCCCCTCCCGTATCCCCCCCATATAGACCAAAATTGGGGGTCAAAACCCCCCTCAATCCCCAATGTAACATATGGTCAAAAAAATTTCTGGAAAAATTTTTGGGAAAAAATTGACATTCGAAATATTAAATATTATATTAAGTAACATGTGTGACACAAAAAGATGTAATGTATGTAATGAGATAAAATGTCGAACTGAATTTTATTTCGATAATAAAGAAAAAACAAAAACTGGTAGTAAGTGTAAAAAATGCTTAAATAGAAAAAAGGAAGAAAAAAGAATGCGTGATCCAGTACTAAGAATTATAGAATATCAAAAAAGAAGGATCCGTTCGATCTGTAAAAAAAAAGGATTAAAAAAAACCATTAACTTTGACAAGATATTTGGAATTGATCGAGATGGATTCAGAATATACATGGAAAGTAAGTTTTATGGTGGAATTACTTGGGAAAACTATAGTAAAAAACAAAAAAAGTGGGAGGTTGACCACGTAATTGCACTGAAGAATATTCAAACTTTTGAGGACCTTATTAGATTATGTCATTATACAAATATCCAACCTTTATTAATTGAAGATCATAAGAATAAAAGTAGGGGTGAATTAAATAAAACCCGTATCTTTTAACTATAACAACCCCCAACTCATAAATGGGGTCGTCGACCCCACATTTCTAATAAGATAGGGGTTTTTTATTTTCGATTAATTTATTAATTAATTTAATCTCACCCCTATTGAGAACAATCATACTTTTATTTAATAACCAATTTAAATATTCAACTGGGGATCTATTAACTTCAATTCCTTTGTACTTCCCCTTATTAAAATAACCCCCATTTAAATTTATAAAATTTGAGTTTGGATCGACCGTGTCTTTCAACCTAAAGTGTTTTGTGTCTTTTAATTTAACAAGGGTATTATCCATCCACTTTTTTTCTTTAATTGTTATTTTCTTTTTTCCCATAAGATATATTGACAAATGTAGAAATTAAAAATTATTAAATCAATTTATTTTCCCTGGAAACACGACCCCCCATTTCTAATATACCCCAATATTCAAAAAAAAATTTTGGGAAAAATTTTAGAAAATGGGAGGTATTTATAACTAAAGAAATATATTATGTATAAATTTAGATTTAAACAATTATTAGAATCAACTCTTGGTAATGTAAAACCATTATTAACTGAAGGTGATGACGACACTCCAAAAAAGTGGAAACAGTGGGAAAAAGAAGGATATGAATATAGTCCTGGAACAATACCCCCAAATAAGAATGATATGTTTTATGGTCAATTAAGTGTCGTGGCCAGAATAAAACAATCGGGTCAAGAACATTTAAGACAAACAATATATTTGAATGCAGATGAAAAAGGATTTGATAGAAATGTGGACGGGTTAATGGTTTTTAAAAATTTGGATAATGGAACAATTGAATGTAGGTTTTTAACAAAAGAAAAACTATTCTAATAAAACTCATATTAATTATAACCCCATCTTCAACAGGTGGGGTTTTTTATTTGACAATTAATTTATTTAGTTTTATATTTTAATAAAAATATTAAAAACATATGAAAACAATTATTTTACTTTTATCTTTATTCTTTATTTCAAACCTACATGGTCAGTGGGTTTATAAAACTATTACCGATGGATTTGATGATCCATATAAGATTGCTTATACGGACAATCCAACTGGAGCATTTCTAAAAATGGAAAACGTTGATGGTAATCTTGTATTTTATATTAAAGGGGGGTATTATTGTGATGAGAATCCTACGTATGATTTTGTTTTTCAACTTGGAGAACAAGTTTATAAAGTAAGTGGTACCGGTATTAAATCTGAATCGAGTGATATTGTATTTTTTACCCCCAATTTATTAAACGAAGAATTTGAAACCGTTGATTGGTTTAAAAAATGTTCCAAATTAAAAATTAGAATCAACGAGTCCTATTGTACCACCGAGTATTACGAATTTAATATGAGCAAATCATCATCAGCACTTGAATTTATGTCTAAACCTTAAATAATTTAAAAAATGAAAATTAAAATCTACGCCCAAGAAACATTCACAACAACCGTAACAAGATCGTCTATTGTGATTAACACTGAAGATTATCCGGAATTGGAAGGTATGAATGAAAATGAAATTAGTGATTATATTGATAACAATGTCTGGGATATGAAACCAACCAGTGATGGTGTTTATTCTTCACTTGGTGAAGAACTTTCAGAAACTGATATTGATTATGACGATATCACTGACGATTCGACAGAATTTTATGTTGAAGAAGTTTAATTGAAAACCCCCCTCTTAGTTAGGGGGTTTTTTGTTTTCCAGTATATTTATCATTTATATGAAATACCTCATTACAGAAAGTCAGAAAAATAATCTTAAGGTTTTATTAAAACAACTTATAAGATCAAAAGGCATTCAAATTGCTTTTAGTAGTGTGGGTGGAAAGGATAACTTTTTTGAAATCATGGATATAAATTCACCAATGGAGTTTTTACATTTGTTTGATGACTTGGAGCAAGTTCAAAGTGAAGAAGAACCTGATTGGACTTTATATAGATATGAACCAAAACGTAATTTGATGATTTACGAGAGAAAATATGATTATGTTTTCATTAATTACGAAGAAATATGGAAACCTTTACTTGACGTTGGTCTTTTCAATCCTGACATTAAAGAACTTATAAAAGAGTGGTTGTCTGAGGTTTACAATTTAAGGGGATACACCTCTTTATAGTTCATTTACTTTTTGTTTTATTGATATATTTATAATTGAAATAATTTATTATGAAAAAAATTATAAGACTAACAGAAAGAGATTTAACTCGTATTGTTAAAAGAATCATTAAAGAAAATGATGATCAAGAAAATGATGATCAATCTATTATTAAAGAAAAAATAGATAGTTTGAAAAAAACCGAAAATAAATATTATAATATTGACAATGATAACGTTGATCTTGTTGCCAAAAAATTTGGCAAACTGTTAGCGGTAAGCAAAGAATTTTTTTATCCTGGAATTTACAAAATTAATGAAACGGACGAAGATAATTTTAGAGAGATTTGGAATAACATAACAAATGATACGGTTGAAAACGTAAAAATAGTTGAGTTTGATTATTAGAGTTTGTTAATTAACATAAACGGTGGGGTTTTTTTAAAAGTATATTTATAAATAAAAATTATGAAAAAAATAATTAGACTTACAGAAAGAGATTTAACTCGTATTGTGATGAAAGTTTTAAATGAATCTCCCGATCCTGAAAAAGACTTCATCTTAACTAAAGATGAAATGACTTGTATGAATGGGTATTTCAAAAAACCATACACTAGATCTGAGTACGGATGGTTAAAGAGTGAAGATGGAAAACAAATACATTTTGGTAAAATAGAAAATACCTATCTTAAAAATTATTGTAAGTTTGATATTAATAATAGACCAATAAATTCCAATAAAGAGTTTGGGAGATTTGATTATAACGATACTACAGGTGTTGTAACTTTAGGCCCCCTTAATAGTTTATTTTAATAAAGGAATATAATTATGAAAAAAATAGTTAGACTTACAGAATCAGATTTAACAAGAATTGTTAAACTTGTGATCAATGAAGATGTGGACTCTCTTAAAGGAGATGCCCGTAGAATACTTATGAGACTTGGATATAGTCCGACACTACTTAAAGATTATACAAAAGAAGAATTGGCCAAAGCACTTAGACGAGAAAACAAAAAAAGGTTTAGTGTACATGATGAATGGGAAAACTTGGCCGATAAATTGCATAAGTAATATTTAAATCCCCCACCTCATCAGTGGGGTTTTTTGTTTAACAATTTGTGGTGGTATTTATTATAAAAATATTACTATGGAAAAATTGAATTTTAATGAAATGTTAAATAAGTGTTGGGAAACTGCACTTGGAATGACAAAAATGGCAAAACTTTACCAGGGTTCATCACCTCATGATCTAAGTTTTATCCATTGTATCTTCAGAGGTAACGATGAATATGCGACAATTATGGTTAACTGTACTTGTGAAGGTAAGATCAGCATTCAAACCGTTGATAGTCCATACTTGGATGATCTAGTTATTCATCCACCCCTTCAAATGACACAAGAGGAATCTGAACAATATTTGATTGATGCTGGTTATACCGGTCGTTGGTCAGTTGTTTTGTTGAGAGCCCCGTTGTATTCGGTTAAGTATCCACCACTTTATATCTATACTGTGGAAAATGTCGGATACATTGCCGTCGATTCAACGGACGGAACAAATGTTTTTCAATTATATTAAAATTAACCCCCATAATTGGGGGTTTTTTCTTTTATATCATATTTATCTTATATGAGAAGAATTACAGAATCAGAGTTGATTAGACTGGTCAGACGAGTTATTAAAGAAGAAACATCCGGTCATGGGGATTTTATTGAAACCTTGAGATCAAACTTTAATATGTCAGATGAATTGGTTGGTTTTGTTAGTGACTTCATCGAAAATTCAAATTGTAATAAAATAGAATTTGCAAAATTTAAGTACGCAGCCTTGGGGGCGTCCCTTCATAATGGGGTATTAATTAATGATGTGGTTTTACGTGGTTCATTGGAAGTTGCATTGTTTTCAATATTTCATGAGATTGCTCATCAGTACCAATATAAGAAATATGGTATTGAAAAAATGTATGAATTTTATAACGATGAAATATCGGTTATTGAGACCGCAAAATTTATGAAGGAAGTTGAAACGGTTGCCGATAGTTTTGCATCCCGAAAAATTAGAGAACTTCAAAAAATGGGTTTGATCAGTAGAAACTTTGTTCCAATTGAAATGTATAAAAATGTTTCCGAATCTCAACTTGCTCATTTTATTACTAAAATTAGATCAGAACTAAGGTCCAATAATATTTATTCTCCGGATGATATTAGCGAGTATTATTATAACTTGATGAAAGACCAACTTTAGGGTTTTTTTGAAAAAAATTTGATAATATAGATATTTTCATTTAGTTTTGAAAAAGATGGAAAAAAAGGTTTGCACAAAATGTGGTGAAGAAAAAGTTCTCACAGAGTTTAATAAAAATAAACGACAATCTGATAACTTTTCCCCACAATGTAAATTGTGTAGATCAGCAGAAAGAAAAAAATATTACGCAAAAAATAAAACTCGAGAACTTGAAAAAATAAAAGAATATCAAGTATTAAATAAAGATTCAATATCTAATCAACGAAAAAAATATAGAAAAGATAATCGAAAGGTTTTATCGGCAAAACACAAAGATTACATCAAACAAAGAAAATTGATTGATCCCATTTTTAAATTGAAGGAAAGAGTTAGATCCAAAATTCGAAAATCATTGTCCAAATTTAAGTCATCGAAACAACTCAAGACAATTGAAATTCTTGGGTGTGATCATGGTGAGTTTAAGTCACATATTGAATCCCAATTTGAACTTTGGATGACCTGGGATAATTATGGTCTTTATAATGGAAAATTGAATTTTGGTTGGGACCTGGATCATATTATACCTTTGTCATCAGCCGTCACAAAGGAAGATGTTTTTAAACTTAACCATTATACAAATTTTCAGCCCCTATGTTCTCACATTAATAGAAACGTCAAAAAAAATTCTTTAACATGGAAATCCTAGGTTGGAACACCCGTTCCGGACTTCGTCCGAATATTTTTTAAAAATATTTTGAAAAAAAATTTGACTATTGAAAAAATTAATTCTAAATTTGTACTATGAAAAGAGAAAAAAAGGTTGGAGTATTAAATAAGGGGTTTAAGTATCGAATATACCCCAATAAAACCCAGATTAAACAAATCGAGGGTGCAATACAAGCGGCAAGGTATGTTCGAAACCTAACCATCGATCTTGATCGACAAATATATTCTCTGGGTGGAAAACCAAATTTATCACATTTTGGATTAAATAAACATATAACAAATTATAGAAAATCGGCACCCTTTTTAAATGATCACGATTCACAGATTTATATGTATGAAATGGAACATTTAAGTAAGGCTTGGTCAGATTTTTTTGATAATACAAAAATCTATAAACAAGTCATTAAAAACAATCCGAAGACCGATATGAAACGTCCCACACCACCGGATTTTACAAAAAAGAATGACCAAAAACAAAGTTTTACAACACGATTAATTAATACTAATATACAAAAACACGGAATAAAAGAAGATGGTAAGTTAACTTTACCAAAAATTACTGGAAATATCAAAGTCCAATATCATAGACCAATTATTGGAATTCCAAAAAAATATACGATTTCCAAAAAACATGGAAAGTACTATGTGTCAATTTTGGTAGAATATAAGAACGATGTTTCAAAAAAGGAAGTCAAGTCTGTGGTTGGTATCGATGCGGGTGTAAAATCTTTGATTGTTACATCAGAAAATGAAGTTATTAAAAATCCAAAATACCTGAACCAACATTTAAATCATTTGTCAAAATTGATAAGTAATAGGGACAAATGTGTAAAGTACTCTAACAACTGGAAAAAGTTGAATAAAAAAGTTCATGTTTTAGAAGAAAAAATATCAAACTGTAGAAAAAATTATAATCACAATGTATCCAAAAGACTGGTCGATCAATATGATTTGATTTGTATGGAAGATTTGGATCTTGTTGAAATGACGAAATCAAATAAAGGTACCGTTGAAAATCCTGGTACCAACGTTAAACAAAAATCAAACTTAAATCGAAATATTTTGGACGCTGGTCTTGGGATGTTACGTGAAATGATTATTTATAAAAGTGTCTCCAGCGGGAAACACACAATTAAAGTGGATAGATTTTTTCCATCAAGCAAGAAATGTAATAATTGCGGTACGGTGAATGAAAATCTACTTTTATCTCAACGGGTTTGGGAATGTAAAAACTGCAAAAGCGAAATTGATCGTGATTACAATGCGGCTTTAAACATTCGGGACTTAGGTAAGAAAATGTTCTTTGAAAATTTAGAAAATTAGGAAACAAAAACTGGGTGGTGTGACATCCAATTTAATTGTGGTCAAAACTCAATTTGTGGGTTTATAATGACAACAAGAGCCTTTCATTTATTATGTTTCCAAAATACACAGTTGTGTGTGATCTTTATTTGAAGGGTAATCACAACGGAGGAAGAGTGTAGAAGACAACTTATCGCGTTGTGTATGATCTTTATTTGAAGGGTAATCACAACGGGGATTTGGGTTAGCGCTTCCTTTTTCAAGTTGTGTATGATCTTTATTTGAAGGGTAATCACAACGCTCAACGGTTTGCCGATTAATAGAAAACAGTTGTGTATGATCTTTATTTGAAGGGTAATCACAACGAGATGGAAAGTGCTGTATAACAACCTAAAGTTGTGTATGATCTTTATTTGAAGGGTAATCACAACAAATTAAGGTCGCACAATCGTTTGTTTTGAGTTGTGTATGGTCTTTATTTGTAGGGTAATCACAACAAATCTATCTACATTTAAATTTTCTGAAAGTTGTATATGATCTGTATTTGAATTTATTATATTAAAACCCCATCTTTAACAGGTGGGGTTTTTTATTTATCGTGATATTTATTTTAAAGAGTTAAATTATGAAAAACGTACTTATATATTTGGTTTTTATTTCATTACTATTTTCATGTAAAAAAAAGGAAGTAGAGCCACAAAGAAATGTCACATATAAAATCCAGTGTTCGGATTGTTATGTTTATTATAAAGAAAACGGAAAACCAAAATCAGAATTTCATCAAAACTCAACCTGGTCTCATAACTTTGTTGGAATGAAAGACAGTTTGGTTTTGGTGTATGCCATGAACACCTCAGGTCAAAATCAATTTGTTTCTGCAACAATTCTATTGAATGGTGACACATTGAAACACGCGACCGGGAGTTGTCCGATATCTGGAACCGTTGCGGTATCTGATACTCTTCGTTAATATGGAAAAATTTAGATTTAAACAATTAATTGAATCAAAACTGGGGACCGTTAAACCTCTATTGGTGGAAGAATCTGAAACGTCGGCAGATGAGTGTAATGTAAATATTGCTCAATCTGATGAGACCGCAGATGCTTTCTGGGACAATTTCAAAAAATCAACTTTAGTCAAACCTTATGATTATAATTCTACGGTCAGGTTTCAAAAATGGGTTAAGAAAAATTATCCATCGATAAACCTTGGAACCTTCGGAATAAAAAAAGATGGGGTTGATGGGAAATTTGGAAAACTTACCCAATCGGCATGGAATAGAGTGGGAAATGAGTATTTGAAAGGAGGTTCCCAATTAAATCTCCCATTAACTTTCACAATTAATGAAGATATTAAAAGATCTATTTCAAAGGCAAGAAACGAATATTTAAAATGGTTTAGTGATGAAAACACAAGAAAAAAATTCAAAAACCAAAAACTTATTCCCCAACTTTTAAAATATATTAATACCCTTACTTCTTACAAATCATATTATAATAAAAATCAATCACCCAATCCGAAAACTTTTGGGTGGGTTAAATATGCAAAAAGTGCTTCCCAACTAAATGAATTAAAATACAAATCAATAAATTTAAACGTGTTTAATATTCATAATGGGAAAAATTATATTGCATCACTCGATCAAGTAACAAAACATGAGATGGGACATTTGATTGATAATTTTTTAAGGATTTATAAAGAACCAACCTATATCTTAACACAAAATACTCCAACTTCCCAACAAGAATACTCACAAACATATATAACCAACGATTCGGAAACTTATAGTAGATTAAATAATTTTAGGACAATTATTGAAGCCGGCCCAATGGACGATGGAAATCAAATGTTAAACAAATTTTTTAATAAAATTAGATCTGGAACCATCCAGGTTAAGGGATTTGATCTATCGGCAATGTATAGTTCCACTAAACCCAGAAAAGCGTCTGTTGACCAAGCAAATGAAATTATGAAATCTTTGAGGAAAATGATTTTAGTCAACGGTCTTAGTTCTCATAATACCCAACAATTATTTTCCGAGTATGGAATACAATCACAAGGAAACATTTATGTATCGTTTTATTTGTTGGGAAGATTAAATCAAACTTCTAAAGGTCCGGAAGATGAAAACAAAAAATCAAATTATCTTTATTTGAAATTTACCCCAATCAATCAATCAGTTTAAATTATTGAATTGTTTTTTAAAGTTTCTTTGTATTTATAAATAAAATAAATTATGAAAAAAGTTATAAGATTAACTGAATCCGAACTTGTACGGTTGGTTAAGAGAACCATTCAAGAAATGGAGAATCAAAATAACGGATCTGTTGGAGGTACTGTCAAAAGTTTGGCAAAACGAGATATGACACCCACAGAAAAAAAAGATTGGGTGGGTTTGTATGAACTAACTCAAAATGATAATACAAATTTTGAAATTCTGACTGTTAAGGGATCTCCGTCAGTTGGTGGGGTTTCAAAAAACTTGAAAGGAAAATATTTAAAACCGACCGATTATATTAAGGTTCCTAACTCTGGGGATGAGGTTTATTTTAAACCGAGTACAGGTTTCAGATATGAGGCATATGTTTATAATGAAGGTGGTGTCATAAAATTTGGATTTGCAACAGAATAATTTATGAAAAAAGTTATAAGATTAACTGAAACTCAATTGATCCGACTCATCAAAGAATCCATTGAAAATAATAATTTAAAAAGTGAGGAAAACTTTTTTAAAAGACGAGGGGTTGATCTAGAAAAACTCGAAGAAATGATTTATTTTCAAGAGTCAATTCAAGAAGTAGAAAATTTTGATGATGGGGATGAGTTTGCCGAATTTTGTATTTATACTGCAGTTGGTTTTTATTTCGGTGGTGAAGGATACACTGATGACGATGATGATGATTGGGGTGATAGTTGGGATGAAGATGAAGAAACAGAAAAAAACGAAAATAACTTACCCCCAGAATCGGCATATGAAGTTAGAGATGAATTGGAAGAATACTTGTATGAAAAATACTTTAATGAATTAAAAGTGAACTTTGACGACTATATATCCGGAAAATCTTAATTGTATCTAAGTTTAAAAACTCCCCCACCTCATCAAGTGGGGGTTTTTGTTTTTCATATATTTATAATATATGAAGATTGTTATAACAGAATCTCAATTTCAATTTATTAGAAGATACCAAGAAATTAAAGATTGGGTTAGTGATGACTATAATTATTTATTGAAAAGAGGACACTCACCATATGATGCAAAAGATATGACAATAGATCACTCCCCATGGACATATTTAAATGATTCCGATACTGACATTGAGAACAATAAAAAAAATTTTGATAAGTTACGACGATTCATTGAAAAAAATTTTGAAGATTTAATTAGTTAATATGAAAGTCATTATCACAGAAAATCAACTATTTATTTTTAGACGAATCCAAGAGTTTATTGATATTGTTGAAAAACAGATTAAAGGATATGAAAAACAAGAAGATAATCCGTGGTGGTGTAAACACAACAACCCCGAGTCTTTTTTTGATAATCTTAAAGGAAGATCTATTGAAATATTTGTTGATCAGAATTGGGATTTTTTTCATGACGATAGTGAAACTGGGGGAGCCAATATGGACACTCAAATATTGTATGACATTGTTAATAAAGAATATGGAAACTATATTCGAAATCTTTTTGTTCGTAAATGTGGTTATTCGCGTTTTTAATTAATATTTATAGAATATGAAATTTGTAATCAACGAGTCCCAATACAATTTTATTAGAAGAGTTGGTATCATAGAAGACCTTTTTAAAAAATATGTTGACGACGATGAATTTATTTATAGAGTTTTTGACACTGGACCAGGTGCTTTTGGAACACATAAAGTAGGATTAGATGAATTTATACCATTTGTATCGTACACAATTGCACATCAAATCGCAAAAAGCGAAATGAATCCAAGAGATGACGACGACAACGATGACTTTGTAACTTACAGAAATCAGTTACAAAGGTTTATTCAAACAAATTATTACGATTACCTAAAAAAAAGACACCAAGAAACCCTAATGTAAAAATGAAAATTTTAATTTCCGAATCACAATATTATTTATTAAGAAGGATGTCATACATGAATGATGTCATAAATAAGCACCTTGATGACTTTAAACACAATTTAGACCCAAAAGATTGTGAAAAAATTAATTTTGACGACTTACTGGAAGGAGTAAAATTCAAAGTAATAAAAGAATTGGAGGAAAACTATTCTGATTTAAGTGGTGATAAAATTTCCATGGTTGATAAATTTATTGATAACTATAAAAAACAAGAAATTTATGAATCATACTGTGAAATGTGTAATTTTAATTGTGTTGACATCGATAATTTATACGACTTTTAAGTTATTATATGAGGAATCCCAATCTAAAAATTATCGGTGAAGAGATCGACAGGATTAAAGATCTTATGGGAATTTCTAAAAAAGATAGTATTGTTGTAACGGGTTTACAAAAATTAATTGATGAAAATAGTACCTTAGAAAGAAAATCAACACCAATACCATATGATAAAAGAGTTGAAATGATACAAATCGCATTACAATTTCTTGGGTTTTCGCTACCCAAATGGGGTGTAGACGGAAAATTTGGTCCGGAAACTGAAATTTCGGTTGAAAACTTCCAGGAAGAAAACTCCATGGAAGTTACAGGTGTTGTTACAAAAGAAGTTCTTCAAAAAATAGTAGAAGAACTAGTTAATAAAAACTTTGAAAATACAGATTTATTAAATATCAAAAAAGACAAAACGGAGACAATCCTAGATGATAAAAATATTAAAAGCAATATCGTTATTGGTGATTCACAAACACCATATGTTGCTAACGGTAGTTCGAAGTTTAGTCTGATATCAGACAAAGGATCCAAACGTTCATTGTGGTTGGGGGGTATGGGATTGAATTGGTTATTAGATGCGGTAGAAAATCATCCCGGATCAAAAAAAGTAAAAAATATTGCAATTTGTATTGGGACAAATGGTGCTTTTAGTTCCAAAGATAATATCCCAGGTTTAGTTTCAGAACTTAGAAATAAATTTCCTAGAGCGAATTTATTTGCAATCCAAGGATCATGGGGTTGGGGTGGATTAAAAAATATTAAAGAAGAAAAAGTCAAAAAATATTACCAAAAATTTAAAGATCAGGGAGTTGAGGTAATTGATCCCCCAATTGGAAAAATAGAACCCCATGGTAATAAACCAATCTATAAAACCATCGGATCAGAACTTGATAGTAAATCGAGTTAAATTTCTTTGATCCTACAATATTTATTAATATGAACCTACAAGAAAATATACAAAGAATCTTAGAAATCATAAAAGAGGACCAAACATCTATTGCCGGATCCACCGGAGGTTGGGCAATTACTTATAAAAATCCTATGGCACTTATTCAAAACCCCCCGGACGATTGGGATGGTTTGAACGGTGACGTAAATGGAAAACTCAAGTTCAAAGAAATGAAGTATGGTGTAAGGGCCGGTGTCAAAAATTTAAAAAATACTTATTTTGGAAAAGGATTAACTTCCACGAGTTTAATTAAGTTATTTAAAAAATATGCACCATCTGGTCATGGGTCAAATGATCCAAACAATTATGCGTCATTTGTTGCAAATCAAATTGGGGTAAAAACAACCGATCTATTAACTTGGGATAAATATGGTAAACAAATTGCAAGATCAATAATAAACATGGAAACTGGTATTCCTGTCGGGGGTGAAAAAAATAAAGTTCTTGGTGTGACGGAGGAAGAATTTACAACTGGATTTGACCTGGCAAATGGTTAAATAGGTTTTTGTTAATATTTATAATTACATATGAAAAATTTATTTTCTTTTTTTAAAAAAACAACTAAAAAAAATTCAATTGACCACGCATTGAGAATATACAACGGTAAGTTTGCTTTTTGTGGTGCGTCAGGTGCGAAACCAACTGGAAAAATAATCGAAGTACAAGGAAACAAATTCAGAGAAGGAAGATCGGTTTGTCCAGTCATGAATGGAACCTCAATTGCAAATATCGAATTGGTTTCTGATCCATCTATCACTCCCGATGGAACAGAAAATACTGTTTGGTCATTTTTTTGGTATTACGATGAAGTTCCACAAGCACCCACTTGGGAAACATTACCAACGGTTAATCGTTCATTTGTAATAGGTGAAGGAGAAAGTAATCAAATGAGTAATATGTTTTGTATGCCATGTAGAATATTTAAAAATGTAAATGGGGTTGATTTAGCCGAATGTTTTGGTCCACTTAACGAAATGGCAGTCCCTTTACGTAAATCGGTCAGGGTTCACCCAGGACAAACCTCAATTACTCAAGCACCTGAAGGTTCCCCTTTTCCGGTTGGGACAATAATACCCAATTTTAATTTGACTAAAACGCTATGAAAAAACAAATTAGACTAAGTGAATCACAATTGATTTCATTGATTAAAAAAATAGTTCCTAGAGTTAAATAAGTAAAAAAACCCAATACCCAACTATTATGAGATTTACTATATCTGAGTCTGAAAAAAGGGAAATTCTTAACATGTATTACTTGACCGAAGGTTTCTCAGGTGAGGAGCATGAAGGATATAGTAGTATGTCTGCATGTAAAAAAGACATACCATATAATGTTGTGACTAAAGCCGGTTTATCCTGGAAGAAGGTTCGACAAGAATATGGATCATCTGGAACACATTCTGAAAACACGGAACTTAGAAATAAATTTTGTGAGGGTTGGAGACCCGGAGATTCAAAGACTGAAGGTAAAAAAAATACCCATAAAGAGAAACCAGAACCATTAGTCAAACCAGAGGATGATGAAGAAGAAGTGGAAGATTTTCCAGAAACAAAAACTTCAAAACCATCTAGTTCTTCATCCACAAAAAACAAAGAAGTTGACGACTTAATTTCACGAATGTCTAAAAAATATAATCTGAAAATTACCGCTGATCACATACAAAAAGAATTAGATCAAGAAGGTACGACAAGAGAAGATGGTGGTGGGATTAATAAAGAAGCGGAGTCTTCAGTTTTGAAGTTAATTAAATTTTGTAGAGGTAAATATTCGAATGAAATTGGGTCGGTACAGAATATTGTATCTCATTATAGAAGTTATACCTCCCAAATCGATAATTTTGGAAAAAAGGCACAATCTAGGGGTGTTGACGATACTCAAAAATGGAATGCCCTTCCTGGGTTTAGCCAACACCACACAGGAAAGGCATTTGATATATTTTCAACTGACCCTGAGTGGTGGAATTCAAGACCTAATGTCAAATCTTGCATAAGAAATAATGCGTCAAAATATAATCTTGAAGTTACTTACACCGAATCAACAACAAGAGGAAAGGTAAGGGGTCCAGAACCCTGGCACTTATTTTATATAGGTTAACCTTCTATAGTAAGTAAATCATTCATAGGGTGTATTTATGATATATGAAATTTGTTATTTCTAAATCACAATTCAAATATCTTGTTGAAGAAATTTCATCAGAAAGTTCTTACAGCCAGGAAATGGATTCTTCTATAAATGAACATCTAAAAAAACTTCACCCATATGTCCAAAAACAATTTAAAGAACTTTTTGACTATTGGAAATCGAAGGGAATTATTTTTAAGATATCAGAAAGTTATAGAGATTTCGAAAAACAAGAAATTTTTTTCGATAGAGGAACAAGCAAGGTTCCTGGGGGTTTAGGAATTCATAATTATGGTCATGCAGTTGATGTTTATCATTGGAATGGAACCAAATGGGATAGACCAACAGATGAGATGTTACAAATTGCCCAAAAAATGGGGTTTGAATCGTATGGGCTTTCATGGGGATGGGACTATTATCACATTCAATTTACTTCAGAATTTACAAATCAAAAGGGTGGGGATTTGAAATTCCTCAAAAAATATGGTAGGCAACTTTTAAACACTTACGAAGTACCATCCACTGAAGATAAAAAAAAATATATGAATCAATTAAATAAACTAGGTGCCACAAATTTTAATATAAAATTTTAGTATTTATAATAAAAACAATGACATGAAAAAAGTAATAAGATTGACAGAATCAGATTTAATTAGAGTTGTAAAAAAAACAATCAAAGAAAGTCAGAATATAGAAGATGTGTATAGTGTAGAAGATATGTTTAACTATGTGATTAATATTTTATCCACAAAAGGGGATATTAACACTATGAGGAGTATAGAAAAATACAGGGATGATTTTTTGAAATTGGAAGACGAACTCACAAGTGAATTATCTTTGATAAATTCAGATATAGAAATGCTTAGGTCAACCTCAAGTGAGGATGATTTATGCGAACAAGGGTATGAATTTTTAAATGAAATAATTCAACTTTACAACGAATATATGGGTGAGTATGAGATTGAAATTGAGTTATTGGAATTGGGTCATTTATTTGACGAATCTTTAAATATATTGAAAGGTCTTCTTGTTGAAAATGATTGCGATATAGACCCTTCAGATTTTCAACTATAACAACTAAAATCCAAACCGTGATTATTGATAAAGAATAACCATTATGAAAATAATTATTAATCCGAAACAAAAAAAATTATTAGTTGAGTCCCAAGACGAATTTCTCAAAAACTTTTTAATAAAAAATGGTTTAGATTTTACAAATAAAATCTCAATAATTCAATCATCCTATGATATACCACTTGAATTAAGCAGAGTTTCACCTCCAGAATATACAAGAAGTATGTTAAATTTTTATGGTCCAATGTTTTTGATTGATATTGAGGGTGAAAAATTTTTATATCAGAATAGACTTGATCAGGAGTGGATTATTAGTGAAAATGGATTTATATATAATTTATATGAAATACCCAAGTTAGAAAAGTTTTTTGCGTTGGGGTTAAAATTTTCCAAAATTATTGATCTGTTTTGGGAAGATGACTTTTATTGAAAATAAAATCATAAACACTATTGATTATTATATTTATATTTGTTAATATTTGTTAACAAATAAACCAATTAATTTTTTATTTATGAAAATGTTAGTTTTGTCAGGTCTTTTGACCATGATTTTCACAATTCTAGTTAGTTCTTGTGGTTCAGAAAACTCAAAAACTGAGTCAACTCAAAACACCACTACAACAGATACTACTGGAAATGATGATTCAACTCAAAATGCATCTGACAACAAATCATCCCTTGAAAAATAATTTATATTTTATAGAATTATTTAACCCCATTTAATTAATGGGGTTTTTTATTTGAATAAATTCGTATATTTATTATAAAAAAAAATGAAAAAAATTATAAAGTTAACAGAAAGGGATTTAGAAAAAATTGTAAAACAAGTGATTATAGAAAGTGAAAATCAAGTTGTCAAATATAGGGATGTACCACCAAACAATCTACGTAAATTAGAAAAAGAATTAATTAATAATGGTATAGACGCTAAAATAAGTGGTTTGATGAATGATTTTATTGAGGTAAGAAAACCAGGAGAAGACCTACAAATCACGGTTAATTCAGATGGTAGATATGTCATTCAACCAAGAAGAGCAAGATCAAAAGACGATCAAGTATTGTTTGTGAGTGTACCAAAACATAACGGAACTTTTGAGGATAATTTGGAGGTTGGGATTCGTTCGGTTCTAAGTTTTTTTAAGTTTGCCAATAAAAAAGAAGAAGGAAGAATGCCAGAAGGTGGTAGATTTATGCACAAAAAATTCGATTAATAGTTTTGGAGCCGATATCACTGATTATAAAAAATTTTTTGGAGAAGAATGTTTTAATTCGTTATCCAAAAGTTTGTTTTATTAAGGTAGAACAAATAAAAGATGATATCTTCGAACTTAACTCTCTTCATCTAATAGTATATTTTGATAATTCAAATTTAGGTTCTTCCCATAAAGATGATTGTCTAAACGAATGTTGGGAACAAGTTCATGACATTTTTAAAATTACTATGGCCGTATATAAGAAAGATGTTGATTGTGATCAAAAAATAGTCACCGAATCATCAAGAAAAATAATTTCTCTTAATCATATCAAAAGAAGAGAATCAATATTGATAGACATTTTTGAAAAATCATCAAAAGATCCTGATTTCGACCCATGTACTTATCCCAGATATGAACAATATAAAAGAATATTGTTTAATAAAATTCTATCTGATTTTTTATACACTTATGGGGATCTGAAAATCAATGGTTCAGAATTTAATGAAGTTCAAAGTTATCTGTCCTCATTATTTTCAAAAAAAACTTACAATACCTATCATAATGCCGATTGTGAGGAATAAATTTTTAAAAAATTTTATTCATTATTGTTTGTAAATGTTTTTTTTAATATTTATAACAGAATTAGATTTTCTATTTTCATTATTTTATTATAATTAATTATATGAATAAAAGTAGGTTCAAACAACTTTTAGAGTCATCTGTTGGGAATGTAAAACCTTTGACAGAAAACAAATTTTCAACTCAAGATATAACTTTTGAGAGGGGTGACAATTTCTGTAAACTTAAAATTGGTTATCAAGAAGATACTGAGGGTAGACATTACAACCCTCTTTTGATTTGTAATGACAATTTTTTAGGTGAAGATTCCATAAGGTTTGTATTTTCAGAACTTAAATCAAGAACCTTTCAAGGGGCTAATGATCTTGTTTGTAAGTACTTGGAACCCTTATCAGAAAAAATACAAGACATTATGGATAAAGGGGATGGTAGACTTTCGGATGTTGTAGAAAGTACTCAAAGATTTGGTCGTTATGAGGTTTTTGACGACCCGATTATTTGTGACAGCAATTTATTTGATAATTAATTAATACATATATGAATAACGAACAAAAAGCAAAAGAATATGAAAGACTCATGTTTGAATACACAAGAATTCAAAATAGAATTTCATCAATCAAAGGGGAATCTATTAACTTGAATGAGATTCAATTACGACAAGTCAGAGAATTAGAGACTAAACTTAGACATATAACTGAGTCGGCATCAAGATTATAAAAAGTAATCTTAAATGAATAAACTGTCTATTTATGTTGCGGCAATCGTCACAATTATTCTATTATTTTTTATTTTACCAAATTTTCTAATTTATCTTATCGGGTGTTACCAAATAGGTTCCTGGGTGGGTTCTTGGTTATCGAATCAATTAGATAAACTTGATTAGTATTTTTTGTATTTAGGGATATTTATTATTGTAAATAATAATAATAATAATGAAACAAATAAGACTTTCCGAATCTCAACTTGTCAATCTTATAAAAAAGATAATCAAAGAAAATACCGAATCGGAAAATAAAATATCCATTTTGAAGTCTCAAGCAGGGACTACCCTCAAAAATAATCCATGTTGGTCTCAAGGTTTATGTCCAAAAGTTGAAAGTGGTTCAGTCATTGAAGGGGAGTGTGAATTTTGTCCGGGTCCATTAGCGGGCATCATAATTCCTGCTATTGGCGGAATTGTTTTGGGGGTAAAAATGGCATTAAACCGAAGAGATGATAAAAAACGCCAACAAGAACAATTATGGATAAAACAATTTCCGGATTTGAAAAATCGCGAATTTATATATTTTAAAGATGGAAGTGTTCAGGCGGTCAAAACTACCGATAAGAATGATGTTATGATCAAATCCAAAGAAGGTAATTGGGTTAAATTAGATATATAAAAAAAGTATATGAAAATAATAGTTTCCGAATCCCAATATAAATTTCTTCTAGAAAATATTCCAGTAATTAATCAAATTATTGATAAAATGTCAGAGGTTGGGTATGATGGTCTTGACGACAAAGAAAAAACAATACTAAGTGATTATAGTCAATGGTTACAGAGTGGACAAAAAAACGAATTCAAATACGAAGACGATGATGATGTGGGTGACCAAGAGGTTGGTAAAAAAATAAAAGCCGCATTGGACTTAAGAGATAACCACAAACAAATAGTCATAAATGGTGAATTACAAAATTTAGGTCCTGTTGAATTCGTGACAAATGATGTACCAAAATCATTTGATAAATATATTGAATACGAATCATCAATACGATGGGATGATGAAAACTGGGATGGTTATATTGAAGTTGACTATGATGGGAATCTTGTAGGTACTCATTATGGATTGTTACCTAATGATGAAGAATCGGATTATTTATTGTATGAACCAGAGAATTATATTTCTTTGGAAGAAGAAATGGGATCTTTATGGGATGAACTAACTACATGGATTGAAGAAGTGGTAATTCCACAATTATAAAAACTTTTTCACTATGAAAATAATAATAACAGAATCCCAACTCAAAAAAATTAGGTTAATATTGAAAGAAGATGATCAATTGAATGAATATGGTCTTACTGATGACGAAATGCGTGAAGTTGAGAAAATCGTTGAGGAAGAAGTTAAGGATGATCTTGAAAGACTAAAAAATAATATACAGGAATTACAAAAACAGGTAGATTTATATTCAAATTTTGATTTTTCTAACATTTCCGATTTACATGACAGTGTAAAAGATTTTATTATACAAGACTTCATCAAACCAAAGAAAAAAGAATTAGAGAAACTAAAAAATGGGCTTGAGAATTTCAATTTTGAAGATTGGAAACAAAAAAAAATGCAGTGGCATTTATATAGTGCTGGAGGTGTTGGGTTTGCGTTTAGATATAACAGATATCGAGAAGAAGCACTTAATAGAAAACTTACTAAAGAAGATATAATAGATCTATTTGTTACTGCTTTAGAGGGTGGATCTAACTACTGGTATTATATGGACTTACCTGATAATATAAAAAGTTATGGGCAGTTTATATCTGAAGCCGTTGGAGAATATATCTTACAAGGAAACAAAGTTTATTTTTATGATGATGAATTAAGATCTGAGGTAATTCGTAATTTTAATAGAGGGGAATATAAAATAGAAGGTGATATTATTGATCAAAAAAGATTTGATGAAGATATTGATGAAACATATTTAGGATATGTTGACATGGATAAAATCTTGGACTCAATATCAGTAATAAAAACAGAATACCCTGAAATCTGGGAAAACATACTATTAGAGCAGGCAGATGCTGGAGATGCTGATGTTTTTTTACAATTGTGTGTTATGGGTGAAATAGTTTTTGGATGATGAAAATAATAATTAAGGAGTCTCAATTTACAAGGTTAGTTGAAAATCAAAATTACATTGATTCTATACTTGATAAAATGTCAGACAAAGGATATGAATCATTAAGTATAGATGAAAAAAAGTTTTTAGAATTTTTTTCCAAACAAGAAAGAATTAGAGAAAAAGAAAAAACTCATGGTGAAAAAAATTTAAATGATGAAGAAAAAAGTATTTTAAATTTAGATTTATCACCTGAAACCATTTCTTTTAAAGAAGAAGACCCCAGAGAGGGAACGTCCTTTGAATCTTCGTTTGATAATTTTCCAAAAATTACTTTTATTTTTGATTACGAGGAAAAAGAAGATAATCAAATTCATTTATATGGGACTTTATATTTTGATGATATGGAATATCATGGAGTTATTGTAACTAATAAATCACAGAATTTAATTGATTATGATTTTATTGATGCAAATATAGACTTTACAACAAGAAACGTCACAAATCTAATGGATGACAATTATGATAAAAGGGGAATGTTTGAAAATTTTTTTGAAAATGAGGTTATTCCTAAATTATTATCATTCTGATATATTTATAAATAAAAACATCTTATGAAAAGATTTATTATAACTGAAGAAGAAAAATCTAGAATTTTAAATTTACATAGTTTAGCATCCAAAAAATTTGTGGTTTCAGAGGCATATGAAGGTGGATTAGTAATGCAGGGTGACAAAATTTGTGATATTGTTTGTAAAAACAAATATGCCGGGGTAGGTGCAAAAGGAGATATTGTAAAAATGATTCAACACCTACTTTCAAATAACGGATTTGGGGGTGATTTTTACGGTGGGGGCATGAAACAGGGATGTGATACTGAATACCCAAGTTGTGATGGTGATTACAAAACTAGAACCAAAGATGCTGTGACCTCATTTCAACAAAAATATAGATTATCACCCGATGGGGTTGTTGGTTACGAAACTCATAAAGCGATGTGTGATAATTTGAAATTCACAAATTCATTACCAAAAGCAACCTTTTGTCCAACATGTAAGTGTGAAAATAACCAAAACCAAAATGAAATTCCCACAGACCAAGAAGGAAATAATGAAATAATTAATCAAATTCCAAATCTTGATTGTGAAAAAATTAAAAAATGTTTGATTGACAATATAAACAACCCATCACAAATTTTTACTTGTTTATTGGGTTCAGATATCCAAATTCCTGGTACTGGAGATATTCCAACAATTCCTGGTACTGGAGATATTCCAACAATTCCTGGAATTCCGAACATGTCTGGATGTCAGGTTTGTCAATATTTAATGGATAAAAATACTGGATATATAGATATACAACCCATAACAAATATAGATCCTTTACGACAGTATAAAGTAAAGTTTTCGAAATATTGTGCAGAAAACTGTAAAATTGGAACCACACAATAAAAAACATTTTACTTATTATTTATTTTTTCATATATTTGTAAAAATTTTTACATAATGAAAAAACCAATTTTATTTTTATCCTTTATTTGTATATCTTCTTTTTACTTTTCTCAGACCAGTTCTAGAAGTTTTGAAGTAGTACCCAATGACAAGATTATAAAGTCACCGGGGTGTACTCAAAAACCAAACACACTCCCTACTCCAGTGAAGAACATTATTAAAGTTACTGATCTTACCGGACAAGAGTGTAATTTGGAATTTAATAAATTTTTAATAATTTATTTTGATGATTCTAGTATTGAAAAAGTTTTCATTGAACAATAGAATTTTTGAATCGGTTATCCCCAGATTTTTTGGGGATTTTTTTTTGGTTGATATTTATAGTTAAAAATGGAAAGACAAGAATTTGAAGAAAAAATAAAAGTTATAAAATATGTAATTTTATCTAAATTAAATTTGCTTAGTGACTATATGAATAAACAAGTAAAATTTAATTTGGAAGACCATATAGGGATGGGTTATGAAAATTTTGATGGACACGAGTTTTGGTTTACTTTACAGGTCTCTCTTGACTGTGATGACTGCGGGTTCGAACCTTTACGTATTGGATCCGAGGTGAGACAATTTATGGGAGATTTACGAAATGCAAGTATTTTTCCAATAGATTCAAGAACACTCAAAGTAAACACTGGAAATGAGTGTGGTGCTGGGACAAAATTAGATTTTTTAGAGTTCTTCGATAATGATGGAATAATGAATTTAGAGTTAACCTTAAGAATAGATATTAATTAGATCTATTTACTAATCTCATATTTATTTTATTTTTCAATTAAAATAAACTAAAAAAAAACAAAAATTTATGGAAACACAATCATTTGTTTTGGGTATGCTTATGACTTATGGGGTAACATTGACCGCTCTAGTTGTTATAGGTTTAGTCAAGATTAGTAGGTTGGTAAAACAACAAAAGTCACTTGAGGATTATATTTCTAACATAAGATTAGAAATGGATTCAAGAGAAAGAGATGTTCGAAGAATTATGGACGAGACTAACAGAGAAATTACGTTGGTGGAAAGAACTATTATGCAACGAATTGATAAAGAAATCGATTTAACTAATCGACATATTCATGATGAAGTAGTTATGATTCATAGGCATGAAGATGAGATAGAAAAAACAATTCATGAAATTGATAAAAAACACCAAATGCATGAAGATGAAATTATTCGTACTTTAGAAGGGAGAATATCGGATGCCATTTCATATACAGATTCAAGAATCGATAAAGTTGTTTTATCAGGTACTATCACAGGTTCCAAAAGACCAACTGTTTGATAAATTAAACATACAACGAACTAAACCTCATCTTTTTCGATGGGGTTTTTTATTTTTATGATATTTATAAAATATGATTTCTAAAATTAGACTATTATTAGAAAATGAAAGTATTAAACAAGAGATTGAAAAATTAATACAAAGATATGGTGTTGTTCATGCGTCAAATGCTGTTGGGGGATTTAAGAAATTACACAATTTAACAAAAGGGGAGTCTTCTGGTGACGATTTTGAGGATTTTAATAATTTTATAACAGATAAAGTTTTTAGTTTAAACGATTCTAATGAACTCGAAATGAGATTCAAAGTACTATCTTCAAATAAAGTAACCATTGATAATAGTATTGGGTTCATGATGGATTGCGTCGTACTTGAAGGAAGATATTTTGCTGATAATGATAGATATGAACTCCATTTTGCATCTGGAGATATACCATTGGATGATTTTAGTTCATATTTTGAATTTAAAGAATATGTTGAATATGAAATTTCTAGTTTTTTATTCAAAATTTGTAATGAATTTAATATAAAAGTAGATTTTATTAATATACAATGGTAGAAGAAGAGAACAATAACTACGGAGATACCTATAATTTTTTATTAAATGTGAGTAATGGGTATGATCCATATTACAATTATCCCTCAGATTATATTTATAGACTAGAGTTTAATAAAACAAATCCAAAATTTTCAAAGGTTTATATTAGATTTGACTCAACTGAAAAATTTTTGAAAACCTTAGGTTTGGATGATTCTGATATTCGAGAATATGAAGATGCATTTTCACCATATTATAACTATTACCAAACAGATGAATATACCTGGAAAGAGGAATGGTTAGATGGGTATATTATAAACTATTTTGATCCGGAAAATCTTAATTTGTTATCTGAGATATTGAAAATAACAAACCCAACTTTACGTCTTAGTGATCATGCTGAAGTTTCTGAGTTTTTATACAATACATATGGTGATAAAGTTGAAGATATGTATTTAAGTTTTGGATCGGAAATGGATGATTGCATTACACAACGTGTAAAAGATATAATGATTAGCGAGTGTAAAGATCCTTACAAAAAGATTGGAATCGAAGAGGAACACTATGGTTATTTATATAGTACAACAGTAGCAAACTTATTATTATGGTACCGAATGAGTCAAAAAGAAAATGAAGATGTTGATCAAGTTTTGACATATTGGGTCGAAAAACTAGATTCTGATAAAGATATTGGGTTTTGGGATGAACTTAAGTATAACGTAAATTGTCAAATAGAAGATTTAGATATATCTTCTATTAATAGTACATTTAAATGGTCTTTAGAAAAAATCTTAGAGGACGCAGAATCTAAATTAGATGAAAATTTAGATTTTGAAAATTATTTGGAACTTTACAATAAAGTAAATGAAATGGGTGGTTTTGGGTATTGGATTTCTATCCCGAACAAAAAAATAGAGGTTCGTTTTAAAAAGTTAAATTTTGAAAGGCCATATCTTGTGTTTGATGTTTATAAACCAAATCCTCAAGGGTCTGATTCTCCATACAGCCAAGGAAGTACAGAAGTGCGAAGTGCAAATAATATAGAGGAATTAAATTTAAGTTTGTTTGAACCTGAACTATTCGAAAGATATATTTTAATTCAAAATAAACTTCGGCGATTAATATAATAAGTTGTGAATAGAAAGGCACTTTTTTCCTATTTATCTTCTTTTGGTGAAGATGTAATTATTGTTGACATGATGTATTTTGGTTATAATTTGGAAGATGTGGAATTATTCGACCTTAATAGAAAAAAAACTTTTCCAGTTATAGACATAGTTAGAAATTTTTTAAATGAAATAGTCATAGACTATTTACCAGATATACTCAAAAAACTAGAGAATAAATCAAATGATAGAACTGACATAATATTAAAAATTAATAAATCAGAATCACCGTTAAGATTTTTAAATCAAATCATACTTGAAAAAGTTCTTTATGAATCGGAGTATGAAAAATATGACGTTGGTAAATCAAATATTAAAGGTGATGATCATAAAATTGTTAAAAAATTTTTAAATCAAGAATATATTGATAACTTTGTGGTGTTTTTTGATGGTGAGGGGGGTTATATTTATTGTGACCGTTATTATTTAGAAGTTCCTGACCCAAGTTTGAGAAATCAAAGATGGTGGAATAAACTTACAGATGACATCGAAGACCTTGTAACAAAATTTGTTTTTTATGAGTTTGGTTCAAGATGGGCAGATGATCCTGGAGGAACGGGTTGGATTGAGTTTAAAGAAGATGAATATTATTCGGAGTTAACAACCTTTGGGGTTGATTGGAATAAATTAGAATTAAATATAAAAATATGACACTAGGAACAATTTGTGAATTTAAACTCAATTTTGAAAATGCCGACTTTTGGTTAATTAGAAAAGGTTCGGAGAAAACAGTGGGAACCCCAACTAGATCTTTCAATGAAGAAAACATTGGGGTAAAAGTTCGTGAAGAATATTTAGACAGAGTTTTACCTGATTTTCTTTTTTATTACTTTCAGTATCTTCAACAGATTGGGATGTTCTCACAATTATCTCATGGAACACTTCAATTAAAAAATATTTCATTGAACGACATCAAGAACCTACCTGTGTCTTTCCAATAATTACCATCTTCTAGATCGTCTTTCATTCATAACCGGAGGTGATGTACTAATTTTTTGCAAAACACAATTCATGAATTTAATTCCATCTTGTGGTGTTTTATTTAATTTAGATAATTCCGTACCACAAGCCATTAATTTCACTAAATCAGTTGGGATTTTTTTAGAAGTAATAACCCCCATACCTAATTCCTTACAAGTAGGAATTGGATCAAGATTATTTAATGATAATACTTCAGTTGCACAACCAATAATTTCTGTTGGAATATCGTTTTGATTTTCTTTAATTACTCGTTTAACAATACGAACTAGATCTGCTTCTGTTAATCTTACAATTTTTTTCATATTAAGTTTTTTAATATAAATATATGAATTGAAAAAAAACAATAATTTCAGAATATTTATTATCATGAATAATAAAAAACTAATTAAAGAAATTCAAAAAATTAAAAATTGTTTTGGATTAAATTTGTTGAATGAAAGTGTGGGACCAGGCGATAAATTAATTTTGGGTGCGTTAGATGCATCAAGTACAGGACTTGTAAAAACTTTGGGTACAGAACTTGCAACTCAGATTGAAAATTCAATTTTAACCTCCGTAAAAAATTCAGAATTAATTTTGAATAAAATGGGAAAAAAAATTGGTGACAATGTAAGTTTTGATGATATCAAAACACTTTATGGTCAAACAACAAAATCTTCAGCCGCAGAAATGGTTTTAAAAGAACTAGGATCGGAAGGTTCAAAAGTTTTGGATGATCTTTTGTTAAATAAAATTAATCCAAAAAATTTAACTGCTTTAGGAAGTTATGTTAAACAACTTGATAAAACTAATCAACAAGCATTGAAAACAAGTTTACAAGACTTACAGACACAATTTAGTAAAAGTATAGATGATGAGGCGACTTTTGAAACTGCTTGTGAGGTAATGGAGGCTACAATTCCAAAATTAAAAGAACAGTTAAAAACCATCGAAATGGATCAAACTCTAAAAGTAGATTTAGAGAGAGTCTTAGATAGTTTTCAAACACAAATTAATACTCATAAATTTTCAAAAGAACTTTCACCTTCTTCAACACCTCAAGTAAAAAATGTTGAGCCTAGTATTGACGACTGGCCCAACATGACTTTTCACGAAAAACCAAGTTATACCCCAGTAAATCTAAAAACTTATTCTACGACATTTTCGAATAATAGTTTCGATCCAGAATTAATTGATTTCAATAACATTAAATTTAAGGAAGATGCATTCCCTATGGAATGGATACAAAGACTTATTATTCAAGATGCGGAATCAATTGAAAAGTGGGGGTTGAAAAATTGGTTGGAAACAACAATAATCAGATCGATTGGTGCCGGACTTCAACTTTTAAAAAGCATAGGTTTAGATATGTCCCCGATTGAAAAGGAGGCGACAATCAGAGATGCTGCCGAACTTTTTCCAATAACAGGATTCGAAAAGTTTGGTACTGATAATTTTCGAGATTTCATTATTAAAAAATATAAAGATAATACTTTAAGGATTAATACGTCACTTCCTCCAAGTGATTTGGCAAATTTTGACCCACGATGGTCAAGTCCCTTTAGTTGGGATTTTTCTATAGAGCCACCGACAACAAACACAAAAAATCAGTTAAATTATAATCAACTTCAAAATTCTCAAGAAATACAAAAACAACTAGACAAATGGGATAAGTGGTACGATATGCCCAAAGAGGGTGATTATAATTATAAAACATGGATGGACAAACAAAAGAAAGATATGGAAGATTTGAAAAATAAAGGATTTTATAATATCAATACACTTCCTGGTATGAATGAATCATTGAACAGGGAAATAAATAAAATAAAAAAACTTTTGTGAAAAAAAGAACACTTAACGAAGAATTAGAAAAAATATCCCAGATTTTTAATGTTATGGGAATGGGATTTGGAGTTATAAAAGAATCGTTGACACCAGGTCCCGGACCTACCGCATTATCAATTTTGGATGGTGCAACTCCAGGTATGGTTAAAACTTTAGGGTCAGAAATTGCAAGTCAGATTGAAACTTCAATTTTAAACACCGCAAAAAATTCAAAACTTATAACTCAAAAACTTGGAAAAAATGTCGGTGATAATCTTACCTTTGACGATCTTAAAACAATAACTGGTGGAAGTACCAAAAGTGAAATTGCAAGTAATTTATTATCGATTGTCGGAAAAAGTCAGGCAGATTCGATATTACAAGATGTTGCGGATATAGTTGGTAATAAAAATTTTAAAATATTAGAAAGAAAAATTGTAGGTCTTGAAAAGATAGATAAGCAATTACATGATAGTGTAAAAAAATTTTTTAATAGTGCTTATTTTGATTTGAGTCAGGGTCGAATGACACAAGGAGCAGTTGACATTTTGGAAATACAACTACCAATTATTTTGAAAAAAGTTGAAGAAAGTTTTATATCCCCGGACCTTAAAGATTTCATTAAAGAAAGTTGTTACAACACCCAACTCCAGTTAAACACTTTAAAACTTCAAGGACAATCTTCACCTATTTCTCAAAACCTACCAAATATAGATTCAACAGATCCACAATCATATTTAAACAAATACACAAAAGAAGAATTAGAAAAAATTCACAACTCTTTTGGTTGGAAAACGATCCGTACTGGATCTGGGGTTTCTAGTGGATGGAAATTTCATGTCTTTGGTGAAGACATAAAAGATTTGGTTTATTTGACTGATGCACTTACACCTGTAATTGAAAAATATGGAGCACATGGTAAGGTTGGGGGAACTGGACATCTCTCATTAGACGCATTTAAACCAGGTGGATATCAATATGGAAAACAGGGGGTAACAATTTATATTCCAGTAGATGTTATAAATAGTAATTTACAAAAAAAAATGTTCGAAGATATACAAACTGCCATATCTGGATATAAAAAGGGTGGTACCATTTCAGGGGATAAAGCCTTGACCCCCGCAATTCATTATAGATATGAATTATTGGGACCCATTGATTATAAAACTGGGATCTCAACTGTATCACCAGGAATAGATCCAATAACAAAAAAACCACTTCCGTCCGATTACTCAAACATGTATTCTAAAAACGAAGGAGGTCCCTATAAACCAAATGATGTACCTGACATTTTTGATTTACCACCGGTTTCAATTCAAACACCACCACAAAAAAATACGAATTTCATATCGAATGTTCTTGGTGATGATAGTCTTATTGACTGGTCTAAAATTACCAATGCAAAAAACTCAAATGATTATAATTCATTAATAAAACAAGCATTAGACACTGGAGAGTTTAAATACATATCAAGAGGGGGTTTTGAAAATTATGGTATTCCAGATTTCAGACAATATCTCAAAGACAAATTTATTGATGATCAAGGTTTAACTGGTAATCCAGGAAAACCAGTTCAATTTTAAAAAATTAAAATTTATTCTTATTGATCGATATTTGACTTATTAATTTGAATTTCCTATATTTGATGTATGAGTAATTATTTAACACTTAGAAACACAGGGTGGTTGGTAACCGCACTTGTTTCGTTTATGCTAATTTTTTCTGGTTTCAACAAAGTAATCGGAAGCGAAGAAATGGTTCGTAATTTTACATCCATTAATTTACTTCCTTATTTGGCTCTTGTTGGTATTGCAGAATTACTGAGTGTTGGATTGTTGATTTATTCTCGAACTACATTGTACGGTTCGATTTTAATCACGTCCATCATGTCAGCAGCCGCTGTTATTCACCTATCTTACATGGGTGGATCAGGTATATTGATGCCAATTATGATTGGTGTTTTTTCGTGGGTTGCATATTATTTGAGAAACAAATAATTTTTGGACCTATTTTAATCAAACCCTATCCTTTTGGTTAGGGTTTTTTTTATTTAATCATATTTATTATAAATGGGAAAAAGATTTATTATAAGTGAAGAAGAAAAATCATCAATCAGGGGGTTATATCGTCTTGATGAGGAAGATACAACTAAACTTTGTACTGAATTCAATACTGAATCAAAAACACTAGTAGTTGATTATCAAGATATTTTGAACGCTTATTCAGCATCAACAGAAGAAGAAACATTCAAGATAATCAATACTAAGATAGAAGAGGTTGCTAAAACATTAGTTGATAAAGGTATCCCAGATAGAACCGCATGTGAAGCAGGATTAATATATATTAGACCCGGGTTCAAAGATAAAAAATATATGACAGTAGTGGATCCAAATTATCACACAATATATTCTTTTGACCAAAATCTTAATGATGTTACCCCTTACTTAGATCCCAATCAAAAAAATCCTATACCAATTATTACCGGAAAAGAATCAGACTTGGTCCCAACAGGAAGAATAAAAGATTTTGTAAATCTTTCGCAATTTGACCAATACAAATGGGTAACGGCCATGAAAAAACTAAGTAAAAAATTTGAAGATGTTACCGATGAAGATTGGAAATCAATTACAGACGAAGATAAAAAAAATTATCCGGTAACAGTTAATGATCTTTTTTCAGTTTTGGGAAGTACAACAGTTTACCCACAAATATTTTCTACAGAACCAGGAAAAATTAAGTTATATGGTGGAGATAAATATCCTGAAGGTAAAAATAAGTTTGACATTGCTTTTTTAAAGACTTTAAATGGAACACTCTTGTCGAATGCAATTCATAGAATGTTAAACAAACCAGAAAGAGTTCAAGCATTTGCAAACGCATTTAAAAGAACATCTAAAACAGTGGACGAACCATCAGATTATCTTAATTTAAGTCTTGGGTGTATCAATGTACCTTATAAAATCTATGACAATGAAACATTTAGAGAAATTTTAAGGAATTCATGGATTTTTTATATTTCACCCGAAAAAGTTAATTACTATGTTCAATCGATTGAGCAAGTCATTGATAATCCAGAGAAATGTTATTCTCCGGATTCTTTGGGAGTTAAAAAAACTTCTTAATTGATTTTTTTGATACATTAAAATATTTATAAAATAAAATATATGAGTAAGGGACAATTAATTTCTGAACAAGAAAAAAAAAGAATATTAAATCTCCACAAAAACTATGATTTCAAACCTTTAATAAAAGAATCTAGGTATGATGGTCAATTAGATGCAAATGGTTCATTCACAACAACAACAGAATTCAAATTTATTATACTATCAATTCTTGATAAAAAATATAGTTTTTTAAATGGGAAAAGTTTCACAATTAAGGTCGGAAAAAGGATATATGCCACTAAAGATCAAAAAATGAGATTTTACATCGGTAAGTATAAGGGGGTTAATTTATACGCAGATCTTCCTTGTCCTAAAATTTCTCCAATTTTAAATGAATTTGAATGGAATGTGATTGCTCAAGGAACAAGTGGACTTATTAATATTGGCAAAGGTAAGTCAGGATCAGGTGCACCTGGTTTACCTGTAGGTTTAAGAAGTATGTTTTGTTGTGGTGATAAAATGAAAAGTTACACGGAAAGACAATATGCTGTTGCATACCCCAAACCAGGTGAAAAAGGATATTGTAATGATAAAAAACGAACCAAAGGATGTAGTGATCAATGTAATGCAAAACCTTGTTTTCCAGGATCACCTTGTCAACAAGTACAAGGATGGTTTGTAGATGAAGACGGATGTGAGTTTAGAACTGGACCTGGTGGATTCGAAAATAAAAGTAAATGTGAAAAATGTTGTTTTGGTAGAGACCCTAAACCAGAACCAAAACCAGAACCTAAAAGGTGTATAGATGGTTCTAAACAATGTACAAATTTTAAATCTTGTGAGGGAAAAACTGTCTATGAAAGATGTGAAAAGTGTGAAAAAATAAAAGAAATACAAAGATGTCTTAGTAAAGTACCAGATTTTGGAGATATTTTGATTGATGGTAAATTTGGTTGTGAAACAGATCATCTTCTTAACAAAATTGGTTATACTCAAAGACCAGTCACTGATGAAATGATAAAAGAACTATGTGATTCAGTTGTTGTCCGAGGATAATATCTTATAATCCATGATTTGAAAACCCTCTTGTGAGGGTTTTTTTATTTAACACTATTTATTATTATGAAGATAATAATTTCTGAAAAACAAGAAAAGATCATCAAAAATTATGAATTGATTAATTTTATAATTGACGAAATATTGAATCAAAAAAATGTTTGTGAATATAAAGAAATGGGTTATTATGGATGGAATAAGTTTTTTAATGACGTAATTAACGAATCAATAATTAAACTTGAGGAATTAAGTGACGATATGGACACCAAAATGTCAATTTTTAGGTTTCTGACAAATGACTCGGAACATATTAAAAAATTTTATGATAAAAAAATTAAAAAATGTAAAAATGGCAAAGGCTAGAAAGGAAGGAAAAAAAAAGAGAAACAGATCAAACCTGAAAAAAAAATTAGAGATTATTAAAAATAATATGGAGATAATCTCTAAATTGAAAAAATAATTTCAAAAAAATTTGTTTGGAAAGTTTTTTATTCTTATTTTTGTAGAAATATTAAAACAATAAAAACAAGTAATATGAAAAAAACGTCGTCTAAACAAAAAATGAAACTTCAAGAAACCCTTAAAGATTTCAAAACATTACTTCCTCGTTATAGTGAAGTTCAAAGTTCTCCAAGATTAATGAAGTCTTTTCTAAGTAGAAATAGAAATCCACTTTGGGATATTACAAATACTAAAGCATTTTCTACTGGATTGGTCTCCAATGGGTATATATCCCGAGACGAAGAAACAAAAGTTTCTGTGGAACATTATATCCAAAGATCACTTGCCATGAGAATTATTTTTGATGAGTTATCAAAAAATCCTGAAATGTCCGTTCGTGAATTTACCTCAATCTTGAAAAGATTTTGTTCAACTGTTAAAGTCACTAGAGAAGAACACAAATTGATTTCCAAAATGACGAAAAATACCGGAATATTCAATTTTCGTCTTTATCAACAAGCGGGGATCGAAATTCAAGGTATGGAGGACTATTTGGTGAAAAATAATATTAAGTAATCATTTTTCTAATTTTAATCATATTTATTACTAAAATATAAAATATGAAAAATAACCTTTTTGAAGTTGATAGATCCGAGAAAAATAGGATCTTAGAAATGCACACCAAAGCATCCAAATTGAATTACCTATTCGAATCTGGAAACTTGATGGATTTGACAGTCCAGGACATTATCGAAATGATTCTTACTTGTTATAATCTTTCTGCCTTGAATTACAAATTGGCAGATTTCATTCCCGATTTAACTGACGATGAAAGAAAGAAATTTACCGATTTTGCAGATTTGGACTCTCAAATCATCACTACCGGTAGAGAAAATGGTTTTCCACAACAGTTCAACGTTCCCGGACAGGAAACAATGAATGGTTTTTGGAAAAACAGACTTGATATTCTCACAAACCCAGATTTAACAGATGAAGAAAAATCAACTAGAGTTAACCTGGAAGATATGAAAACTCTTTATTCCAAAATTTCAGATTTAATTATGGGGTATGGGTTCAACGATTTCCCATCACTTCAGACTGCGGTTGATGAATTTATCAGCACAGTATCTTTAAATTAAGATTAATTTTTAGTAACCTTTAATTTATATTTTATGAAAATTTATTTAGTATCCTTCTTTTTATTTATTTCTACGTTTTTTGTCTCACAAACTAATGTTAAAGATTTTAGTCTCAACACTAATAATACATTCACACCCAATAATGACGGTGTAAATGACTTATTTATGAGTAGATTATCCTTTACACCAAAAAAATATTATTTGGTTATCAGAGACAAGAAAAACCGGTTGGTTTACAAAACAAACAATCCTGGAGAATACTGGGATGGTGGCAAATCAGAAACAGGAATATATGATTTTAAAATTGTATGTGTTACTGATAATAACAAACGTTTTGTAAAAAAAGGAAAAGTAGTATTGTTTAGATAATTTTTTATTAGTGTTGTGGTATTTATATAAAAATCCACAAAATGAAAAAAATAACACTTAACGAAACACAGTTATTACAGTTAATTAAAAAAATAGTTAAAGAGTCCAGAAGAGACCCTAGAGAAACAGAATCCATGAGACTTGATCTTGTGGATTCTGTTGTTAATAGGTTTAGTGAATATGGTGACGAGTATTACGATGCACTAAAACAGTTCAATGAAGATTACCCACTCACTAAAATCAAGGTTTTATCACCAAGAGATTTGTACGAACCAGAAAGAGTTGTTCCTGGGGTAAAAACCACATTTGGAAAAGATTTCTAGGAAACTTCTAGTACCTCTAAATCAAAAATTAGTTTTTTACCTGCTAATGGGTGGTTAGCATCTAAAACTACAGTTTCTTCTTTAACTTCTAATACTTTTACAGGCATAGGACCCTGAGGGGTCCAGGCTTGTAACATGTCACCCGGTTGTACAGTTTCTGGAACTTTATCTTTTGTAACCTCATCGATTAAATCTTCCCTAAACAAACCATATGCTTGATCAGGTTCAATTTCTATAGTCTTATTTTCACCTTCTGACATTTCTAATAATCCTGATTCAAAACCAGGGATCAATTGTCCTTGACCTAAAGTCGCAACTAATGGTTCTCTACCTTCAGTAAGTGAAGAATCAAATACAGACCCATCTTCTAATTTTCCTGTGTAGTTAAATTTTACAACACTTGTGTTTTCTACTTTTTTCATATTATTTTTTTCTAAAATTTATTAAATATAAATCTTAAGTAAACATTTATGAGTCGTTAAATATTTATTTAAGTATGAAAATAGAATTAGATGACCTTGTCAAAGATCTTGAACTTGATCTCACAAATCCAAAAGATGTTTTAGATCAGATTATTGACCAAATTAACAAAAAATTAGACCTGATCCCGTCTTATACTGAGGATGAAGAAGATGAAACTCAATCTGTCACCGTTGGTTCGGTGGATATGAGTGATGATGAGGTCTATAAAAAAATATTACAGGGTATTGGAGCACCAATTACCGACGAAAATATGAAATTCTTCTATGCCTGGAGACAATCAGAAGGGGCACATGCAAGATATAACCCATTCAATACAACTCAACCAAAGGATGGATCAAGTTTTTATAATTGTTTAAAAAGAAAAAATGGAAAATGTAGTGGGGGAGTAAGAAATTATCCCAGTTTACAAGTGGGAATTGATGCAACCATAAAAACTTTATTAAACGGTCATTATGATTGTATAGTTGACCAACTTAGAAACAACGAATCGTGTACAAAAAATTGTACGGCAAGATATATTGCCAGACATTGTCGAAAAGACCTTAAAACTTGGGGTACTGGGGACCTTGTAGGTAAGGTTTTGGATGGAAAAACCTTGAATCCTCCAGAAATAGAAACAGATTTAGTTAAAACAGTCACTTAGTAATTTAACCGATGAAGAAATGACTATTTTTTCTTGTTTTCCATAAGCGGACCATGCTAATCTAATCAATTCTTCTAAACCATCCGGGTAAAGTTCTAAATTTTGATCCAAATTTTCAATATACAGAGTAACATGGACCATAAAACACTTTTTTTGACTTAAAAACTGTATTAAAGTCACTTTTACTTGCGATTTTTCACCAAAAAGATTGTTTTTGTAAGTTTTTAGACCATAATTTATAAGAAATTCTATAATTTCCGTGTTTTTTTTCATTTACAATTGATTATACTTCAAAATATAAGTATATTTCTAAAAAAAACCATTAATTATGATTTATTTACAAGTAATTTTGACAATTTTTAGTATTTTATTACTAACTACCATCATTTTGGGTGTAATTTGGTGGAAAAAATACGGAAAAACGTTATTTTCTTTAATAAAACCAGAAAATTTGATGAAAAATACAACATTTCCAAACTTTATTGATCAAAATCCAATGGAAATGATGAAAAATTTGGATAAAATGATGAAAAATATAGACCCAAACAACTTTTATAGGTCTAATAATAACAAAAAAAGGTGATTAATTTCGTTTTTTTGGGGTTTTTTTGGTTATTTCCTGGGTTTTTTTGGGGTATTTGATCTCTACCTCTATAGGATGAAGAACGGACCTGGAAGTGTCATATTTCCAAATTACAGTACAGTCTTCAAAAACAAATGTTCTTTCGAACTTTTTAGTTTCAATTTTTGATTTCATATCACAAAGATAATGAAAAAATTATATATTTTCTTCTTCTTTGAAAAAATTTGTTAGGAATTTACCGATTACACCCAGTATTATTGAAGATACAATCATGATTTTGATTTCCGAGGGTGTGAATATTTCTTTAAGATTGTCAAATTGCCATAATCCACCTATTGCTAGTACTGAAGATACTGCCAAAAACGTATCCCCCCATTTTCTCCATTTTTTGGGGGTGGGTTTCCAGTAATTTCTCATCATTCGTTTCATATTATCTTCCTTGACCTCTATATCTTTTTGGTCTTTCTTCTTTAGGACCAAATCTTTTTTTTAATTTTCCAGATTTCTTCTTACCAAAAGTAACTTTGACTGAAGAAGTTGTATTTGTTTTTTTTGCCATTTTAGATACCTTTAATTAGATTAATGCATTGTTTAAGATATTCCTTTGCTCTTGCTGATGGTGTTAGATCGTCATCTTTAGATTGTAAATCAAGTACTTTTTCTATATCTTTGACTAACTCAGTGCCATGTTCATTTTCTTTATAAAGTTGTACAATTTTTTCCATTGCCGGTAAACATTGACCGTTTGTCTCATCAAAATAATTTTTATTTCTGAATTTATTCAAATGATTCATCATCTCGTATGCCAGGTGAGTTCCACCATCTTTAATACTTTTATTAAGTCTAATATTATTCAATAATCCTAATGAATCAACAAGATGACCAATTCCTCCACGTCTTTTTTGTATTCCAGGACCGTAAGTTATAAAATCATCACTTAATCCAGCAATTTCATCTAGAGGAAGTACATTTTCAGGAATACACCTTGCATTTGGTTTTTTCTTATCTTTTTTTGGTGATGATCCCACACTTTGATCTTCTAATATGGTTTGTTTGATCAAACTAATTAATTCATTTTCCGTCAATCTAATTTTTTTCATAAAAAAACTTTTTATATAAATATATTCAATTTAAATTATTGTGTATTTATTGGTATAAATATAAGTTGTATGATAAATGAAATAATCAAAAAAAATCTTAGTCAAACTTTCAATAGTCCAATGGAATTAATAAATACTGTTCATATTTCTGAAAATTTACGGTATCATTTAATTAATAAAATTCCACTTAGTGAAAACATTTTTGATTTATATTCAGAAGAATATTTGGAATTAATTAGAGAAGTAAGAAAACTTTATTATAATCAGTTCATTTTCTTGAATGAGAACGATAGAGATTTAGTTGAAACGGACTTGGGTAAATTTATTATTTCGGAATCCGGTCAAAAAATTTGGTTAGATGTTCCCTATGAGGATGATAGTTACTTGTTTGAGGCGGAATACCAAGGAAGAAAAGTACAACTTGGGAAGATAATGCAAGGAGATATCAAAAAATTTAAAGTTTATGTTAAAAACGACAAAGGAAAAGTAGTAAAGGTGAACTTTGGTTTTGGTGGTAAATCGGCAAAGGGTAAAAGAATGGTAATTAAAAAAAATAACCCCGAAAGAAGAAGATCTTTCAGGGCTAGACATAATTGTGATAATCCAGGACCAAGATGGAAACCCAGGTATTGGGCTTGCAAGACTTGGTAACTCTACTGATTACTTTTTACCACGAAATTTACGTTATTTAAACAATCAATAGTATTAGGATATCCACCAGCATATGAGATGGCACTTTGTATTGATTCCTCAATTTCCGTAAGTTTGGTGAAGATAGAAACATCCTTATAATCAACTAGTTTTTTAACACCTTCAATTCGATTAGTTTTTCCTGATTGAGATGAGGAAGCACTCCCCCAAAATTCTTTGTGCCAACTACCAGTTACAAGATTTTTAACTTTTTGACCTGGGGATTCTTGATAACCAGATAACATACCACCAACCATTACCATAGTGGCACCCAAAACTAAACTTTTTACAATATCACAATTTTGTTTGATTGATCCATCTGCAATGATTGGGACTTTTGCAACCGAAGAACATTCAAGAATCATATTTGCTTGCCATCCTCGATTACCAAATCCAGTAGAATGGTATGTTGTACAAGCAGAACCTCCACCGATACCACATTTTATTGCGTCACAACCCCAATTTTGAAGATCTATGACTGATTGTGGTGTACAAACATTACCACCTATTACAAATGTGTCTGGCATTCTATTTTTAATATAGTGAACCATTTTTTTCATTTTTATACAATGACCATGAGCAATGTCAATTGTTATAAAATTGGGAATGTAGTTTTTTGAAACTAAAGAATCAATAAGTTCATATGAGTCATCATTTACACCTAGGGAAATGGATAACATTAGATCTAGATCTGTTATTTTTTTACAAAAATCGACCATATCCACATCAAATCTATGCATAATATAAAAGTAACCATTTTCAGCCAATTTAATTGCCAGACTTTCATCAATCACACTTTGCATATTTGCGGGAACTATTGGTAAATTAAATTTAAAACCTCCAAAATGACAACTTGCATCACAGTCCGAACGAGATTCAATAATACTGTAAGAAGGAATTAAAGTGATTTCATCAAAGTCAAATTTTGTTTTCATATTTTAATTAATTTTGGTAATGATAAAAAGATAAAAAAAATTAATTTTTAAATCAAATATTTATTACTATGAGTTACAAAAAAATATTAAATGAATCAACTAGAATTTTTGATTTTGTCGAATCTATTGTTAGGGACATAATCAAAATATTCAAAACGGTGGATGAGGGAGAATTTTATCTCCCTGAACATTTTGATCCGGATAAACTGGTTTATACTCTTTCTGAATTGTCGGAAAGTCTTACTGTTGAATTAATCATTGAAATTGATGATGAAATAGATGAATTTATTGTCAATTCAGACTATTATCGAGATGATGATGTAATTGTTGTGTTAATAAAATATAATTCTAAAGAAAAATCAAATATTACTTTTAGTATAATGAATGAACTTCGGGAGGTGATTGCACATGAAATAAGACACATTCATCAGTCTAACAACGATATGTTCAGGTTCAAAAATAAAAAAGAAGAAGACCCATATGAATATTATACCAGACCAGAAGAATTGGATGCTCAAGTTTTTGGTTTTGATCATTTGGCAAAAATAACTAACAAGTCATTTGAGGAGGTGATGAAAAATTGGTTTAAAACTCACCAAGAAATACATTTAATGAATAATGAAGAAGTTCAAAAAGTTATGAAAAAATTAATCGATTATAAATTTTATCAAGGAAGATATAAAAAAGATTAATTTGAAAATTTATTGATTATTTCATCAACAATAACTCCAAGTTCTTGGTTTTGATTAGATCCCATAATTTGATCAATATCAATTTTATATTTAGAGTTATTTCCCATAAAATATAAATCCGGTATTACTGGTAACAAAAAAGAGTAACTTAATGGATCTTTCTTAAAAGTAATATCTAAACTCTTCATGAAGTTTTCAAAAGAATCTTTTAATGAGTTAAATTTTTCTAGACAAGTATCAAAGTAGTCAACCAGTTTTCTTTTTTTTATTTCTTCCAATAACTTTTTTATAGTTTTTAAATTTTTGGAAAAATAAGGAAGTAACGTGGTTGATATTATAAGACCAATATCTTCTTTTTTTAAGTTTTTTCCATCCTCATTCAAAAATTCATTTAAAAAATAAGACATTCCTCCAATTGCCATAGATTGGGATTTTAAATCATTTAAATCAACATCAAATATTTTTTCAGTTTTATTCATATGGGAAATAAATTTATTTCTGGCATTTTTGATTTTGTCAATAATAGTATTGATTTTTTCTTCTAATAAAATCGTTTTATATTGTGATTCGGATACGACTAGTTTCATTATTTAAATAAATATTATTATAAACATATTTATAAATAATTATGGGACAAAAACTTATATTAAATGCACCGCTATCAGTAGATGATGTTGTAATTTGTAAACAAATGGATGACTTTGTTATTGATAGGAACACCGGAAACAAAGTTTACAATGGAATTCCTATGGGAATGCGAGGAAAAGTCGATAAAGTCACTTCCGTTGGGGTTGAAACACATTATGGTGTAGAATGGCAAAATGGGGGTAAATTAAGTCTAATAGATCTTAAAGTATGTAAAGAATGTGACACCTCTAATAATAGTAAATCAACGGTATGCGAAAATTGTGGTAGTACTGATTTAAAAAATGTTGATGAATGGTGGAAAGTGGAAAACAACCCGGATCCAAATGTCACAGAAAATTTTAGAATTAAAAAACGTCAAATTACTGAATCGAATGAAAAATTAATTTATAAATTTTTAGACTTTGCAAATCAATTTGGTAATAAAAAAAATACATTAAATAATTTTTTACAAGTTCTAAAAAATAGTGGTTTTGTGAATATGTTAGGGGCCTCACCATTTTTATATATGGGTGAAGATGAATTTAAAAGACAATATCATCATCGTATCAAAGAAATACAAAATATGAAGTGCGAGGATTTGAATACCGATGAAGAAATCAAAAGTTGTGAAGATGAAAAAGAAAATTTAGAAATTTTAATTTCTTTAATTGAACCTGTTCGAAATATAATGATTAACTCAGGATACGAAAAAATTTCAGATAATAAAAGTTATGATGTGGACAAAAATCCTGACGAATTTTATAGTAGACTAAAGTCAATAATTCAGAACAATGCAAAAGAGTATATTAAACTATGGGCTCAAACATCTATGTTCCGAAAATTTTAATTAATAAGGTTATATTTATAAAATAAAAATTATGGGACAATATTTCTTCAAAGTTAGTAAGGCAGAAAAAAATGACATTTTAGATCAACATAAAAAAATTTATGATGGATATGTTACTTTATATGGTCAAAATAATCAACAACCTTTAATGGTTCAGGATTTTGCAAATGATAAAAATGGAATTACAGTATCAAATAAAGGAAACGTGATGTCTTATCAAAACATGAATATCAATGAGTCGCACACCATGAAAGATAAAATTGCAGACGGACCAAATGACTTAAAAAATGGTACAGTAGATGTTGATAGTGTTTTTGATTATGAGGAACAAAACTTTGATTTTTTACACGATTTATATCCTTCACCAAATGAAAACGAATTTGATATTGTGTCTTTGGGTGTTTCTCCTGAAGGAGAATGTTTAGAGTGTGAATCTAATACTCCAATGATGGAAACAGAAGACACGGGAATCAATTTACGTGACTTCGACTTCGGTGATTATAATATACCCAGTGGAGATGATATTTTTTCTTATGAGATGAAAGAAATTGAAAATGGAATCAAATCTGATATGACTGATCCAGATGATTATGAAAAATTAGAAGAGAGTTTGAACAGAACTAAAGAAATGTTCAACAAATTTAAGTCGTATAACTAAAATGGAAGTTGTTGAAATTATTTCTTATTACATTTATGAAGAGACAAAGTCTATTGAGGTTTCTTTTAGGTTGTCTTATGATGCTGAAGATGAAGTAAGAAGTGATGTTTTGAGTATCGAAGAAGCAAAAGGAATGGGATTTGATTTGATACAGGATGATGTGGATTTTTTGGTTAACGAAGAAGAGGATGACTACTCATTTGTCGAGGACTTCTTTGATATCGAAACCCTCGACGAAGACGTATTAATTACCTACCTTAATGAGTACTATATTGTAAATCCCGATAGATTACCAAATTCGGAGTTATTCTAAGGACCAACTCTAGTCATATGTAATGTAAATGATTCATTTGAACCAGAATTTCCATTAACCCATTGACCCGAAGTTCTAATAGTTAAAGATTCAACACCATCATCAATAATTTTCCAATACCTTCTTGTACCATCACAATTAAAATTGATGTAACCTAGATCATAAGAACTATATTGTCCACTTACATGATATGGGTATTGTACCGACCAATAAGAAGAACCGGAACCAGTAGGTATTGGTTGAAATCTAATCATGGAATAATCTAAATGCATTTTGAAAAAGCCAACATCAATTGAATCTAGAACATCAATTTCAGCAGGATTGATACACCAGTCTCCAGGTAAATAAACTACTTGAGATGGGTTTCCTGAGTTGTCAATTTCCTCATATGTTATTTTATCTACCCTATATTCTCCACTGAGGGACAATAATTTTGGTTGACCATATTTAATACAAGAAGAAAATAATAAAAAGGGAGAAATTAAGATAAATAAATTTTTCATAAAAAATAGTTTTAAACCACAAATGTAAATCAATTTTTTTAAAAAAAAAACTTTTTGGAATTTATTTACAAAAAAAGATATTTATTGTTATGTTGTTTGATGACGTAATTAATATTTTGAATAAATATTCAAATGAGGATATTGAAAGTGAATTAGGTGAACAGGATGCACCTAGTGAACCAAGTGGGGGGTCGGCACAGGGGTATCCCACTGTTACAAAATGGGAAACCGGTCTAACGAGGGGAGTTGCAAATACAATTGACGATAAAGTAACTTGGTCATCACTTTATAAAATTACTAGAGGAAAAGCGAACACTTTACTATAATGGAACTCAAAAAATTAATTAAGGAAAGATTACTCGAAAAAAAAACAAATCAGGAAAAATTAGTGCTTCTTGAAAATAATCTTCCTGTACGAATTCCGATTATTAATAATACAGAAACAAAAAAAACTGATAAAGCAAATCAACCCAATCAGGGGATTGGTAAAATTATGAGTTGTAAGGATGGAAAAACACTAATAATTCCTGGGGCAACAACAGATGAAGAAAATAAATTTAAAGTTTGGACATTTGATCAATATACTAATTATTTACTAGGAAAAAAACAAAAAGGCGAAACTGGTGAGATTGAAAAGTGTCAGTCATACACTGAAATACAGTGGTTGAAAAAAAGACAATTGGGTCTTAAATTACCTGACGAAAATACTTGGAAATCACAACAAACTCAACAGTGTTTAATTTTAATCTATAATTCTTGGATGAGCATACCGATAGGTTGTGATCAACAGTTTGCTATGAATCGTGGGGCTTATAATGAACTGGTAGGAAAAGAAAAACAAGGGGTAAGTGGTGCAGAATACTTAGATGTAACCTGGTCAGAGAATTGGTGGTTTACTCCTAAAGGATACCCACTTTATCAAAGTTGGTATGAACAAAACAAAAAAATTACAGATGCTAAAAAATGGACACCCATACCAGAGATCGTTTCACCCTGGGAACTTGTAAGTCCAGAAAATGTAATATATACTTCAAGATCAGCACCTAATGTGGAGACTGATTTAGGTAAATTCTCTTTACCTGCTGATCAAAAAACATCTTTTAGTAATTTAAATAACCCTTTGAAACCCGAAATTCCATCTACTGAATCTGTTATGAACTATAGTTTTGAAATTTTGGCCTATAAAGATTCGGAAATCGAATCGATGAAAAAACATAATATTGACCAAGAGGGTTATGTAATTGATAACACCGGGGATAGAGTAAAAAGTCCTGCATGTTTAAGAAATGGGGAGATTTATGTAAATTTAAGAGAAGATCCGGGTGTTAATAAAGATGTGGGGCAATTTTTCGACTATTGGGATAATTATGCACAATGGACGGGTAAAAAAATAATTGGAGAATTTACCGGAGATGAAGTTTTACTTTGGTTACCACTATATCACAAAGTGGCTTGTAAACAAATGGGAAAAGAACAAGGTTTCAAAAACTCAGCGTGGAAAAGAATAGAAGTGAACGATTCACAAACTGCATTTTTTATGGTTGTCGACCAAGTATCTACTAAAGAACTTCCGAATCCTTGTGGGGTAGATTATGGGGTTTTCACATCATGTGGTGGAAATGCCTCAAAATTTACAGATGCGGATCAAAGTATTCTAAATCAATCACAAACAGTGGATAAAAGTGGTTGGCAAACACTTTATGGTGGTGCCACAGGTTTAGCGGGTATGGCACCAAGTGAATGTGAACTTGAGTCATATGTAATTCCCACTAATACAGTTTTATCTAATAAAAAATTAATGGACGCAGCATTATCAACAGGAGTTGCTAAAAGATGGGTGAGAATTAAATTGTTTGAAACAGCGAAAGCCGATAGTCCAATTGGTAAAGATATGAATGTGAGTCATGTTTGGGTAACATCCAAATCTGTTGAGACATGTAGGACTAATGATTATTATTCCAAAAATAGATCTAAAGCAGATAATGAATATGATGATGCATCTCACGGATCAATAAATCCAGATCAAAAAACAACTTATCAAAAAACAAAATTCATTTTAGATTTATTAGATGTGAACTCAAATGGCAAAATTGATGATTCTGATTTTGATTCTTTGGGAAAACTATTACCAGTCGCTCACAGAAAGAAAATAATTAGAAAAATTAATCCATATATAATGAAAACCTATGGACAAGATTTGGAACAACCGGGATCAAATCAAGGAACTATTGATATGTTATTTGTTGGAAAAAGTCAAGATGAGATCTTAGGGATGGCTAATGAAATCTGGAATGATTTTTGCGACCCTAAATTAAATAGAGAACTAGTGACATGTTCCGATAATGTTTCCTCTCAGACAAGTTACGAACTAGAAATGTTTCGGTCATACCCAATGGCATTAATGGTTCCCCCATCAGGCGTGTTTACTAAAACCGTTTATGGTTTTAAAGATGATGGTTCATCAGTAATGGACAACATGGTTGGGCAGTAAATATTTAGAACAATTATGAAAACTTTAGATAAAGTAATGAAAGATAGTTAAAAATGACAAACAAAAATATAAATTTATTATCTGAAATAAAAAAAATTCATGAGTTGATGAATTTGGACATTATATTAACTGAAACTAAATTAAGTCCAAAACAATTTCATAAAAATATTTTACTTGAGCAGGGGTCTGATAAAGAAGGTCCCTTAGGTAGTTTTGATTTTGGTACTTACGGTAAAATTTGGTATGTTAAAAAAGGTTTTAATGCATTTTATTTACCTGAAGGTAATTTAGATATTGGAAAATTATTTGGTTTGGAAAATAAGCCCAACCATTTCAAAGACGAGTTTGGGTGGCATGAGGCTTACGTTAAAAAAAGTTGGGATGATTACGATATAACTGTTACTCAGAACTCTCCTGGTCCCGTACAAAACGATCCTTACAAGGAACTTAGAAAACAAGGAACCATAGTTAAAAGATATTACCCGGCCGATGATTGGCAAACTTTAGAATGGGTAAGAAAAAATAAAATACCTTATGCATTCAAAACAAGTGAGGGTAAGATGTTTGTTTTGGCAATTAAATTGGTGGATTTGGAAAAATCCTTATTTCCGGAAGTTATAAGAAAAGACCAAGTTCCTTTGAAACCTATGGAAAAATCTAGAGGATGGAATATTGTAGTTCCAGGGATGGCAGCAACAAGTTCGAGGTTTGATTTGGGAAGTGCGTATTTTAATGTTGAAACTAACGAGTCTTACAACCAAACAGCACCTATTGTAGAAGATGATCCATCAACATTTGATCTTGATACAAGAACTAATTTTGTAAAATTTATGGGTTCATGGCAAGGAATGTTGGCACAAATTGCGGCGAGTCTTGCAATTTACCTTGTGGCAAAAAAATTGGTAGTTTTAACAAGTTTTTCAACCGTAGCAGGTACTGAGGGAGCGATGGCATTTACAAGTGCAAATCTTAGTCCGGCAAACCTAAGATTAAGATTGGTGCTTTTTCAAACGATTGGTGAGATTGGATTAAATTCGTTTTTGGCTTTCAATTATCTTAAAGCGGGACCTGAGTACGAATCAATGGCATTTATAACAATGGCGTTTGCTGCTTGGCCTGCAATCTCGGCATATTGTCCTGGATTAAAAAACTTTTTGGGAACGGAATATTCTAACAAATCGATGTTAGAAATAATAGGAAAACAATTAACAGAACAAGCATTGTCTGGGGTTGATTTGGGGTTATCCATGACATTACTTAAAGGATCAATGCAACCAGAAGAATGGGCGGTTTTATATAAATTCATGGAAGCAATGACAAAACCTGAGTTACAAGCGGAAATAAAACAAGCGTTTAAGATGTTGTTTGAAACCGGAGAGACAGGATTTTATGGTCAAGTAAATAAAACTTTGGTATCGAATGTGACGGAAGAAGGATTAGCGATGCAAGCACTTAGACAAAAATACGCAAAAGTGTTATCATTAATTGATGGGATAAATGATGAATTGGCAAAACCTAATGCAGGATTTTTATCAACGTTTACAAAATCTCTTGGAACGGTGGTTGCTTATCAAAAAGTATTAATTAATATTTATGATCGTTTTTCTTCTAAACCAGAGAATAAAGATAAAATTAATGACCAAACAGCAAAACAACACGCACAAAACTCTAAAGCGGCCCTTGATAAAAAGTATAGTGAATGTCCTGGGTGGGAAAAGAAAATAATGTCAGAAAAAGATGCTCAAGATGAATTTTCATTAAGATCAATGACATTTAGTGAAGACACATTAAAGAAATTATTTGAAAATGGTGTGTTTACCGATGAAGCAACAAAGGTATGGAAAGAAACGGTACTTCTACAGTCCCTTCTTAATTTAAAAAAGAGACAACAACAAGGAGGTCAAAAAGTGGTTGAATACCTGGAAGGTGTCAGTGGTTTATTAAATTATTTTAATAGTGATCTATGTTGGGAAACTGATGTTGTGTCAAAAAATCCTGATTTGGCAAATCAAATTTTAACAATTTGTGAGGAATCAGGATATGTTTTAACAGATGATGATGAGGCTTGTAAAAAGAAAATTGGTGGTAGATCAATTAATTGTCTTCCTTGTATTGCAAAATCTACAGATGTTAGAGAAGGTTATAAAAAGTACGCAAAGGGTGAAGTTGTTACAAATATAGAAAATCCTTTGAATAGACCTGTGGATCCAAATGTGGTAAAACCAGTTGAGCCCAAACCAGAAGAATGGACCGGAACTAATTGGGAAAAAGTAACACAGGTTAAATATAATAGTTACCGTATACAACCCCATAAATATGATGTATACAGTGCTGGAACTCCACCAAACGTTGTTTATTACGGAAAAATAAAACAAACAAATCAATTTAGTAATAATCCGAATCAACAATATCCTTCAAACAATTCTCAGTTACAACAACCAGAAACTACTACTGAACCAAAAAAACCAGGTATAAAACAAAAATTAAAAGATAAATTTGGTAAAAGGATTGGAAAATAAACATTATTAAACTATAAATTAATTTTTTCATAATTAATAGTATTTATAAAAAAACAAGATATGCAAAGAAATAGAAAAATGACACTTAATGAGGAATTTGCTCTTATGAGAAAAATGTTTCATAAAATGGGTGTCACAGAAGTTCTGAAAGAAAACAAAATAAGATTAAATGAATCATTAGGATCAGGTTTACCAAGTGTATTGGATGGGCTCACACCGGGGTCATCTGTTGCACTAATCGGTAAAACAGTTCTTCCTGAAATCGAGAATGCAATTTTGATGTCGGCAAAAAATAGTGATTTAATCATGACTAAACTAGGTAAAAAAGTTGGTGATAATTTGACATTTGACGATATAATCAGTGGTGGTTTGATGGGTACAACTAAAAGAGAAGTTGCACAAAGTATTGTAGAAGAGTTAGGAGAAAGTGGTGTTACCCTTATGAAAAATTTAGGAGATATTTTAGGAGGTGCCAACGTAACTTCACTAAAAAATCAAATTGCTGAATTATCAACTGAACCTCAAAGACAGGTACAAAGTAAATTACAGAACATTCAAAAACAAATTGATGTTCCTGATCAGGCAAAAAAGGCAGCAAATTTAGAAACAGTCGCTGACTTATTACCTGGTTTAAGAAATGCAGTAGATAGTGATATAAATTTAACCGCAACTCAAAAAACCGCAATAAACGAATTATTTGATTCACTTGAAGCCCAGGCAAATGCTTATAAAACAAAAAGTAGTGATGTCTTTGAACTAGATCCGGCAATTCAAAAAACAATAAATGAATTACAGGAGGGAAATTATTCATCAATAAGAAATGTAATGAACAGTAATCCCGACGTGAAACTCAAGTTGTCCGATGGAGAAATCACGAGTTTGAAAAATGCTGTTGATGAAATGAGTGATGAAGAAATCAATAAGGTATTTGATGACTTAGTGGTGCCTATATTAAAAAATGAAAAACCAAAACCCTCAAGTGGTGGAGGTTATTTGTATAGTGGTATTCCAATACCCCCGAATATAAATGAAAAAACAGATCAAATCATAACTGTGATTCATAAGATTATTGCGGGTATATTTGGAATTGTCCCAGCAATTTTGAACGGACTTTTGGGAGCATTAAAAGGAAACACAAGAAAGACTATAGTGTGGATACTAGTAATAGCAGCCGTTTTGTATCTTGGATATGAAGTATACCAATATTTTGCCAACGGTGGGTTTAAACGAGATGTAAAAGATACTATTACCGCAGATTCAAAGGACGAAGATTGTTGCGAGGCAATAATTGGGTATAATGACCTTAATAGTGATCAGCAAAAATTTGTTGTCGTTAAATATGGGTGTAAAGACACAAAAAACAACACTACGAATGGGGTTGCGTCTTTTGGGGTTGATGAAAACACGGGGTGTGTAATTGCTGTGAGAAAAGGTGGTACTTCAGAAAAATGGACAGTAAGTGCTGGGGGTGTCGGGGAACCATGCAGCGGAAATAACGTAACTCCACCACCAAACAATTCTTGTAAATGTACACTAGCAACTATGCAAGCGAGTCTTACTGCCGATGGAATTAATTATTCTAATGAGGCATTTGACACTACAAGTTGTACTGGTACTTACGATGAAACAGTAACACTTGAGGATGGTAATACTAAAGTGGTTAACCAAACATTTGAATGTGATAAATAATAAAGATCTATTAAAAAAATAAAAAAAAATGCCATTTACAGAAGTAAAATGTAATTCAGAAGAAGCCAAATTGAAACTTAGTGGTTTCGAAAAAGTTAGCCAAGTAAAGTATAATTCCAAAAAGGTTGATCCCGCATATGAAACTAGAAAATTAGATTGCGTTAAGGGTGCAAGATATTTTATTAAAAAGAAATCTTCTCAAACTAAGAAGTACAAATGTAATGGTCAAAATTGTGTTCCGGATGTAAATGGACCATACACAACGTCAAATTGTGATGGAAAGTGTAAAGGATCAAACCCAACTCCAACACCAAATCCTCCACAAAAAACAAAGTGTAAAAGTGGAAATTCAACAACCGGATTCAAAAATCAGGCTGAAGGGGATAGTTTTAGAGAATTTATTCATAGATTTTATCCTGATGTTGCAAGTAAATATGATTTATGGATATCATATAGAAGATATGATAACTGCACAATAAGAGACGTATTTTATGCACAAAATCTAAAAGACGAATTTAAAAGAAGTTATGGGGCTTTGTATAAACTTTACTTACAAAATCCGTCATTTGATCCAAATAATGCGAATACACCATCACAAAATAATCCAGAGGCTCAAAAGAAGGTTTTTGAAACCCTAATAGAAAATGGACAAATTACATCAAATGGGATTTTTGCAAAATTTGAGGGCAAAACAGTCTATATTACAAAAAATGATAAAGATGTCATTACAAAATATGATCCAAGTAAAGAGGTAAATTATTATCCGGTTACTAAAGATGAATTGACGGTCGAAAAATTAAATGACAAAGATTTTGTATATTTTGTTCACTTTCCTTTAGTAGGTGATACTGGTCAATTAGGGCAACTCGTAAAAGAAAAAGATTTCAAAGGAGAAAAATTAACAATTTTGGTAAATCCTAACTGGAAATGGTCTCCAAAGAAAAAAGTTGAACAAGTTACGTTTTATGAAAGTATCAGTAGAAGTTTAAAAAGGGCATTAAAAAAAAAACTTCATGAACAAGTTTACAGTTTCTCAGCACCGTTTGTAAGTAATCAACAATCATCTATTAATTATTCTTTTCAAAACCCACAAAACCAAACTTTAAGTTCTTTTATGGGTTATAGTTTGAACCAAACGACACAAAATTTGAGTCAAACGGATATTCAAAAAATTGATAAACTCAAACAGGAGGCAATTCAAATACTAACAAAATTAAGAGGATTAGCAACCAATCCTGATGATAAAAAACAAATTGATGAGGCAATCGCATTATTAAACTCAATTGATTCGTCACAAGTATGTACTCCCGATAATCAACAAAAAGTTATTTTAGGAAAACAACAATTGGAATTAATGAAATCAAAATTAACCGGATTTCAAAATGCTGCGATTGGAAAAGATGTTAATAGACTTATTCAAATAATGGATGAGGTAATTCAAATTTGTAAAAATCAAACACAAACTACCACTAATCAACCCACTACAAATCAACCTACAACTAATCAACCTACAACTAATCAACCAACTACTAATCAACCAACTACCACCAATCAACAGACTACTGGTCAAGCAAGTGAATTAGATCAATTACGTATACAATTTGGTTTTGTGACTGAGGATGGTAAACCTGTTTCCGCAAAAAATAGAATTATTCAAATGGATAAACTACCAAACTATGGGATAAATGGTCAGGGAAGTTTACAAAATGCAATTAATAATGGTGCGAGGTCTGATTATTTTCATATTTATAACAAATTAATCAAACTAGAGTTTGATGCCACAGAACAAGATGCACATTTATTGAAGTATCCATCTAAAACCGAAACTGAGGTTTATGATGAACCAAAATACCAAACACAAACTACTGATATTACAAACACACCTGGAGGTCAAGGAGAAATGCAAGACAACTCCACAAATCAGACACAACAGACATCACAAGTTCAGGTAGGATCAGTCAAAAAAACAAGGGATGTTGTGAAGGGAGGTGACGAAATTACTGAAAATAACTTCTCCGGATTATCTCCATTGACAGATGATGACTCAAAAATTAACTATAGAGAGACAAATTTTGGATTTTATTTGGGTAACAAATCTGCTTTGAAAATATTTGTTCTTAAGGGTAGTGAATCGTCAATCTCATCAGGTGGTTGTACTTGTGAATGGGATGATGTAAGAGCAATTGAAGAGTTAGAAAAATATATTGTTGAGGCTTTAACTTCTGATGGAGGAAGGTATCAAGGAAATAAATGGAAAAAATTATGTTCATGTTACCTTAAAGGTAGATTCGATAGTTTTGTCAATGGTACTTTGAAAATTGATCTTTCGGATTTAGCAACAAGATACGATCTATCACAAGAAGAGTTTGGTAGAGCGGCCGGAAAAAGACTTTCGTGGAAAGAAATTAAAGAACTGATTCAAACTGGTCAAACTGGAAATTTAAAACTTAAGAGTAGAGATTATAAAGATGTTGACTTTGGAGAATTAAATTGTCCTTGTGAGAGAAGTGGAACAATGAATGAATCCAAGGTTTCTAGATTAAGAAGAAGAATACTACAAAATCTCTAGGAATTTCTTAATATTTTAATTAATGAAGGATTTGGACAACAAAGAAGGTTACTCTATTGTTATTGCTACAATGTGGAAGAGTGAGTTTCTACTTAAAATGTTACCAATTTATCAAAAAGAAGAAAAAATTAAAGAAATCATTTTAATAGATAACGAATACCAATCAAGACCAAAAATCGAAGATTTGTCCAAAATTATATACTATTCTGAACACAAAAATTTATTTGTAAATCCTGCGTGGAATAAGGGAGTTTCATTGTCAAAATATAAACTAATTATTGCAAATGATGACATTTTGATCCCAAATATCGGAGATTTATTAGATTTAATAGATAAAAACGACTATGATTTTTTAGGGATAAGTTGGGAAAATTCTGACGATTTAAGAATAGAACCGGTAAATGAATTTTTAAGAAAGGGATATGGTTGTTTTATGTACATAAAAAATTACTTTATTGTACCAGAGGAGTTTAAAATTTTCAGAGGAGATTTTTTTCAATACAACAATTCAAAAAATCCCGGGATTATTTTCAACCCCGAATTAGATGGTGAAATTGCCGCAACTAGAAAATCAAATGAAATTTTCAGAGAAATTAGTATAAATGATTTGGAAACTTACAAAGATAAATATGAAATAAAAACAGAAGAATGAAAATTGCCGTCTGTGTCCATTTATATCATATTGATATGTTAGATTCTATAAGATCATATTTGAGTAATCTAGAACATGAATATGATTTATATATTGGATTGACTAAAAATTATCCTCAAAGTTTTCTTCATAATCTTAAACAAACAAATAAAAATACCAATATTGTTTTTGTACAAAATATAGGAATGGATGTGGGTGGTTTTTTACAAATATATAAAACAATAAGAGATTCATATGATTTAATTTTAAAAATTCACACAAAAAAAGGTTTGGGATCACCCACCAGACCATCAATACATTTGTCAAGGCATGGTTTAGAAAGTGCAAATCATAGGGGACAGGTTTGGTTTAACGGTCTGATGCATGGAGTACTTGGTTCGAAAGAACGTGTTGATAGAATTATTGATAACTTTAAAAATAACCCCGATTGTGGAATGGTTGGGGCTAAAAAAAACAATAATTTTGCGGTAAATTTAAGTTGTATGAATGAAATATTTTCATGGGTCAATTTAAAAACAAATACTGATGGTCACTTTTTTGTTGGGGGGACAATTTTTTGGATAAATAATGATATTTTGAAAAAATATTTAACAGATGATGTTATTGATAAAATTTTAGAAATCTCTCCACCAGGTTATGTACATGAACCATCAATAAATCATGCAATGGAAAGAATTTTTGGTTCATTAGTATATGTAGAAAATAAACAAATTTATATTCTATAAGATGAATCATATAGTAATTACTAGAGTCAATTTCCAGGACGATACATTATTTCAAGAATACTTTGAAATAATGAAAAAGTACTATATCCCATCGATAAATTCTCAAACAAATAAAAACTTCAAGATAGGTCTTGTGATCAATCCAAAACACATAGACTTAATTAAACATTTATTGGACGATAATGTTATATTTTTTTCGACATTCGAAGAGGTAAGAAATTATTGTTACACAAATAATATAGAAATTCAGACAAGACACGATTGTGATGACTGGATGAGAGAAGATTATATTGAAACGATTCAAAACTTATACACAAAAAATAAAGACTCTTTTGACAAATTCATAATTCATTCTAAAGTATTCAAACTTGACCACAATACTGGTGAAATCTATGAACATGGTTTGGATTATAGTAAGGGTAATTTCACTTCTATGTTTTTAACTTTGTGTCAAAAAGAAGTTACTAATTTTGTCTATGATAAAAATCATAGATTTATGAATGAGATTACACCGAACATTTTTTTATTAAAAGATCAAAATACAAGATTAGTTGTTCATGGAAAAAATTCTTATTCTAAAATAAATCCTCAAGACAAAAAAATAGATAAAATAATAGATTACGATTTAACAATCGTGACCCCGACTTTTGATAATATTGAATATTTGTCTGATTTTTTTCTTTCCATAATTAAATCGAAAAAAAAATACAATATAGAAGTTTTAATTGGTATTGATAATTGTAAGAAAACTAAGGAGTATGTCTCAAAAAGATTTAACTCACTCAAAAACGATTTTAAATTTTACTTTTTTGATAAAAGTGTAGGACCCTATGTTATTAGAAATTCTTTATCTAAAATTTCGAATTCCAAAAAAATATTATTTGTTGATTCTGATGATATTTTACATGAAGATCTTATTACCGATACAATCAACGCACTTGACTCTCATGATACATTCAGATTTAAATTTTATAATTTCAAGAATAACTCAGATATAACAAATTTCAAAAAAGAAAATATTAATAATTTTTTATCTATTGGTCAATTAGGAATAAATAAAAAAATATTATTAGATTTCAAAGGTTTCGAACCTTGGGTTTGTAGTGCAGATTCTGAGTTTAAAATGAGAGAAGAAATAAAAAAAGTTAATACCCTTTTATCAAATAAAATTCTTTATTACCGGAGAAGACACGAAAAAAATCTAACCAAAAAAAAGGAAACCGATTTAAATTCAAGTATTAGACAAAAATATTTCTCAATTATAAGAAAAAGACGAGAAGAAAAAATAGTTGATAAAATTACAGAAATGACCATCACAAAATTTTATCAAATTTTATCAGAAAATGAATTAATTTTAAAAAATGAACATTGTTCTTTATACCCCTATGATCTTGAAAAACCAGAATTATCAGTAATAATACCAACTTACAATAATGTTGATTTTATTGACGATTGTTTGTCATCTGTTGAATTTTCGTCTTTAAATCAAAATGTTGAGATATTGATCGGAATTGATGGGTGTATTAATACTCTGGAACATTTTACTAAAAGAGCAATTGGACCAAACGTAAAGATATTTTACTTTGATGAGAATAATGGACCTTATTCTATTAAAAATACCTTGGCATCAATATCAAAAAGTAACAAATTAATTTTTTTTGATTCGGACGACTTAATGTTAAAAGATATGATTACCTACATGAATGAAAAATTAGATCATTTTGTTTGTATCAAACCAAGAATGTTAAATTTTGATAACTTAACAAACACCGAAATTAAAGGTTTAAATAACTATGGTGAGGGAGTATTTGGAATACAAAAAGATGTTTTTTTGAATATGAATGGTTTTGAACCATGGATGTGTGCTGCTGATTCAGATTTTATGGGAAGACTGTATAAATCAAATCCAAAAATTAATTTCAGCAAAAAACCACTGTTTAAGAGAAGAATTCACTCGAATAGTTTGACTACTAATAGAGATACTGGTATGAGGTCAGTATTAAGACATCACTATTTCAAAATTATGAAATCTAAAAAAGGGTCCGGTAATCCAGAAATATTGAACACAAGAAACTATACCTATTTTGATTCTATGATTGACTATTCTTTCATTGAAAATTCTTTTTTAGAAAAAAAACAAAATGCAATTAATAATATTAATTCTGTCATCAACAAACCTGTAAGAAAAGTGGTTGAGTCACATAGACCAGATAAGTACAACAGAGTTGCGGATAGATCAATTACAGATAGATTACTCAATAAAAGTAGAATTGTATTACCAAACCAAACAAAAACGGATTCAATCAATCAAAACGGAGAAGTTTTAAGAAAACCATCGAACGAAATTCCAAAACCTCAAGCCAAAAATAATAAAGATTATAAATCAGCAAATTTTGTTATTGGAAATAAATTTCATAGATAAAGTTGATTATAAGTTTTTTTTTACTTATAATAGTCTTGTCCCTATGATGTAACTGGATAACATATTTCTCTTCTAAAGAAATCATTCAGGTTCGAGCCCTGATAGGGATACTAATTAAAAATATGGAAGATATTCATCAAACAATTCACGAAGAATTTATAAATTCTGAAGATTATTTCGTTTATCTTTACGAACTTTATTTATCGGAATTAAATCAATAAACTTTGTTTAATACAAAAAATTCAGAATAGATAAAATTCGCTGAGTTTGTAGAATTGAACTGTGCCGTTATATCGAGAGTGTTTGAGGATGTTGTATCAAAAGTAGTATTATTCAAAGTACTAAAACTACCCCCTTCTTGATTACCTGATGCGTTTTGAGTGTATGTAAAAAATCCAGAGGAGACTATTGATGCCACGCCTGTAGTTCCAGTAGATCTTATTGTAAACCCGACATTTAACATGAAATGAGAATTGGTTACTGATGGCATTGTTAATGAACCTGTGGTTCCTAATATCACACTTCCACTTTTAATTTTTATTTGTAAAGTGTCGTTGTTCTGAGACCCCATGTCACCAAAAAGTTTAATTGTGAATGAATCACCAACACTAAAAGTATTTGCAGATACTGTTAGAGAACCAATACCAGGGCCAATAATCGTTGTTTCTGAAGTAGTGCCTGATACAGTTACACTATTTCCAGTTTGTGAAAATAAACCATAAACATATGGGTATGGACTGACAGGAGAAGTTCCGCTTGTTCCGTTGGTTCCGCTTGTTCCGTTGGTTCCGCTTGTTCCGTTGGTTCCGCTTGTTCCACCAGAGATTGCAGTTGCTAATTGCTGAATTGTAGCCTTGTATGATGATCCATCACTACTCTGCGTTGTGTCTCCCGTAATTACAATATGAAATAAATCATTCAAAGTAACTCCAGTTGCTAAAGTTCGGTCTGTTAGTTTTTCTTGAGACATAATTTATATATTATAAATATAACAATTATTGATCTTGAAAAATAAAAGTAATTCCATCCATAAATAAAAAGGTAACCCCATCTTCGAATATTTTTTCATCCAGAGTACATAGAAGAATTTCAGAATGTTCGCAACCGATTGCATCAACAAATTTTAACATTATTTGAGGTGCTGTATCAAATTGTGGGGGAAGAGTTATAATATATGGTAAAGGTGTTACAGACGTTACACTAGCAACCAATGAGCAATTGTTTCCAAAACTATCACAAGCATAGATGAAAATGGGAAAAGTACCTCCTATTACTGAAGAAACAATAACTTGTGTCATATATTATATAAATATTAAAATTTGACATTTAAGTTTGTTTTTTTTACTTTTGTGAAAGTTTAGAAATATGTATGAAAAAAATTTTTGAAAAAATAATAGTTTGTTTTTTGAATAAAAAAACATTAGGTGATAAGTTAGATTTTATAGATAAAGTTTTACCTTTGGAATTTTTATTTAATGACAAGTATAGGGAGGTTTCTTTGAGAGATTTTTTGAACATAGAAAATAATCAAAACAAAAGAATTAATGGTCCAGATTCACAACTATACTCTTTAAAGAGTTCGAAGATCGAACCCAATTCTGAAAATAAATTCAGGATAACAAAATCTAAGTCATTAGGTGAGATAGGTAGGATCAATATGGACACCCCACATGATCAAAAAGACACTTATTGTGGATTATTTACGCCAAAAGGTAGATTAGTGTTTGTTATAAAAATATTTTATGATAGTAATTTTGAAAATTTTTTCAATGTTGAACGCTCGAAAAAACAACGATTTTTCGAGGTAAACAATAGAGGAAGGGATTCTGCCAAATTAAGTTTTGCGGTGATAGAGGAGTTCGGTTTAAAATATGAAATCTTAAAAATGGATAGTTGCGTTGAGTTAGGGTTTGAACTTATTTGATTTGGTGATATTTATTATAATATGAAAAAAGTAATTAGACTTTCAGAATCTCAACTTCGAAATATCGTTAAAAAGGTAATTTTAGAAATTGGTGGGTATGATGACCCGTTTGTTATGGCTTCACACGGAAGACATGTTTTTAGTAATTCATTAGAAATGATAAGTGAATTATCTTTGATGATGGCAAAAATAATTTCCTTATTACTGGATACAGACTTCGATAATGTGGAAAAGAAAGAGTTTTTTGAGTCGATCGCAATGAAACTAGAACGAGTAATTTTTAGGTTGGATAAAATACTAGGAGATTTTACTGAGGATGAACTCAGAGAAAAATCCAAAGTTTTAATCAAAAAACTTGGAAAATTAAAAGATAAATTTATCATGCTGGATCAAATGGATGTTTCAGATTATGAGTCTTACAATATTGATTTTAATTATTTGGTTGAAGAAACTTCATCGATTTTAGAGTTTTTAAGTGATTTTTCCGGTTCATTAAGAAGAACGGTAGATACTTTTAGTGATAGGTTTAACCGAGACAATGACCCCAATTTCGGATTTAATTAATTTGACTTTTTAATTTTTTTTACTATCTTTGAATAAAAAAGTTATGTTAGAAAAATTTAAAGAGTTTTTATCAATTTTTATTGGGACAATGATTGTTCTGATATCTTCATTCATGGTATCTTATTATTTCTATAATGATGTTTCTATATTATCAATGATTTTAGTGATTTTGGGAGTATTAATACTTTATCCCGCTTATGAATACTGGAGTACTGAAATTTCAAATTTTCTTAACAAAAAAAACAAATAAATGAAAAAGTTCTTTTGGATTCTTTTTATATCTCCCATGATTTATGGACAGGATATGTTAATGACAAATAAAACAAGATTAAATATTCCTATCAGAAGCGCAGTTTCTGATAGTGTTGTAATCACTTATAATGATGGGTTTTATCTTCCACCCATCGGAATGGATAAAGTAAAAAATATAAAATTTTGGAATTTACAAGTCGGGATTTATGACTTAATTGTCTACTCCCGAGGAGAGATTGTGGAAGAAAAATGTATTGAGATTATTCCGACTAGACTAAATTTAGTCACAATTAAGAATGATTAAAAAGATTAATCGAATGGCGAAATGACAGTACGAAGGTACTTGATGTGGTAGACGCTATCCAGTTAAACGGAGATGCTGAGTTAAAAACAGTAGTAAAGGTTCGAACCCTTTTTCGATTACAATTTAAATTACAATGTTAAAATTTTTAAATTATTTATTTGACCTGGTCATCACATTTTTATACATAAAATGGGCAATTTACTTTGGTACTTCATTGTCCGGACTTCCATTGATTTTTATGACAGTAATTTGGTATTCTGTAATTGGTGAAAATTATTTTAATAAGTCCAAAATTTATGTTCTAAAAAGGTACAGAAGATTTATAAGTAAAAAAATTCAAAAAAAAAATAATAATGAAAATATCTGAAATTATTTCTCTCTCTATTCCTATGGGTCTATTTGTATGGATTTTAATTTTGTTTCTAATTGACAAAAAACAAAATCATCAGTAAGAATATATAATTTTACTTTTGTTTACATATTTATTTAGTAAATAAACTTTTAACTAAATTAATTATGAAACTTACAAAAGAACAAATATTAGGAATTGTGAGACATTCTTTAACATTTGTTGGTGGTATTTTGGTAATGAAAGGTATTGTTGACGAAAAAACATTAACTGAAATCATCGGTGGAGTAATCACATTAACAGGAACTATCTGGTCCATAATCGAAAAAAACAACTCATAAAATTTTTTCACCCCCCGGGTTTATTTCTGGGGGGTTTTTAAATATTACATAACATGGAGAATTTTGTAACTATTGCAGTCGCATTTATCACCGGGGTATTAGGACCAGTATTAATAATTTACATTAGAGATTTTTTAGAGAAAAGAAAAGTTAAACCAGATATGGTCATGGATACGCTTAGAGTAAGTGAATTAATAAATCAAAAAATTGATCACATCAAAGACGAATTTAAAGCGGACCGAGTTTGGATCTCTCAATTTCATAATGGTGGTAATTTTTATCCAACAGGTAAATCGATGGCTAAATTCTCAATAATGTATGAAACAGTCGGTGCTAGTACTCAATCAGTACAATCTAATTTCAAAAATATACCGGTTCAGTTATTTTCAAGAGCAATAAATGAACTTTATCAAAATGACATAATTCAAATTTCCGACTTCAAAGATGAAACAATTGCAACCTTCGGACTTAAATATATTGCAGAAGAATGTGGATCTAAATCATCATATTTGTTTGCAATTAAGACTATTGAGGGACGGTTTATTGGTGTATTAGCAATTGATTTTACTCGTAGAAAAACAAATCTGGACATGGAGTCTATTAATCACCTCCAGGTTCACGCATCATCTATCGGTGGTGTTCTAATGACATATTTGGCACAATAAAAAAAATTTTATACCTTTGTGGTATGAATATTTTTATTTTAGATTACAACACGAAAAAATGTGCTCAATATCATTGTGATAAGCACGTAGTAAAAATGATCCTTGAAACAGCACAACTTTTATGTGGTGTTCATCATATGACCCCCCAAGTTACCCCTCAAGTTCCCTACAAGTTATCTCACAAAAATCACCCCTGTGCGATTTGGGCTCGAGAATCACTATCTAATTATCTTTATCTTTGTGATCTCGGATTGGAGTTGTGTAAAGAGTATACTTATCGTTACGGTAAACGACACAAGTCCCAACAAGTTATTGAGTGGTGTATGATTAACAAACCACAAATACCGGACATTGATTTTACAACTCCTCCTAAAGCAATGCCAGATGAATACAAAGTTATCGATGTGGTAGAATCTTACAGAAATTACTACATGGGATCGAAAAAGAATTTTGCCGTGTGGAAAAATAGAAATATACCTGAGTGGTTTTCAAAGAATGAAGTATTTATGTAAATATGAAATTAGTTTATCCATTATCTAAAAAAGGAACTAAGACCTCTGGATTTGGTCCTAGATGGGGAAAACATCATAATGGTATTGACATTGCCATACCTGATGGTTCTGATGTGATTTCAGTTGCAGATGGTGAAGTTGTTAGATCCGACATGAGAAATAAACGTGGTTATGGTAATTTTATAATAATCAAACATAATGTTGATGGAGAAAATTTCTATTCAGCCTACGCACATTTAACTCAAAGACTTGTTGATGTGGGTGATAAAGTTAAACAGGGTCAAAAAATTGCCGAATCTGGTGGTGGACAAGGTTTAGAAGGTGGTGGTGGTAAGTCAACTGGGCCACATTTACATTTTGAAATTAGAAAATCAGAATCTGGAAATTGGGTAAATCCTGAGAAATATCTATCTGGGGCGGAAATAGTAAGTGGTGAAATCGGTAATAAAGAGACAGTCACAATGACCGTAGCACAAAAGAAAAAAGTTCCAAAAATGGAATCTAAGACTTTTTTTTCTGGAGGAAACCCAATAAAAATTATATCAACACCAAGTGATCATGCCAAAAGATCCACACCAGATTGGTCATCCAGACATGCTTGGGATATACAAGCACCAATAGGCACTTCAGTTTATTCTTTGACACATGGAAAAGTGGCAAAAAAACACGAATCTAGTAAAAAGAAAAAAAATATTTTCGGGACTCAGTTGTCCATTTCTGGTGAAAATGGTGATCCAAGTGTTTTTTACACACATTTGGATTCTGTAAAGTTAGAACCCGGAGACAAAGTAAAACCTGGTGATTTCATTGGGAAAATAACAGAGTGGCCTTCCTATCCAAGTTCAAGCCACGTACACATAGGAACGGATCAAGGAAAAGATATTTTTGAATTTATGGATAAGGAGGGTAATATCAAGAATGCTCCAGAAGTACCTTCAGAAGAAGAAGCACCAGAACAAGTAGAGTTCAATGTAGTAAAAGTTGATAAAGAAAAAATAAAAAAGGCATTAGAAGATTTTTTTTCAACCGGAACTAAAAAACTTGATGATATTGAGGCAGAATTAAACAAACAGAACGCCACAATGTATCCCAACAAAAAAATTTCAGAAGAAAAAAATAGAATTCTGGATATTTTTTCAAAAATTTTATAAAAAAATTTGTTTTTTAATTTAAATTTACCTAATTTTGTATCAAATTAATTAATAGAAACTATGACAGAAGAAATCACAGTCGAAAAAATTGAAATTTATTATTACTTTAATGAGAGAGGTCTTAAATTTTATACCCCAAATTTAGGTTTTGCACGGGAAAGAGCAAACTTTTTTGGGACCGATAAAGTTTACGTTGAAAGTTTTTAAAAAAAATTTTCGTTTCGAGTTGACTTTTTCAAATGTTACTCGTATACTTATCAAACAGTTCGGAAACGTCCGAAAAGTTCTTTGAAAAATTGAATTATCCTTTTACAAAAAAGTCCGGTCAGATTATTTGACCGATAATAGAGATGTAATTCTCTCCTTTGAGTAATAAAGATATTTGGCCGCATATGGTCAATAAATAAACCACGAAAGTGGGATAAAGTGAATCAGAAGTGTAACTGGTTTGCGTCTTGTTTGTCTTCGGACATTCGAGGTCGAGTATGCAAGCGGGATACCGTTAAACCTTTAGTACTGAGGGCAACGCTGTAAGGAAAGTGGTTTGACGATTGGGCGATGTGGGTCGTCTAGTTGAGGTGGGAACACCGATAGGAATAACCCGTAGGAATTATGTAAGAAATAGAGTTATCCAACTTTATAATTACGGATTCCAATATTATAGGATACTTAAAACCGAAAGGTATGTTTATGTACAGGTGGTGCTGTTATGAACCTTAATGAATCTTTACCAAAAGATTTGTTTCGAAGTAGTCTAAAAATATGGAAATGGGGACATTTCAGAGAGTAGTTGAGTATCGACTCGTTCAAAAGATGGGTTGGCTTGGTTGGCGGACCACTACTTTCACAATCCACAACACAAAACTTATGGAAGTTGATTATTCCAATAATTAATAAAAAATAAGGAAAAGTGTCCGTCAGGTTTGGATGAAAGGTGACTACATAGTAATGAGCCGTTCATTGCACACAAAGATCCCAAGTCTGAGTGTAATTATCCGAAAAACCTTTAGTCCCGCAAGGACGAGTTGGGGAGGCATCCTCGAAAAGAGTAGATTAGGATGAGAGTAATTCAAACCTTAAGGAGTGGTAAACCTAAAAGACCGTCACTGAGAAATACTTTCCAAAAGGAAGTGGATAAGAGTAGAAACAATAATGACTCTAAAGGTTCTCACAAAAACGTGTAATCTCAGCGTTTCTTTTAATGGAGCCACCGGTAAAATATTAGGGACAGTCTGTCCCTTTTTTTATATATTTTGTATTATAACTTTTTGATCTCGACTTATAAGATTTTTATATAAGTCAACATCGGAAGACCATTCAAGACCAGTCCAAAACTCAAATCCAGAAAATTCCGATTTGTATTCACAACATTTTTCATATCCACCCATAAGGTAAACATAGTCACATTGATTTAACCTTGCTTGTTCACACTCAAACATCTGAGCAACATTTCCCATAGACAATTTTGGATCTTCATAGTCCCAAATAAATTGATATGCAATCATATCCTTTCCGATCATTTTATAAATAGACAGAGCAATAAGATTATCTTTCCAATATTCTATTATCTCACAATCTAAAAATGTATCAAGACTTATATTTCTCTGAAATGATTTATGAGTGGAGTATTTTTGATGAATTTCCTTGTAAATCTCTATATATTTTTTTATGTCTCCTTTTCTGGTAGTAATTTTATTTGACAGTCTTTTTGTCGTTTTACTTGGTTTATAGTTTGTAAGATTTATTCTTGTACTTCTTTCATTATACCATCTATCTTTCCAGGGAATCCACCCTTGATTCATCAACTCGGATGGGTTATCTTCTTTTTCTTGAATTCCATAGGCACAGTTAACTATTACCTCGAAATCACTTATTTTACCAAAACCATTAATATGATCGAAATATATTTTCATATGTGAATCATAAATATTTAACCTGTGATAATTTTATAATATTCATATTTATCAATATGACCTCAATTCATGAAGTACAACAAGTTATAACAGTGAACACACCTTTTGGAGAAGCCCAGGTTTTATTTATAATAGATTATGGGATACATAGAAATACCATATGGGTATGTTCTTCTTTTGAAGATGGTAAAATACGTCATTTCGATACTAATCAAATAACAGTTACAATCAACCATACTCTTAATTTTAACATGAAGGATAAATAAAAAATCCCACCATAATTAAATGATGGGATCAATTGGTGGACCTAGAGGGCTCCGACTCCCTCGTCCGGCTCGTTTTGTCAAAAAGACAACTACATGTTTAGGTTAAGATTTTTCATATCTTCCAAAATATTTGGTTCCTATTTTGACATTGTTACCAAAAACTGTGTCGAGTTCACTTTTGTTACGGTAGCCCTCTGAACGAGACCGTTGTTTTCTTTTAGAGTGAAAACCAACTCATCTACGACTTCTGTTACTAGGTATCTGTCTGATCGACCCTCCGTTTCCGTAAACCTATTAGGCTACAGTAACTTCAGAACCTCTTAGTAAACCAAGAGTTTCCATTTTGTTTAGCACATTGCCAGTTGTTGTTCGAATCAGTTTTTAACGAGTTTAATTCAGACCCGACATGCTCCTTTAATCCAACCAACGCCCGTCAAATCCAATATAGGCCCATATATTTTGTACGGTGTGTTTTCAATGAACTATTTACAGACATAAATATAAAAAAACTTTTTTAATGAGTCAAATTTTTTGGTAGATAAAATAAAACGTTGTAAATTTGTACCATGATGAATAATTTAGAACTTTTAAAAAGTGTACTTTCAGTACCTTCAAAAACTTATCAAGAAGATTTACTTGTTAAGTTTATTTGTGATTGGTTAGAGGAAAATAAAATACCTTTTTATGTTGATAAGATGAAAAACATCTATGCAACAAAGCAAACCTCCCAGGACGTTGATTTTTTTCCTTGTGTGATCGCACACACCGATACAGTACATAACATTGAACCAATTAATATTATTGAGGAAATGTTACCCAACGCCCAGGGTGAACTGAAAAAATCCTGGAGGGCTCTTAATGACAAGGGTGATCCCACAGGTATTGGTGGTGATAATAAATGTGGTGTATTTGCCTGCATGGTTTCTTTATTGGAACTCGATAATGTTAAATCGGCATTCTTTGTTTCTGAAGAAACCGGGTGTCACGGTTCTAAAGCGGCAGACCCAGAATTTTTTTCAAACGTTGGGTACTGCATTCAATTTGACGCACCGGAAAACAATATGATATCAGAATACCTGATGGGAAAGAAAATGTTTAATCGAGAAAGTAAGTTTTTTGAAGTTGGGAATAGATTAATTTGTGAAAATTTCCCTAGTGATCCACTATATCAATATCATCCTTACACTGACATATTCCCTTTAAATCAAAACTTTGGATTATCCTGTTTCAATCTTTCTATCGGATACTACCGGTATCACACAAGACAAGAATACGTTGTGTTAGAAGACACTTATAATGGAATTTCTATCGGAAAAAAAATAATTGAGGAGTTAGGATGTTCTAAACATTAATTTTTTTTTTAAGGACATATTTATTATAAAAATGTCCATGAGTCAAAAAACGTTTATTACCGAAGACGAAAAGTTTAGAATTTTAAATCTTCACGGATCTAGTACAACACGTAATATTGTTATTTCTGAGGCACTCGGTGGTCCTGCACTCAGTAGTATCGAAAGATTAAAGGCAAGATATCCAAATGGATATAATGTATCTTACAACATAGTTTCGAATGGTTCAACTACATTTGCTAATGGTGTTGATACAATAAATCCTAACGATCCAAAAATCAAAGATATAATTCAAACAATTAAGGATCTTTTAAAGGAGACTAAAGGAAAAGTTTATGTTACTGTTGGTGGTGGTGCATCAGCCGTTGGGACAACATCTGGATATGATAATAATGCATTAGCGGCAAGAAGACGGGATAATTTAATTACTTATATCAAACAAAACATTACAGACCCTAGAGTAGTAATTACCGCAGGGACAACTAAAGTCGGTAAAGCAACAGTAATGAATAGTCCTGAAGCAGTAAAAGAACAATACGTTTCTGCAGCAATAACTGGAGAAAAAACCACAAATTACCAAATACAAGGTGTCGCTGGGGATAATACAAATGTAGATAGACGAGATTTATTTAGAAATGTACCAAAAGGTAAAGTTAAAAAGAAAAAGATTTGTTTAACAATACCTACAAGTTTCTACAATTCATTTAAAAATCACATGAATCAAATGGCTAAAGAAACAAAAAATAAAATAACCTGGACCCAAAAAGACGTATAGTTTTATTTAATTTTTGATGTCCTCTTTTTGGTTGTTTTAGGAATCTCTTTAGTTAAGACTGAAATTTTTCTATTTTCTTTTTCACCCTCCACAACTAAAACATATTCTTGATTTTCCACAATTTCATCCGTGAGGATTTTTTCTGAAATCAAATCTTCAATTTTATCTTGAATTGCTCGTTTGATGGGTCTGGCACCAAATGTTTCATCAAACCCCACTTCAGATATTAAATCAATTACATTTTGATCGTAAGAGAAAAAGTAATTTTTAGAAGTCACTCTTTCTAATAGTTTATCGATCTCCAATTTAGTAATAACATCAATATGTTCTTTTCTAAGCGAATTAAAAATAACAACGTCATCAATTCTATTCAAAAATTCAGGGGCAAAGAACTTACTTAATTCTTTTTTAAGAACATCTCTTCTATGTTCTTCTTGCACTGCCTCACTATTCGAACTTTTGAATCCAACACCCGTTCCGAAATCTTGAAGTTTTTTAACACCGATATTGGATGTCATAATAATCATAGTGTTTTTGAAATTAATTTTCCTACCCAAAGAATCGGTTACATGTCCGTCATCTAATATTTGTAACAAAGTTGAGAAAATGTCTTTATGTGCCTTTTCTATTTCGTCAAACAAAATTACTGAATAAGGTTTATTTTTAACTTGTTCTGTTAACTGTCCGCCTTCGTCATGACCTACATATCCTGGTGGTGATCCTATCAACTTTGAAATAGTATGTTTTTCTTGATATTCACTCATATCAACTCTTATTAGATTTTCCTCACTTCCAAATATTTCTTTGGCAAGTTGTTTTGCTAAAAATGTCTTACCTACACCGGTGGATCCTAAAAATATAAAAGAACCAATTGGTTTATTTGGATCTTTTATACCAATTCTATTTCTTCTGATGGATTTGGTAATCTTAATTACTGCATCTTCCTGACCTATAACTTTTCCATTTAAATTTTTATCAAGATCAACTAAAGATTTTTTCTCATCCAGGTTAATTTTAGAAACCGGAATTTTAGTCATATTGGAGACTACTTCATAGACTAATTCCTCTCCGATAGGTCTTTTACTATTTTTAAGTTGTTGTTCGAATTTCTTTTTTTCTTCATCCAACAAACCTAAAACTTGTCTTTCTCTATCACGTAACTCCGCCGCTTGTTCGTAATTTTGTTTCTTGATGACATCCATTTTTTGTTTTTTGATGTCGGATGCCTCTTGTTTAAGATTTTCGATAACCTCAGGAAGTTTGATATCTATTTGCATTCTAGCACCAACCTCATCCAAGATATCGAACGCTTTATCCGGAAACTCTCGATCAGTGATATAACGATCCGCAAGTTCAACAAATAATCGTAAAGTATTATCATCATATGTGACTTTATGATGATCTTCATATTTTAATTTACTTTGTTTCAAAATTTCAAATGTTTCATCTTTAGTGGATGGACTTACAATAATTTTTTGGAATCTCCTGTCTAAAGCACCATCCTTTTCAAAATGTTTTCTATATTCGTCAAGTGTTGTTGCACCAATACACTGAATTTCACCTCTTGAGAGTGCCGGTTTTAAGATGTTGGAGGCATCCAAAGAACCAGAACTATTTCCGGCTCCAACCATGGTGTGAATCTCATCAATAAAAATTATAATATCAGGATTTTGATTAAGTTCCTCGATAATTACTTTCATTCTTTCTTCAAACTGACCACGATATTTGGTACCAGCAACTAATGAATTAATATCCAAGGAAAGAATTCTTTTATCTAAAAGATTTTTGGGACACTCACCCTCTTTTATCAACATCGCGAGACCCTCAACTATTGCTGTTTTTCCCGACCCAGGTTCACCGATAATAATTGGATTATTTTTCTTTCTTCTTGATAGAATTTGTGCAATTCGTAAAATCTCAGACTTTCTTCCAATTACAGGATCCAATTTACCCTGTTCTGCCAACTTCAACAGGTCTTTACTAAAATTATCTAGTACTGGTGTACCTGATTCACTTTTTTTATTTCTTTTCTCGTTTTCATCACCTAACTCAATCATAATTTTTTGTTTTTTTTTAAATATAAATTAAAATATTAATAAAGTCCATATTTGTCAATTTGTCACTGAAATAAGAATATAAGTGTCAATATGACACTTTCCACACAATGGAACAATTTTCGAGAACAAAAATAACAAAATAAACCTAAAAATAAAAAAAAATGTTTAAATTATTTTATGATGACTTTTATCAAATGAGTCAAAATTTAAAAAACTTGAATACACCCGAACTTCATCATTCGGAGTCGGGGAGTTATTTTAGTATTGAAGTTCCTGGATATAATAAAGATAACCTTAGTGTTGAGGTCAAGGACAATCATCTTTTAATTAAGGGGGAAAGGGAACTAAATTTTGAGTCCGGATCCCCGGTTTCAAAGTCCACAATTTCAAAAAAATATACAATTGGGGAAAAATATGATCAGGAAAAAATTAAAGCAGATCTTCGAGATGGGATTTTAGAAATATTTTTTCCTTTTAAAAAAGAAAAAGAAAAAAAAGTAATCAATTTACTTAAATAAAAAATATATATCCCAATTATTAAATCTACCTATAGGGTGGATTTTTTTTTTAAAGTTCATATTTTTAAAATAAAAAACATGGCAATACTAAAAGAAATTATTTTGGGTACGAAGATTATTAATGAAATTGAATCTTCAAATTTAGTGAAAACAGAATATGATACAATCACTAAAAAATTAGTTGTAGAATTTAAGAATGGGATAAGGTATGAATATGATGAAGTACCGCACCAACTTTATACTTCATTTAGAAGTGCAAAATCTCATGGAAACTTTTTTAATAAGGAAATATCAAAAACTTTTAAGTACAAAAAATTAACTTAATGAATATTTTGGTATTTATTATTGATGGAAAAAGAATTGCTTAAAAGTTTTATACCAAAAAAAGACCTAAATTCCAAAGTTTGGTATCTCGATAAAAAAGGTTCTAAAACAGATAGTGCGGAAAATTATAAAATACGACCCGAAGTAAGAGAAAAATTATTAGAAATTTCAAATCAATTTATTTCATTTTTGGGAGTTGACGTTGTAATTTCTGATTTAATTATTATCGGATCTTTAGTAAATTACAATTGGTCCGAATATTCCGATATAGATCTTCATGTGGTTGTTGATTATGATCAATTTGCTGAAAACCAAAAGGAACTTTACGTGGAATTTTTTGATCTCAAAAAAGTTATTTTCAATCAAAAACACAATATTAAATTTTTTGGTTATGACGTTGAATGTTTTGTTCAGAGCGAAAAAGAAACAACGTTCAGTAGTGGGGTTTATTCTATATTATTTGACGAATGGATTAGTGTTCCAAAAAAAGAAAGTTCTGACCAAATTGATTTCGAACTTTTGAAGGAAAAATCAAGACAATGGATGTCTATAATTGATGGTGTTTTGGATAATATTGAGGATGAGGACCCAGAGGAAATTAAGGACTTGATTAAAAAATATAAAGAAAAATTAAAAAAGTTCAGGAACTGTGGTCTTGAAAAAGGTGGGGAGATGAGTTTAGAAAATTTAGTTTTCAAAGTTCTTAGGAGAAACGGTTACATTGAAAAACTCTATGATTACCCAACTAAAATGATAGATAAAAAATTGTCCATGAAACAATAATATCTAACATATCCACATAATTATATTTATCGCTATATTTATAAAGAAAAAATTAATCTAAAAAACAAAAAAACATTATGGGAGGATTTAGACCTGTAGGAAGTGAAAAACTTCAAGGAATGGAAAAAATTAATCGTATTATGCAAATTGCACGATACAATGAGAACGTTCCACAAAATGTAAATGAATCAAGTTCTGTCAATTATTCTGTAGAATTAGCGGACGGAAACACATACCAAATTGAAAAAGAAAAAGGTGGTTATGTTATTAAAAGAAAATTAAACGAATCGCATAGTGAATATATATCCCCAATGAAAAATAGGGAATACTTTGGTTCTTACTCAACCGCACTTAAAAAATTAAATTTCATGGCCAAAGAGTTAAACATGGTTAATGAAAATACTGTCGGTACAAACATTTTTGAAAACGAAATTGAGGAACGTCAAAAAAACAAATATTTTTTAAAATATAAAAAATCTGAAATGAGTGAACAAGGAGCACCAACTCCTAAACCAAAACCCCAACCACAAGCACAAGTTCCACCTCCAGTTCCTGCTCCTCCAGCACCCGCACCAGAACCAGCGATGGACACAACACCATCTCCTGAAATGGGAACAGATATGGGAACAGATTTAGGATCAGAAATAGGTACGGAAGAAACAACTGATACCGAAGAAACTGATTTTGATTTTGAAACACCAGAACCGGATAGTTCCGAGATGGGATCAAACGAGGGTGAAGAAGTTGTTACTTATAAATCCATTCAAAAAATGGTTGGTAAATTGACTCAGAAAATTAGACAATTTTCTTCTGAGGATGAAGAAGCAATGACGACAGATAATGTAAAGTGGGTTATTAACTCAGTATTATCTTCTTTGGATTTAACTAAGTTATCTGATGATGATGTTGATGATATCTTAAATAAATTAGAAGGTAATGATGAAGAATCAGATTCTGACGACGAGTTCTCTAGTGAAGAAGGAATTGAAGATACGGAAAATTCAAGAAAAGTACCAGAAGAAGATATGGATTATGACATGTCAAAATTAGGTCTCGATGGTTCGGTGACACCACCAATACCAACTCCCCCCACAGGTGGTGAAATGATGGAAACTATGAATTTGGGTAGTGCAATTGGTAAGTCAGTGTCTATGAAACACCAAGGTGAGATGATGAAAAAAATGGGTGAATTAGATGAATTTGGTGATTTTGAAGTAGATGTGTGTGATCATTGTAATGGTTCAGGTCATGATGAAAAAACAGATGCAATGTGTGATTGGTGTGAAGGTACTGGTGAAAAACAACACATTAAACATGGGGCTAGAAAAAGGAATCGCACATTCGAGAAAAATAGATTCATGGAATCAACTACAGTTGACTCAATAATTTCCAAATATTTTGATAACACAGATAAACAAAAAAATAGAATTCAACAATTATCTGAAAGTGTGTCCCAAGAAAGAAATGCGATTAAATTGATGGAAAAATTCCCACACGCAACATTCATGGGGAAAACTAACAAAAATAATTTAGTTTTTAGAACTAGTAACAGAGAATTTAAAATAACCCCCAAAGGAAATATTTTGTGAATTATTTAATATACATAAATGGACTTGGTCCTAATTTTAAAGGTGACAACATTTATGAATTTATATTTTCAGAAACTAAAGAAGTGTGGGGTGAAAATTGGGAATCTAGACCAGCGAATGGATATCCACATCCACCTGACATTGAATACATTACTAGAGTGGGCGTACTAAATAAGGGGGGTATATCCTTTGATTTAGTTCAAGATTCTGATGTTTTTTCTGTTGTTGATTGTATGGATGGTGTATTAGCATTGGGTTGGGAAAAAGAAAACGATAATCTTGATTTTTCGATAACAAAAAGACTAGTTTTTCACTTTGGCGAGGAAGAACAACAAATAAAAGATAAACTTTATGAAAGAGACATTGTCTTAGAATTTGAAAAAAAAGTAGTATATGAACATTAAAAATAGTATAAAAATTCTTTTGGAGGGTGGGTTACCTCTGAGTTTTGTTTCCAAGTTAAATGTGAACCAAATAAAACTTTTATCGGAAAAATATTCTAAAAAAGAAAGAAACGAGGTTGAAATAAAAATTGACCCAAAAAATCCTAAAGATGTTGCTTTTGCAAAAAATCAAGGGATTATGGACGATGCCGGTAATGTCAAAACGAATTTGGAAGAAAATGGTATGGAAGACTTAGCCGTGGGTTTAGAGGCATCCGGTAAGATAGATCCCAATACAGCAGTCGCTTTATCAATGGATTCAAATAAAAATGAGGTAACAGAAAAATTCCAATCTAAAGATCAACAAGGTTTATTTTGGGCACGTTGTAACAAGTGTAAAAATAAAAACTGTAAGTGGTGTTCATTAGCAAAAGAATTTTCTAGTAAAACAACTAAAAAAGATTATGAGACAATGCCTCAGAACAAAGATGAGGTTACTGAAAAATTTTTGGAAGATTCTATTGTGGAAATGGTTGAAAGTTATCTTACACCTAAAATGTCCAAAAAAGAAATTATGTCTTCGATACAGAATAAAATTGGTAAAACTCAGAAAATGAAAAAACCAATTGGAAAAGTTTTTTCTATGGGTAAAGAAATGTCTGAAACAGATTCTGGACTTGAAAAAAATGATTTCATGTTTGCATTAAATAATGTTTTTAAAAATTTAGGTTATGATGAACGCAAGAATTAGAAGAGCGATTAGAAAAGTGATGTTGGAGGCACCGATGGATTTTGGTGACTATCAAGAAAGACCACACCCAAGATCCCAACAAAAAATTGAAGATCCAGAGGGAATATATGCTAAAAACAAATCATTTAAAAGAGGTATTTCAGATGTTGAAAACTTGGCTTCAGAAAGGTTCAAAGAAGTGGTTGATAAAGTAAAAGAATATTATAATATCCAAGGAGATTTCAGAGGGACTACTTTAACTTCCGCAATCATGACTGATTTTCAATCCGCTTTAAGACGAGTCTTATCAATCGAATCTGGAAATAAAGAAAAATTACGTGATTTGGCAGTTGAGATTGCTTCTACATTCCAAGGATGGATGCCGGTTAGACAAGAAGACATCAAGGATGAAAATGGTAACGTAATATTTTATGCGAATGACCCAGTCACTCTCAAACAAGGTTTGGAAGACGGAACTATTGAAAAAATGGATTATGAGGGGGGAAAATTGTATTTGTTACCTGATATTAATCTTTTAACATATTTTGGTTCTGAACAACCCATTTCACCCGAACAATTCCAAATGACACCAAAAGAAAATACACCACTCCCTATACCACCAAATTTTTCTTTCGATATTGATGAGTTAACTCCAGAAGAAAAAAAACAATTAGAAATTGATAAAAGGAATGTAATTAATATTTTCATTGGTGCTGCTGGAAAGAGAGGTCAATTTTACTATCTCTATTACAAAAATCAATTAGACGCAATTAATCCTGAACTTTTTAGTTTATATAATAAAATTATGTCGGCAAATGATTTAATGTATTTTATGAATGAAGATTTAATAGAAATGTTAGGTGGAAATGCCTCTGGTTCGGCGAAAAAATTAAATAATATTAATTTACCAGATTCTGATGATGAGGATGAAGATGAAGATGAACAAGATTCTAGAGAGGGTATCCAAACCTGGGAAGCAAATGGATTAATTTTTCCAATTTTATTACATGAACTTTTTAAGGTTTTTGAAATGCTACCCGCTAGAAGTCAATGGAAAGATATGGATCCCGGAACTGCGACCGATATTATTTCGCAAACTGATACATTACAAAATGAACCCATGAATTTCAGGTTGATGAAATTACAACAAAAACTAAATGTTTTAATACCAACAGAACTAGGAGAACCTCAAGGTTTCAAATATGTTATAGATTTCAAAAAATTGTTTTATGGTATGGAAGTGGAGGCATTTCACAAACTTGTAAATAATATTATGTCTGAAAATCCTTCGGATAATGAACGTGCAAAAAAACAATTTAGAGAATTCTATGATGAAGCGGTAAGAATTTATGATAGTTATGGTCAAGATGATGAAGAAAACGATTACTAAAAGATTTGTCTAAAAAATTTAATAAATAAAAAAACAGGACCCCCTTTTATTTAAAAATAATTAGGGGGTTTTATATTTATAGAAAATGGGTTTATCTAAAGAACAAGTAATGTTAGAATATGCGAAGTGTATGAAAAATACACCTTACGCATTAAGAACGTATTTACAAACTTATGATAATACGGTTTCTCGTTATGTACCATTAGAACTTTTTCCAGATCAGGTATCATTATTGAATGATTATGAGGAATATGAAGAAAATATTGCATTGAAATATAGGCAAGCAGGTGTTTCGACCGTAACCGCGGCTTGGATTTCAAAAAGGTTGGTATTTGCAAAAAAAATACAACCAGAAAAAATTCTGATTATTGCAAACAAACTTGACACTTCACAAGAAATGGCAAATAAAATCAGAGCCTTTATTGACCAATGGCCAAGTTGGGTTGGTGCTGGTTTTGCACCCGAAAAAAATTCACAAAGACATTATAAGTTGGTTAATGGATCTGAAGTTAAGGCAGTTGCAACCTCAAAAGACGCTTTACGTGGTTTTACACCAACTATTCTAGTTTTCGATGAGGCCGCTTTTATCGAGGCCGACAATGATTTCTGGGCTGCGTGTATGGCATCATTATCAACAGGGGGTAAAGTAATTGTTATTTCTACTCCAAATGGATATGATCCAATTTATTACGAAATCTATGATCAGGCATTAAAGGGAATGAATCAATTTAAGATTTCTGAAATGTTCTGGTACAGGGATCCAAGATATACAAAAGACCTTTATCTTGTACCTACAGATGACATTGTTCATTACCTTTTGAATAGAGAAGATTATGATGAGTCAAAAAATATTTCATTTTCCCATGTAAGTGCTTATGAAAGAGACTATGAAGAATTACAACATTTTTTCAGTCAAGGATACAAACCTTGTTCTACATGGTATGAAAAAATGGTCAAAAAACTTAAATATGATAAAAGAAAAATAAACCAAGAATTAAATTGTGAATTTTTAGGTTCTGGGGATAATGTTTTCGACGCACTTCAATTAGACCAAATAAAAAACGATTCATTACAAGAACCCACAACTAAATTAATGGGTAATTCTCTTTGGATTTGGAAAGAACCAATACAAGGACATCGATATATAATGGGTATTGATGTTTCTCGTGGTGATAGTGAAGATTTTTCCTCAATTCAGATAGTTGATTTTGACGATAGAGAACAAGTTTTAGAATACGTTGGAAAAATACCCCCGGACACATTGGCGGAAATAGCATATAAATGGGGCGTTATGTATAGTACTTTTATCGTAGTTGATATTACCGGGGGGATGGGAATCACCACAGTAAGAAAACTTCAAGAATTAGGGTATAAAAATCTATACATAGATGGGGTTGACACTCTCAATCCTTGGTCTTATAATCCAAGAGTCGGAGAAAAAATCCCAGGAATTAATTTTAATTCTAAAAGAGTTCAAATTATTGCGGCATTTGAAGAATCTGTCAGACACAAATTTAAAATTAGAAGTGTTCGACTTTACAATGAAATGAACACCTTTGTATATGTAAATGGAAGACCAGATCATCAAAAAGGTCAACATGACGACTTGATAATGGGAATATCAATGGCACTTTATGTTGGTGAATCGTCGTTTGCAAAATTAGAAAAAGTTACTGAACAAACAAAAGTTATGTTGGAGTCTTGGACAATAAGTTCAAATGATAATGTTTCTAAACAAATGCATTTTGATCCGGCAATTCCTAACATGAACGTCAGTAACGATAGATATAACAGAAATAATAGTGGACCAAGCAGACAAGACTATGAAAAATATGGTTGGTTATTTGGTAAAAATTAATAGATATGGGATTAACATTTAGAAGGAGAACAAACATTTTACTTAACTCCAAGTTAATCGTGGAAGGTGTGCCCCCATATCCTTCCAAAATATTTCCTCCCGATTTAAAAAAAGATACAAGGGAAAATCGAGTTTATCCCACCCCGACACCCTCATCCACACCAACTCCAACTCCAATACCCTCACCCACACCAACACCCACGAGAGTATAATTTATGTTTAAACTATTGAAATATTTATTTAAGAACTTAACTTTAATACATGGAAAATAATAATAATCAGAATCTGACTCTATGGCAAAGATTGTCCCAAACTCTAGGACCAAATTCTATGTTGAATCAGGATTTACCAACATACAATATTGATAAAAAAACTCTTCTTAGGACAACAGATAAACAAGAATACGAAAGAGAAAAACTTCAAGCACAACAATCTTTATATTTATCCGGTCAATGGACTAAAATTGAAAATAATCTTTATACTCAAGCGGTTTATTACGAACCAACAAGATTAGCCTCATTTTATGATTATGAATCTATGGAGTTTACCCCAGAAATATCAACAGCATTAGATATATATGCGGAAGAATCCACAACAGCAGACCAAGACGGTAGAATCCTACAAATTTATTCCGAGTCCAAAAGGATCAGACAAATACTAACTGACTTGTTCGATAATGCACTGGACATCAATACTAATTTACAAATGTGGACAAGAAACACTTGTAAGTATGGAGATAATTTTGTTTATTTAAAATTGGATCCTGAAAGAGGTATTGTTGGATGTATGCAATTACCAAATATTGAAATTGAACGATTGGAAAGAGGAATGGAAGCAAAATCAGTAAATGCTGAAGTAGACCCTAAATCAAAAGGTTTGAAGTTCAATTGGAAAGCAAAAAATATGGAGTTCAATTCTTTCGAGATCGCCCACTTTCGTTTGTTGGGTGATGATAGGAAATTACCTTATGGAACCTCGATGTTAGAAAAAGCCAGACGAATTTGGAAACAATTAATGTTATCAGAAGATGCAATGTTAATTTATCGTACATCAAGAGCACCCGAAAGAAGGATATTTAAAGTTTTTGTTGGAAATATGGATGACAAAGATATTGAACCATACGTACAAAGAGTTGCAAATAAATTCAAACGAGATCAAATTGTAGATAAAAATACAGGAAATGTTGATTTAAGATTTAATCAAATGGCGGTAGATCAAGATTATTTTGTTCCAGTTAGAGATATGGCAGCCCCAGAACCGATAACAACTCTTCCTGGTGGTACTAACCTTTCTGAAATTGCAGATATTGAATATATTCAGAAAAAACTGGTTACGGCTCTTAGGGTACCAAAAGCATATTTAGGTTTCGAAGAAGTTGTAGGTGATGGAAAAAATCTGTCCTTACAAGATATTAGATTTGCAAGAACTATTAATAAAATACAAAAAGCAATGATTGCAGAATTGAATAAGATTGCAATCGTCCATTTGTTTTTATTGGGGTTTGAAGATGAATTACAAAATTTCACCCTTGGTCTAACAAATCCGTCGAAACAAGCGGACTTATTAATGGTAGATGTTTGGAAAGAAAAAGTATTACTTTATAAAGATCTTGTAACTGAAATTCCAAACTCTTTGGCACCTACTTCAGCGACTTGGGCGAAAAAACATATTTTTGGTTTTTCTGATGAAGAAATCAAACTCGATATCCAACAACAAAGATTAGAAAGAGCGGTTGCTGCCGAATTGGCAAATACTCCTACTGTAATTACTCATACTGGTTTATTCGACAATGTAGATAAGTTGTATAAACAAGTTACAGGAAGTACAGAAACACCACCAGAAGGGGGTGGACCGGGAGGACCATCAGGACCTCCTCCAGGATTACTGGGAGGTGGGGGACCACCTCCTCCGCCACCACCAGGTGAAGGACCAGGGGGATTACCTGAGGGTGAGAAAAAAGACAACTTAAAAATACTTTTGGAAAGTGATGATGTATTAGGTGATTCTTTTGTTGATTTATCTAAAGCAGGAAATGGATTAGGTATAATTGAGGAAGAATTATCAAAATTATTAAATAGATAATATTTATAATAAAAAATTATTATGAAATTTGGTATTCTTAAAACTAAAATAGAAGATCTTTTAATTGAGTCATATAAAAATGATACATTAAAAAGAGACATGTTTGTTTTTGATGAACTTATATTAAAAAACAAAAACCTCTCTAAATTATATTATTTATATGAAGAACTTTCAACTAACAAAGGTTTGTCAAAAGAATTGGCAAATGAATTGATCAACCAGTCTATTACATTGTATGAAAATTTAGTGAACAAAATTTCTAGTGAAAATATTAACGAAATCAAACTTTGGGTTGGTTCCCAAAACACAAAAAATAGATATGCAGATTTAGACAATTTGTTTTCAAAGAATGTTACCGACATGATTAATAAAGTTGTTAGCAAAAATCAAATTGCAGAATCTTTAATGAAAAATACTGAAAAACCTAAACCAATCATTAAAGCATCTTTAAATGAAATGGTTGACGTAGCAAACAAAACTGTTAAAACATATATCTCATCCCTCAACGAGTCAGAACAAAAAGAATTAAATAAGATATTGTCTAAATCCGACAAAGATTTAAAAGTTAGATTTGAAATTATTAAAGAAGATGTTTTAGAGAAGTTAGACACCTTATTAGAAACCGAATCTGATGACGTTACAAAAATTAAATTGAATGAAACGATCGAGAAAGTAAAAAGTGTTAGTTATAATAAATTAGATTATTATAAATTAAATCAATTGAAACTTAATCTTTAAGTCTTAATTTTTGAACGTGAATTGCTTTATTAATTTGATTTCTTTTCTTAACTGATTTTTTCTGAAAATATTTTCTTTCCATAAGTTCAGAACTTTGTCTTGTTTTAATTACCTTTGATTTAAGGTCTTTCAAAGCCTTTTCAATATTTCCCTTTTTTTTGATTTTAACAATTATCATATTGTTTTATTGATATATACACAAAAATTGTGTATTTTTTGTTAAAATAAACATTCAATGATGAAAATTATTTATGAAAAAAGGAAAAACTTCAAAACTGGAAGGTTTTAAAGACTCTAAAATCGTATATGGAACTGTAGATTCTAAAGAACTTAAATCTGTATACGTAAATTTACAAACATGGGTTGAGCCAAAAGAGGATGAGGAAAATTGGGCAAGAATTGTTTCTAACATGTCAAGATCAATAAAACATTCAGTTTATGATTCAATTGATGATTCAATTTTCGATAGAAAATATATTGTCGACATGGATCTAAGAACAAGTGGTTTAAACATAAATAAAAAATCATTTATGAATTTGGAAATGAATTTTTTTGTAATATCAGAAATAGAATTTAAATCAAAAGAATTAAGAAATTCAATCAAAAATATAATCAATTCGATTTACGATGACATTTTTTTCAAAAATGAATATTTCAAATTCTCTTTAACAAAATCAGGTAACAAAAGTAGAAAAAATTTAGATTTCCAAACTGGATAGTATTTATTAAAAAAACTATTCTATGGATAATTTAAAAATTTTGGGACCAAGAGAGACTGGTAAGGGTATTCTTATTGAATATGATGCGGGATATATCAACCCAAGAGAATCTAGAAACTTAGAAATTCTAAAAGAAAACAAAAACTTTTTGGACTATTCAAAACCATTCGAGTTTTATGCCGTACTTCAAAAATATGATACACCCAACCGAAACGGAAGAGTTTATCCTGAAGAAGTCCTGAAACGAGAAGTAAATAACTATAAAAAGATGATAGAGAAAGGTACTTCCCTTTCTGAATTAAACCATCCAGAATCTTCACTAATAGATTTGGATAGAGCATCACATTTAATTACTGAGGTATGGTGGGAAGGTCCGGTTCTTTTAGGTAAGTTAAGATTATTGACAAGTCCAGGATTTCACGAAAGAGGAATTGTTTCTACAAAAGGGGACTTAGCAGCAAACTATCTTCGTCAAGGTGTTACTTTAGGTATTTCTTCTCGAGGAGTTGGTTCTTTGAAGAAAGTTGGTGAACAAAATGAAGTACAAAAAGATTTCGAGTTAATTTGTTTTGATCTTGTTTCATCTCCATCCACACCTGGAGCATATCTATTTTTAGATCCAAAAGATAGATTTAATTTTGAGGAAAATTTGGAAGAAGAAAAAAAGATGGGTCAAGAACGATTGACAAATTCACAACCATCTCAGATTGATAAATCAAAAAATTTAATGGATAAATTATCCGCATACCTTGATAAGTAATTTTTTTATTTTTATATTTAAGTAAATTTAAAAATAAAGTTATGAACGAAAAGTATTTTGTGTGTAAAATATCAACTGACATGGTTGATGAAAATTCTGGAAGAGTTAAGAAATTAAAAGAAGAAAAATTGGTGAGAGCATTTTCACCAACTGATGTTGAGGCTAAGATTACTAAAATCTACGAGAACTATACACAGGATTGGAGAATCACCTCAATTGTTGAAAGTAAAATCGATGAGGTGATCGAATAATCAAAATTAATTTTTTTGGTAAAAGGTGGGAAGAGATTCTCACCTTTTTTTTATTTATTTACAATTTAAATGAATTTTTACAAAATCAACATATTTATATGTAAATCAAATTTAAAAAATGAATAAAAAAAACCAAACGGTTGAAGAGGCTCTTTTCCAGTTACGAAACTTGGAAGAGTCTGTACAAGAAAATGCAAAAGGAATACTTGCCTCTACTATGAGGGATGAAATCAGATCTTTAGTAAAAGAATCTCTTGACGACGAAGAAGACGATGAGGAGATTATTGATTTACCGGCAGACGAACTTGAAGTTATGGACATGCCGGATGATGAAGATGACTTTGACGATGATGAAGTCTTGGATGTAAGTCCATTTGGAGATGACCCAGAAAGCATGAGTGCTGTGGTTGATGTTTTCAAAAAGTTACAACCAGGTGACACAGTTGAAGTAATTAGCAGTGAAACTCCTGATGGTAGAAGATCTGTAAATCTAAAAGACACCGAAAATGATACTGAATACATCATTACTATGAATGAATCTGATATCGATGATTATCCAGAAGGTGAATACAGTGAGTCTGATGAAGACGACGACACTGAAGAAATAAACTATCTAAAAGAACTTATGGGAGACAAGGGTACAGAAACCGAGTATGAAATTACTTTTGGTGATGAAAATTACGGAGAACAAAATGAAGATGAATTGTTCGGTGGAAACAAACATGACTTCCATAGACGAGATGGTCACAAAATGGGTGATGTAGGTGGAAGAAAGTATGGTAAAGGTGGACACTACAAAGATTACGAATCTAAAATGTCTAGAATGTCCAGAATGGGATCTGATGAAATGTTAGAAATGGATTTCGAACTGGATGCCGAAACTAAACTTTCTGATAGAATGATGGAGGCAAAATCCTTTAAGGCTAAAGGTACTGGAATGGGTAACCCAAATAAATTTAAATATTCAAAGGACTCAAATTCCAAAGGTTTCAACACAAAAATGAAACAGGGAGATGCAACCAAGTATACTGGTAAAGTTCCGAAGAAAATGGATTATGATGATGAGGTTAACATGGAAGGATATACTGAAAAGCCGAAGAAAAGAGAAACTAAAGAATCTTCACGAACTTTAGGGGCTGGTAAATATTGGGGTAGAGAAGGTCTTCCTAAACCAAAAGCGGCACCACGTAGATTACGTAAAGAAAGTACTGAAGAACTTGAAATTCTTAAAACTAAAAATGAGGAATACAGAAATGCCTTAAATGTGTTCAGAGAAAAACTTAACGAAGTTGCAGTTTTCAATTCAAACTTGGCTTACGCAACAAGATTGTTCACAGAACATTCAACAACAAAACAAGAAAAAATCAATATCCTTAAAAGATTTGATTCAGTGGAGTCGTTGAAAGAATCTAAAAATCTTTATCGTACAATCAAATCAGAATTGGACACAACACCAACTATCAATGAGTCAAAATCAAAAATAAACGAATCTATCGAGAGAACTGTAAACAAAACTCCATCTAATGGGTCTTCAGTAAACTTGATCGAATCAAAAACTTATGAGAATCCTCAGTTCTTACGAATGAAGGATTTGATGAAAAAACTATAAAAAATAAACTTTTTTAAAAACTCGTATATTTATTATATACATAAAACTAAATAAAGCCTAAAAAAAATTAAAAATGGGAGCATTATTAGAATCAGGTCTTGTTGGTAACATCGGTCTTAAGCACCTTAAAGTTATCAAAGAAGATACTATTAACAAATGGGATCGATTAGGATTCCTTGATGGTCTTAGAGGTCATCTAAAAGAAAACGTGGCACAATTATATGAAAACCAAGCGTCACATTTGATTAACGAAGCAACTTCTGAAGGTTCTAACGGAGCGTTCGAAACTGTTGTTTTCCCAATCATTCGTCGAGTTTTCTCTAAATTGTTGGCAAATGACATCGTATCAGTACAAGCAATGAACTTACCAATTGGTAAATTGTTCTACTTTGTACCTAAAATTCAAGGATATTCTGGTGGTACTTACACAGGAGCATATCCGTCAAACTCTGGAGACCATTATTCTCCTGTAGGTGCACCTGGTAACTACCCTGGTGATCCTAACGCAGGATATGACAGTGGTAACGGAACATACAATCCTACTTACTCAAAAAATCTTTATGATTTGTTTTATGAAGGTTCTGAGGCAGGATTAGATCCTCCAGGATTATTCGATTATTCTAAAGGTCGTTGGTCTGCTGTAACACAAAACACATCCATGTTACAATGGTCTAACGGTAACTTGGTTGATTTCCAAATTACTTCTGAAGGTAATTACCGAAAAATCATCATGAAACTTTGTGGATGGAATTCTTACATCGGATGGGGTAAATTAGTAGGACCGGATGGTGCTGAAGTTGATTCTGAGACTTTCCTTTCAGATCTTAAAATCTTCGCAAACCAACCAACTATTTCCGCATCTACAACACCTTGTAATGTATTAGGTACACAAGCGGCTCCAGTTCCATTATTGTTTAGAGTTGTTACTCAACAATACGGTAAAGGAATCGTTAATCCTAACTCTACAACTTCTCAAACTAAATGGGCCGCTACCGGAAACGGTGGTTCTTTTGACAACATCTGTGACCCAGAAGGTTGTATCTATTTAGAAGTTGACTTATCTTGTCCAGTTTGTGCTGATTGTAACTCAACATCTTTGGATGGTTACACAGGTACTACTATCTATTCTGCAGCATCTGCAACATCGTTTACCGCTGTTTGGAGACGTTATGAAGAATTAGAATTCGAAGACAAAATTGGTGAAGTATCTTTTGACTTAGAATCAGTAACTGTTTCTGTGTCTGAAAGAAAACTAAGAGCACAATGGTCTCCTGAATTAGCACAAGACGTTGCGGCATTCCACAACATCGACGCAGAGGCTGAACTTACAGCATTGTTGTCTGAACAAGTGGCTGCTGAAATCGATCGTGAAATTCTACGTGACCTTCGTAAAGGTGCGGCTTGGAACTTACGTTGGGATTACAACGGATGGAGAAGAATTTCTCAAACAACTTCTTACACTCAAAAAGACTGGAACCAAACTTTGATCACAGCAATCAACCAGTTGTCCGCACAAATCCACAAGTCAACTCTTCGTGGTGGTGCTAACTGGATCGTTGTATCATCTGAGGTTTCCGCAATTTTTGATGATTTGGAGTACTTCCACGTATCTAACGCTTCACCTGAGCAAGATCAATATAACATGGGTATCGAAAGAGTAGGTACTTTAGCAGGACGTTACCAAGTTTACCGTGATCCTTACTTCCCACCAAACCAAGTTTTGATTGGACACAAAGGAACATCATTGTTAGACACTGGTTACATCTACGCACCGTATGTACCTCTACAATTGACACCTACAATGTACAATCCATTTAACTTTACACCTATCAAAGGTATTATGACACGATACGCTAAGAAAATGGTTAACAACCGTTTCTACGGACGTATCACAGTTGATGGAGTACGTACATTTGACTTACAAGAATTGAGATAATCAATTAAAGGTTAAATAAAGAAAAAGGTCAGATTCGTCTGACCTTTTTTATTTTATATGATTTATTCTTCGGAATTTTTAGATATTACTCTAATTGCTTTTGATAGAACTTCAGATTCACCAATTGTGAAGGATCCCCGTTTGTGAGCGGCTTTAATTGCTTCGACCAAATAATAAATGGCATGACCCTCATCCATTGAGGTTAAAATTAATTCCAAATGATTTTCATCAAGTATATTTATTGTTCCGAATAGATTTCCATACAAATTATTTGAGTTTTCCATATTTTTAAACTTTTATGATATTTATAAGTATAGGTATTATTTTTCTATGTTAAATAAGATTATTAAAAAAATATTAAACGAAATTACATCGACCAGTTCTTCTAGAGGTAGTTATGTATCACCGTTACTTCCCGGGTTACGGGATTTTGGAGATAAGTTAAACAAACCTTACACAGAAATCCTTAATGACTATGACAGTGCGTTACTTGATTATGACAGTTTAGATGGTGATATGTCGACTCACCCAAAATGGATAAGTAAGATAGAAAAAAGGGCAGAAAAAGTCACAAATGATATTAAAAAACACCCAGATAAATTTGCCTGGGATGGGGATGCTGGTATTATGAACTCACTTCCTAAAAAAAATACAGATGCAAAACCAATTAAATTACCCAAAAAACAAAAACCTAAGACAAAACTTGAAAGTATTGATGATGTCATAAAAAACATTTTACGAGAAACTATCAAACTAAAATCAAATGAAAATGCAATCAATGAAGTTGATTCATCAACTAGTGCAGGGGTATACAGTGGCCCAGTTGAATTGGGGTTAAAAAAATGGAAAAAAAATTTTTTAAGCCCTTTTTCTATTGAGGTAGATCATGATTATAATGATTATGCCAAAAAACCTAGTTTGAAAAATAATATCAAAAGGACGGTCGGGGTTTGGGAAAAAAACAAAGATGGGTCATATAATCAGGAAGAATACCCGGTTCATGCGGTAAACGAAGATTTGGCTGTATGGTTTGGTAAAAAGAAAAAAACAAAAGGGTCATCTCAGCCAAAAGGACCTTGGGTAGATATATGTAGAAAAGTAGATGGTAAACATCCCCCATGTGGAAGAAAGGATGCCGACACAGGATCATATCCAAAATGTAGAGCCTCTGGTGTTGCAGGTAAAATGAGTGATTCACAAAAAAGATCGGCATGTCAACAAAAAAGAAATGCAGAAAAAAAAGATCCTCAATCAGGAAAAGGTCAAAAACCTGTTATGACAAGTTACAAAACCAAAAAAATGAATGAGGATCAAATTATAAGAAGAATACTTAGGAATCTATAATTTTAACTTAAGTGAGTTTCTACTCTATTATTAATTTTATTTAATATTTTAATTAGTGAGTCGTTAATTTGACTTTGAACTATACTTTCAGTAACCGATCTTCTTTTTTCTGATTCTTTATCGAATAAGAAAAGAACTCTTTCGAAATCTCTACCACTTAACTTAACGTCATAATGAAATGTATGATTGGTCAATTCGATTCTTCCCCAGTCTAATGTACAAAATAAATTAAGGGTATTATTCACTATAAATCTTTTTTGTGACATTGGTGCAATTACAAGTTCAGAATCCTCGTGAGAAATAAGTTTTACACATATACGGAATGCGATTTTTTCGTGATCTTGTAAATATTCTTCAGTTTTAAGTCCTTTCGAACGTCCTAATTTTCCTAAATAAACTTTAAATCTTTTGTAAAATCTTAGAATACTTTTTTTCATATTGTTTTTTTTGTTTTTACAAATATAAAAAAGAAAATTTAATTATTCAAAAGTAATTTCAAAAAAGTTCTCCAAGTCCCCAAATCAATTTCATTTCTACCTATGTTTGCGGAATAACAACATAGTACAACATTATCTTTAGTATATCCCTTATTATTATCTAATCTATCTAAAGATGGTTGTTGTGGATGTTTTTTTTGATGGGAAGGTATTAAAGGTATTTTAAACCAATGACAAAGACCGTTTTGTTTCTCCATCATTTCATTGATGTCGTCAACGGTTAACGTACATTCTATTTTTCTATGTTTTGAGTCATGAATAAGAGTGTTTTGCCACAATCTAACCCTTCTTTCTTTTTGTAAGATCCCTTCTCTTTTTCTGTGTTCCGGATCTAATCTTTTCTTTCTTTTATATTCTCGTGTTACTTTTAAAATACATTCTTTACATTTATTTCCTCTTTGAGTTTTATAAAAATCAGTTATAGATTTTATTTTTCCGCATTTACTACATTGTTGATCCATACTAATAAATATACGGATAAACATAAAATTCAAAAAAAGAGATATTAATTTCTTTTATTCTTTAACAAAACGCACCTGAACACCTTCTTTTTCCGTCGAGTCCTTTGATTTTTCCTTTGCATACTTGAACGGCGTGACCATTACTATAAGCAGAGGGGTGAACGTCATATTTCGCTTTAGCAGATGCTAAACCTCTGGCACAAAGTTTTGTTCCTGTTTTTTTTCTACCTTCCATCATGACCATATCTTCATCATCAATATTCATTGACATTTGCATTCCATGTTTTTTTGTCTCATTCATTAAAAAATCAAAAACTTGATCCATGTTATTTTTTGCTTCCGCGATATGATCCTGAGCCCAGTCGTGACCATTTTCAAGAATTTCTTCAATCATAGAATGATCCAATTCTAATAACATATCACATTGTCTTCTCATTTGTTGTAAATTTGAAAAGAACATATATCTTGAAGACCCTCTTTCTTGAGTTGATGGTTTATCTTCAAAAGTTTCTTTAATTACTCTTTTAATAATTGAATTTAAATTTCTCATATTTAATTATTTAATCCATTAGGTCCACCTAAAACGACCATGTTACTTTGAACTACCGCCTTACCATCTGTTGATGTCCATACAGGATGAGGTACAGCCACACTTGTTACAGTAGAACCTGAATCACAAGGACAACAAATAACACAGACTGTATATTCAGTACCAGCAGTCACTGTTTGATTTTTATAACAATTTATACAACTAGTAAAAACATTGATTGATTGTGGCGTAATATCAACCCCCAAAGGATCAACGTTACCTGTTGCAATATAACATCTTGGTGCGGAGCCATCTAATGAAAATTGATAAATTAAATCTATTGTAGGTACAAAACCAAGACTAGTTGCCGATACCACCTCTAAGTCGCCAGTTATACAGTCTTCAAATTCAAAACCAAGTTCTTTATCTATATAGCATTCAATACAATCTTCATAAAATGCCAATCCCTGAAACTGAATTGTTGGAATTTCGCTTAATGATGCATTTCCTAAAATTGTATAACATTGTGTTGCCCCTGGACCTGATCCAATAGGAAATCCACCAACTATTTGTCCGGTTGTAAAACCTGTGCTACCAGTCAATATTACAACTACTTCATCTATACAACTCTGTCCGGTATAATTTGCCATGTTTTTTTATTTATAAATATTTTATTTTTATTTTTTATTCACTATTTGGAATTTAATTTGTTTTTTGTAAGTGTTAACTTCCCCACTACTCAAAACTTTGATATCAATAAAATATTCATTAGGTATTTTATCTCGAGTATCAAAGATAAAATAATACTCATTTGGGGTCCTGTTAATTTTTGTCCACTCTTGTACTTGAACTTCCGTTTGACCTTCTCTTACATAAACACGATAATAAGCATCAACTTTGAGTTGTAAATGATTTGTGGTATATGCCTTTTTAATTATAACCCCAACTTTTCTTACATCTGTGTTTAATATTTTTTCATCTTGTTTAATACCATAAAAATCAAACCCATATAATACTGGATCTTTTGATTGAGTTCCAATCGTAAAAGATTTTGCTAATGGATAAACTGTAAATTGATTTATAATGTCTGGAAGGGTAAAACCATTTGATATAATATTTCTCCATGTATCTGTAAAAGTACAAGGAACTGAGTAACCTAATAATGGTGGAATAACAACTTCATAAACACCTTTCGATCTTCTACAAGTTGTTAGACCAGATAGACCGGGTATTACTTGACAATTTGGTCCTGTTATGTCAACAACCGGATTTTGATCCAAATTTAAAAAATTACCATCCTCATAAACATATAAATAAAGTTTATTTACTTTTCCCAAGGAAAATAAATTTCTATCATCTTCTATCAAGTCATCATAATTTGTATAAAGATGAGGTTCATAAAATGTTTGTGTGTGTCTTGTAAAAAATTCAACTGAATAAGTTCCGGAGGTTCCGGTGATATTTTCTACTTGTGGTAAATACGCAATTCCATAACCTACTGGATTTTGTATTGTACCATCTAACACATTCTGGATTTCAGTTGTCATATCAAATTCGATATTTTCATCACCGAATTGAAAATGTTGAGTGTCAATTATTTGTAATTGATTGTAGTTGAATATCCCAGTATTTGTATTACTATAAATTCCAGGGTTTTCCCAATTATCTATTGTGGTTCTTCCTGACCAGTTCGAAGGTCGATCGGAGTAATTTTTATCATTTGGGATATTTGTTATAGAATCAATATAATCGTACCCGACACCCTCATCCCAAAGTTGGGGTTGGTTCGGATCAAAATTAGTGTAGGGAATTCTAAATAAAAATAAATCAAAAGATGTTGCTCTGAGTCTTCCTTGCGAAGTAGTTGTGTTCAAAAAATCTTTATCAAAAAAAGATGTGTTTGTCATTCGTAAAGTGTGAGTCATTGCTGACGTACACCCAGTTGATATTGTTCCATCATCAATTTTTTCTCTCAACAAACCGAGATCTAAATCGAATATGAATCTAGAATACCCTTTTGGATTTGCAATCCCCCCATCTCCATAATACAATTCCATAACCGGGTTTCTTCCGGTATTTGTAAAACTATCATATAGTATTGTATTATTTTTGGAAAAATAAGAATTATTAATTGACATTACCTTTTATTTAATAAATATCAATTAATTCGAATATTTTGGTTCAGTATGGTATTTTGAGCATTTTTAATTACGGTTTCAAGTTCCAACGCAGACACCCCTTTTTTAGGATACTCTTTAATTGGTGCAACACCTGGAAATGCGTGAACGTGGGTAAGAAGAAAATTGACTATCAAATTTAAAAGTGATAGTAATTCATCTCCTCTAACCATAGAATTTGTTTTTTGATATATATCGGTTGCTAATTGTGGTTCTTGAATTCCATATAAGGTATCTTTAAGATCTACTTTAAACTTATCTTCAGATCTATGAGATAGTAAATACACACGATCTCCACCCATCAATGAATATGTTATTGGTGTTGGTGTTGACCCAAATGTATTTATTGTGGTTTGATTTTCATCATAAATAATTCCTAATTGAGGGGGATTTTTTCTTGTTACCAAACCATTTCCAGTTTCTGGAAATGCAACATTCAAAGTTACTTTCGGGTATAATTGTTCTAATTTATTAATGGGAATAAAATTTGTTATTATACTTGAAGTAGTAGTATCGTCAGACGTTAGTAATAGATAATTTGAATATTCCAATCCGTAAAAAAATGGAAATTGATTTTCAACAGTAAATGTAGGGTAACCATTTATATTAATAAAACCAACATTTACCCCTTTTATAAATTGATTTATTAATTCTTTGGTCTCATCTAGTGTTTTCGAAGAAAAATTAATTGTATATGCTGTTAAAAAATTTTGTCCTTCTAAAATATTAACATTCTGACTTACGTTAGATATTTTAAATTTTTCATCATTACCATTTATATAATAAAAATTAATATATCCGTCATAGTCTAAACTATTATTAGGAGTAATATACCACTCAACATAACTTTTTATACTTACGTCTTCGAAAGTGCGTTCAGTAGCAGTTTCTGTTCCTGTACTAATAGTTTCTAATGGAAAGGTTGAGACTTGTAGAAAACTTCTTTTATCATTTTTAATAATTGGAAGTTCGGGGTTTTGACTGGGTAATGTGACTCCTGCTCTTATTAATACATCCTGTTGAGTCAAAATTACATCACTGGTACCACGACCAAGGATTGCGTTATCAATTGGTTTGGGATAGACCCCTTCGATGTCAACGTTTACTTTCCCGGTAGTTGAATCCAGAGGTTGATATGCTTGTTGTAAATTATTTCCGTTTGACAAAACTGCTTGTGACCCGTTGAATGTATCTTTTAAATTCCTCCACGGGCGACTTATTGGTCCTGGAATGTAAAATTTATTACTATCATATGGTTCTCTATCCGTTGAATAAATTAAGTGAACATATTCATCTTCTGAGGGTGTAATATGTAAATGGTATGGGATTAGAGGTATATGAATCAAAGGGTCCTTTGAAGTCCACCACTCGGACTTTGGAATTTCCAAATATTCTTTTGGATCACCATCGGGGGCATAAACTCTCAAACGACCAAGAAGTAATGGATCTTGATTATTTAAGACTCTACCTATTCTTATATTTTTAACTTGCTCCATTCCGTTTGTTAAATTCTTCTAAAACAGTATTATAATCATTTTTAACTTTTTCAAAATGATCAGTTAATTTTAAAATATTATCTTTTGTAAATTCAAATTCTTTTTTTAAAAATTCCATTGCGATTCTCAAATCTCTATTTGATTTGTCTGTGAAATTTTTAACTATTTCCGCAACGTCTTGTGCTCTTACAATTTGTTTATCTTTTTCCATATTATAATTTTTTACCGAACATAACTTGAGGTATTGTTGTTCCTATTGGAGTTAAACTTAATGGGTCTATTGCAACTTGTACTTGACCATTTTGTGTTTCTTCTTTGTCAATACCTCCAATTATAGCATCGACTGCTGCCAACATTAAATTAGGACTTCCATCGGGCATAGGGTCTGTAGGAAGACCTAATTTATCAAATTGTTCTATAACATTTATTACCGCTCTTGTTTTTGAAAATCCCTGAAGAACTTGTGAGGATTTCACTAAAGCATATGGTAGTGGTTTTTTTTTCTTCTCAAGATTTTTTTGGACTAAATTTAATATAGATAAAAGTTCATCTATAACACTCTTACAACTTCTGAAATCAGATACAAGTTTCACTGCAATTGCAATTAATGCCAGAACTAAAACTTCTTTTTTCTTACGTATCTCATCATTTATATCTGTTAAAATAACTTGAGATAAAGATAAAATATCTTTTTTTATTAGATTAAAAATTATTCTAACAAACTCAGCCCCAACTTTTGAAACAAATGCAACAAAAAATGTTTTGAATTTTTTTGCAAAATCTACAAAGGATTGGACATCATCATATAAATCCTGACCCAAAGATTTACCTAAAGCAATAAGAGGTAAAAGTGTTTTAGGTGAAAGTATTGTCATGACAAGTGCTCTTGGATATTCTTTGAGAAAAGTCTCATCGAAATTAATTTCGAAAGGAAAAAAACTATTTTTCATAGTTTCTGTAAGTTCCTCTGATGCATCGTTAAGTTGGTTATTATTATTTTGTCCAGGAAAATATGTTAGGTTATTGACCGCAGTTAAAAGTGAATTGGAATCAACTGTTAGTTTCACGTTTTGACATTCCTCGAATTCAACCACTTTGATTTTGATATTTGAATTAATAAAATCAATGTACTTCAAATCCATTTCGTCAAATTCAAAAAAAGAATCATCAATATTATCACTTTGTGATAACTTAGATATTCCACTTACATCAATCTCTTGAGTTTCGTCAAAACAAAGACCAAAAATTCTTTTCATTATAATCATAATTTTGGTAAAATCACCATTGACGGTGTCACCATCTCCTTTCTCGATTGAGAGTGATCCTGTAAGATTTTGTATTAAATTCGCATATAAATGTTTATAATCTATAATATCAATTGTTTTAAAATAATCTTCTAAAAATTCTGAGATTTTGTTTGTGTTACTAGACCTTGGAAAAAAATCAATTTTAAAAAAATCTCCGACAACAGTTTGACCTAGTGGGTTGATATAATTATCCACATAAGTTATATCAAAAAGATCTTGTCCAGAACTACCAATATAATTGGAATTACCAAATGATGGTGCAGAGTAAGGTATGTTAATGTTTTGTATTCTATTTCTTAACTCTTTATTCATCGAGAAGGGTTGATTCTGATAGATAATTGGATTCGATTCATAACATACTTGACCCACTAACGAATCAGGTTCTTCTTTGAGTAGATTTAATAAGTCAATTGATTTGACTTTGATATATACCGAAGTATTTGCGGGAAAACTAGAATCCTGATCACAACCCAAAGTTTTAACCATAAGTTCTGCCAGAATCTTTTCGATTTTTGGTTTGAGTTCTATTAATGCGGCAGAAAAAGTTTTTTTAAGATATTTCATTGATTTGGTGTCACCGGACTCCGCAGACAAAAATTTAATATCTAATAATTCATCAAATTGTGTTTTAAGATTTTTTTTCTGGTAATTTAAATAATTTTCAGCACTTTTTAATTTTTGTGCACCATATTTTCCATATTTTGTTTCAACACCACCAGCCCAAGTTTCAAAGTTATTTCCGGTTTTTTTTTCTAAATCCTTAATATCTTTTTTGACCTTTCTGTACTTTTGACTTAAGGTAGTTTTTTTTTTGATATCCGTATAACCCTGTTGATTATCTAGAGCCATTTAAATTACATTTTTAATTTATTATCTGAAGAAATATCTTTCTCGATTAAACTTTTGAAGGTACTGTCATCTAAATCAAGATCAGATAAAGTAAAATCTTCTTCTTTATCTTGAGATTTTTGCCACATTTGTGATTGTAATTTAGATAAAGTCAATTTTTTTTCAACACAATCGTTTATAATTTTTTGTTGTTTTTCAATTACTGGACCAATAAGAGTCATATCCTCCGGTTCTTTCATCATTGTCAACATTTTATTTTGAATTCTTATTGCTGTTGATCTTTGTTCTACCAATTCATTGTAAATTTCTTGCATCAAAGATAACATCGAATCTTTGGATAAATTAATTTGTTTTTTTACCGGTCTTGCCATATTAACTATAAATACTTTTTATCTCAAAAGTTCTTGTAACATTTGATTATAGATTTTTTTATATTTTTTAATTGATCCCCTAATTTCTTTAGTTGAAAGGTTTGTCATCTCTCTTAACTCAAACAAAATAATGTTTTTGTTGAACTTATTGTTACTGGAATCAAAAAATATTGAAGTATAATTTTCAAAAATATCTTGAATCGCTCTTCCAAGTTTAACTTCTTGTTCAGTTAGACTTGGTTCTTCTAGAGTGTCTTTTAATAAATTTAAAAATCTATAAATCACATCTTCAGATGTAAGTTCGTCGTTATCTATGTGGTATATCATATCGGGTGTATTTAACAAGTCAGATGAGATATCTTCATATGAAATTTTGCGATTCATCTCTTTCTGATCTTTCATTATTTGACCCATGAGATAATTTTTACAAATTGTACCAAAATAGGAATACGCCTTCTTTTCTTTCGATGGTTTGAATTTATCTATTTTGGTCATTAAAAAGGAATGTGTGTCTACATGAATCTCTTCGAAATTCATATCTTTTCTATATAATTTGTATCGTCTTATTATTGACGATATCATCTTGTCCAAAGGTTTCCTTAAAAACTCATTATATATTTTGTTTTTTTCTTCGAAGGTTGTGGCCATTAAATAAAGTTTAACGGCCGTTTCTTCTCTTTCATCAAAATAATTGTTTTGTTTTGGTTTTCTACCTTTCTTTTTTACAACATTCAGATCATTATTTATTTCTAATTCATCTGACATTAAATTTCTTGAGGTTCGTAATTTATATCTCTTTGTTCTGTAAAGAAATATTCTTTTTTTGCAGAATCAATCCAAAACCTAACTTCGTCTTCATATAATTTTTCAGTACCATTTTTGTAATTCCAGAAAAGAGAACCGTTTCTGAAATTTGTGTGCTTATATCCTATTCTCGGAACTGTCATGAAGTTGACTGAATTTTGTGTCATTCTCAAAAAGAATTCATAACCAAAAGTAAGTTTTATGTTAGACTTTAGTTTACCATATTTTTCATACATTTCTTTCTGAATAACCATTCCTGAAATTTGAAAGTTTTGATATGTCTGTAAAACTTCATTAGTTAACACACCAAGTTCTTGTGTAATGTTTGCGGCAAAACATGCCTCATTTGTAAACCCTACAAAAACTCCTTTTTCATCAACATCAACCACTATTGGGAGGAATGCTTGGACTTCTGGATAATGGTTCATATATTCTTTTACATTTTTAGACCAAATATTTGAGTACTCATCATCGAATTCTAAAATGGAAACCCATTTTGATGTTGAATTTTTGACTCCATAATTTACTTGTTCGCAAAAATTTGCCTCTTCAGTCCAAACGAATCGTTTAGTTTGCAAATCACCAAAATCATAAGAATCCAAAAATTCCACAAGTGCCGTTTCATCAGTGTGAACGATAATTACCTCATCAAAAGGTACTTTTTGAATTTTGATTGACTCAATACATTTTTTAAAATAATCTTCAAAAAACCCAGTCATTGAAGATTTAATTGGTAAAATTACCGAAATTGTGTTATTATTTTTCATATTATTCTACTGTTTCAAATTTAGTTAGTTGATTTTTAAAGTTTTCAATTCTAGTTACCATCATTTTTTCAAACAAAGATAAGACACTAGTTTTGAAAGTTTCTTCACTAGAGTAAGGTTCTACCGTTTGAGACATTTGATCATAAAGATCTGGATTAATATTGTCCTCTAACCAGTTTTGAATAAAGTCGGCAAGGACATCCAACAACAAGTTTTGATTATTAATCCAAATACCATTTTCTTCTTTCATCCACTCAGGAACCATGCTAGGAGTTAACCCAATAACAGGTACACCCATTTTCATAGATTCAAGTGGAAAAGTACCAAATGCACTTGGGGAATCAATCCATACTGAACAAAAACTATCTTTCAACCCTTGTGCAAATTCTAATTCAGAAAGACCTCTCATATCCCTAAATGTAATCCATCTATATTGAGGAAATTTACTGTAAAACATTTTAATAAAATTTGTTGTATTTCTATGATCTCTTGTATAGATTGAAATAATTGTTTTTGGGGGTAAAGGGTTTTTTTGAAACGAATCTGAAATAAATGGATGAATAACTTCATAGGAAACATTTCTCATCATTGTTTCAAGATATTCTTTTTGTTTTTCTGATGTTGTAATACATTTAAAGAAACCTAACTGGGACCAAGTTTGACCCGGTTGTAAAGTTTCATAAACGTGATCGTATGCTTGACATAGTACAATTTTACCACATGGTAACTTAGTTATTTGTTCCATAACGAATCCATAGATTTCAGGAATAATAATTAAATCTTCCGGGGAAATTTCTAGATTAGTACCCTCAATTGAATTATGAGGCATTGTCATATATTTTTCATCTAACCAATCCGAAACACCGGAGTATTCGGGTTTTTCATGAAGAATAATCGAATTGTAACCACTCTCGAATAATGTGTATGCCATTTGGTAAATGTACCTCACGGATGCTTTAGCATTACCTTTTGTGTCTTGTACTAAGAAATAAATCCTAGCCCTTTTTTCTTCCATATTACTAATGGATTTTTCTAATTTTTGAATTTGTTCACTGTTCATATATTATAATTTATTTATTATTTTATGCATTAAAAGAGTGTTAAATGCCAACTTAAAAGGAATAGAAAGTTCCGTACTTTTCATTCTCATTTTTTCATCGATATTTTCCACCTCACTACATACCAATTCTACCATCAATTTAATTGTTTCATATTTAACTACCGCAATTTGTGTTTCGCCACTCAAGTCGTTGAATGTGACGGAATCATTAATTTTTACCAAATCAATGTAATAATTTTCACCTAAAATTTCAAACATTTTTTATATTTTTAATTATTTCTTTTAGTTCTGATAATGAAGTTATTTCATAATCAGAAGGGATATCTTTGTTATAATTTGTAACATACTTTATAACAATTTTATTTTCTGGTCTTTCTAATAATAAGTATGGATTCGCAGTAAGTAAAACATCAATTGAGTCCCACATGGTTTTTTTTGTAATTTCACTGTAAAAAAAGATTTTTTCTATCAACATTCCGAATTTGGATAAGAAAAAAAGGGATGAAGGTTTTGATTTTCCTATTTCGTTAGAAACAATTGATATATCATAATTGTCTCTAAACTCCAAATAAAATTCGTTTAAGACATTAAACGTGTTCATTTCTGTTGATGGAGCATGTCCAAAAACTTCCATTGTATATTCTTCATATAAAAATGAATAAAGTTCTTCTTTATTTTGAAACTTATACATTTTTTCTAAATCGAAAGATTCTTCTTCACTTAATATTTCATATTTGAAATCTTCATTAGTAATTAAATCTTGAGTATCCCCCGATATGTCAATATTGTACGTAGGTTGTGACTCAATAGTTTGAGAGTCAATTAAATTTTTTTGGTAAACATGTTTGATCTTTTCAAAAGTATTTCGAAGAACACCATTAATTTCAATTCCTATCCTCATCATATTTTCTTAAAATTTTTGTAATAAGTGGGTTTCTAACAACATCATTTTGACCAAATTCAAATATACCTATATCATCTAAAAAATTGAATTTGGTAATCGCGTCATAAAGACCAGAATGACGGATGTCTTTGTATCGATCGGTTTGTTCGAGATCTCCAGATATAAAAAATTTACTATTAAATCCAATTCTAGTAAGAAGTAGTTTCATCTGATTAGGTGTTGAGTTTTGGGCTTCCTCAAAAATCAAAATTGAATTATCAATATTCATACCTCTCATATACGCCAAAGCAAATACTTCTATTATTTCATGTTCCTTTAATTTTTCTCTTGATTCCTTACCAATAATTTTATTCAACAAATAATAAGAGGGAAAAATATAAGGATCTAGTTTTTCTTCTAAATTTCCTGGTAAAGCCCCTAACTTTTCTTCCGCCTCAACTGCTGGTCTTACAATAATAATTTTTTCATAAGAATTATTGGGGTCAACCAATAAATCGATTGCCGCTTTCATTGCGACATAACTTTTACCCACTCCAGCAGGTCCGGAACAAATAGTTATTTGGTTTTGGATCAAAGAATCATAATATTCTTTTTGATTGTTTGTCAAAAATTTATTTTTGGATTTTTTTTTGACAATTGAGTTTATCAAATCTTTTTTGGTAAAAGGTTTGACTGTATCATCATTTTGTGTTGGCTTTCTTCTATTCATTTAATTTGTTTACGTTATTATTAATCCATTGGTATGTTTTAAGCATACCATCATATAAAGAATTATAATTTGTTTCTGAAATCATACGTTCAAAAAGGGTGTTGTCAGAATTTCTTCCCATAACACCTATTGGACATTTAAATCCATACTTATCTAAAAATTCCTCACCCGTGATATTTTTGATTTTTAAATTTTTATTAGAAATTTCGATTGCCATTTTGGCAAGTTCATTGATTGTAACCATTTCATCAGAACCAATATTAACTGGACCCATAAAGTCACTGTTCATCATCTTCTCTATAGAATTCAAACAATCATCAATATATAGGAAAGACCTAGTTTGACTACCATCCCCCCAAACTTCTATTTCATCAGACTCATTACACTCAGAAACTTTTCTACACATTGCAGCAGGTGCCTTCTCTTTACCTCCAGTCCACGTTCCATATGGACCAAAAATGTTATGGAACCGAGCGACCCTAACATTAAGACCATAATTTCTATTAAATGCAAAATAAAGTCTTTCACTAAATAGTTTTTCCCATCCATATTCACTATCTGGGTTTGCCGGATATGCAGACGATTCTTCACAATTTGGGTTATTGGGATCCAATTGATTGTGTTCAGGATACATACATGCGGAAGAAGAATAAAATATTTTTTTAACGTTAAATTTTGAAGCATAATACGCAACATTTAGATTTATCGTTGCAGAATTATGCATGACATTCGCATCGTTTTCTCCGGTGAAGATATATCCGGCACCACCCATGTCCGCAGCAAGTTGATACACCTCATCAAATGAATTTTCTTGATCTTCAATAGAATTTTGATTTGGTCCAAACATGACAACTGAGACGAAGTTTGGATCTCTTAAGTCACCTTGGATAAATTCTCCACAAAATTCTTTTTGATTAAAATATTCATGTTGTTTTAAATCAACAACTCTAACAAAATTTCCCTGTTGGTGTAATTTTTTTGCTAAATGACCACCAATAAATCCACCGCCACCTAGTATTAAAATTTTTTTCATATCATTATCTTAATCTTTTATTTACAAAATACGATGTGTTCCAGTCATATGCCGGTACCAAAAGACGATCTTTTTCCACAGAGTCGTTTAGTAAAAAAAAGTTTTTATGTTTTAGTTGTTTTTTAATACAATCTACAAAACATTGAACGGAACTTTGAATTGTAAATATGTTTTCAGCATTCATTATAATTGGAAACCAATCGAACAAAGAAAAACCATTTATTCTCTTCACCTCAATAATTTTTGTACTTGTAAACTCATCTGGAATTTTTCCAAAACGACCATTATCACCCACGAGATGAGAAATACTGTATTTTTCATTATCACCAATTTTCAAAATTTTTTTCAATTTTTCCTCCCTCTCATAATTTCTATTCCAAACTAGATTATATTTTTCTTCATATTTCAAACCACACTTTAGAATATCTTCCGCAACATAGTATTTAATTTCTTCTATAAATAAATTACCGCCATGTACTGTACATAAACTATTGTAATTATCAGAAAATTGACAATCAACTAAAATAGCATCGTTTTCTAGGCAATATTTCTTACTAGTTGAGATATCGGTAGGACCTATTTCAAAGGTTTCAATACCTTCCAAATATTCCACAAGATCTTGAGTATGTCTAGAGTGTGGGAACACAACCTGATAACCCAAATTTTTTAATTTTTGAGCCATAGGTATTAAATTGATGAAGTCCCCATACTTGTATGGTTGATGAATCAATACTTTTTTCATTTTTCAACCATTACCATAAAACTGTTATACAGATCGATTCCAGAAACAAATATTTTTCTATAATTTTTGTTTTTGAAATAATCCATCAGATACTCAGGTTTGAGTATATTAAAATGTTTCCTGTTATTCCAAGGTCTCCAATATTCTTGGGAGTAATCTGGTAGGTACAAAAAAATAACTCCACCATTTTTAATTTTAGTGTCCCAGTAATTTAGAGTTCCCACCCAATCATTTATGTGTTCTAAACAATGAGAACTAAATATGTAATCAACTTCACCTTCAGGTAAGTTGTTTGCATGATAATCATCATCAAAAGAAAGATCTATCGGTATTGATCCAGGTAAAGACCATTCTTCTTTCATGCATCCAATATCATATCCAGTGCCTGTACAGACTTCCTTTGCAAAAGGAAAACAATATTTTGATGCAAATCCTTTTGTTTGAAACATGGGATAAGTCTTACCATTAAAATTTACTATTTCTATCATATCTATTTTTTTATATAAAATGCATCACCCCAACTTATGCCCGCCCAATTTTGTTCACATAAAACGAATCCGAAGTCACTCAAAAAGTTATTAATATCCTCTATCAATGGTGAATTAATATAGTCCAAATTTTTTTCTTTTACATTACGATGAACTTCACACATAATATAATCAATATTATTTAAAGTTTCTTTTGATCCTTTTAATACCTCTAATTCATAACCTTGAACATCAATATTTAAAAAATTAAAATCTGAAAATTCAAATGAATCCAAAGTCTTGATCTGCACAATTTGTTTTTCTGAAAACAACGCATGTCCGATATAGTTGTCACTAGGTTCCAGAATTGACGAACATCCAAACTTGTCTTCGTCCTCAATAAACATTGTTGTTGTCATTTCAGTTGAACCTAACGCACAATTAAACAACGGAAAGTCTTTTATTCTTTCTTCAAGGACTTTAAAAGTTTTATTTACTGGTTCAAAATAGACTATTTTATCTATACCCATATCTAAATAAGTTTCGTGTTCTTCCCCAAAATGAGCACCAACATGAATCACCCCATTTATATTCAAGTTATACTTTTTTTGAACGTGTTTTAAATCTATTAACATTTTAAAATATTCCTCTTAAATTAATTTCAATTTTATATTTTTCTAGAAGTGGTTTTAACTCAAAATTATATTCACTTAAATTCCACTTACCTCTCACTAATGCTGTTGCGATATATGGATAGATAGAACTATCATAATGATTAAGACCTCTTTTTTTTTCTTCATTATAATAATACAATCCTTTCATATTTTTATCAACCATAAATTCTCTATATTTATAATTTTCTAACCATTTTATTTCTTTAACCCCAGACATTAATTTAGAATAATCTTTAGTTTTCCAAATTGTTGGTTGCATAGAAAAAATATCTTGATTGTTCGATTCTATTTCAAACAAGTTATTTTCAATTTTTTTATTGTTAAGGTTACCAGACTTTATAAGTCGTACAAATGAATAATCCGACGAATTCAAAACATTTTGAAGTTCGATAATTTTTTTTTCATCAACATAATCATATAAAATAAAATCTTCTTGGAGATAAATAAAATTTTCCACACCAAATTTTTCAAGAGCACTTACCCAAACTTGCCAATATGGTTCGGAGTTTTTATATGTATAAATTTTGTTTTGATCAACATCAAGAAACTCATCTTTGTCGGTTATGACATAAAGTTCACCGTTATAGAATTTTTTATTTTGGTCATAAAAAATTTGCCATACATCTTCACAATTTTTATTTGTATACAAAATTTGAGGAATCATTTTTATCGATTAAAACAGTTTAAATAATTTTTATTAAGATATTCCTTTGTTTCTGAAAAAACATACCAAGGTTTGTTACAAACCGTGGGTTTAGGTTTATTCAATGGAAAAATTGAAAAATTAAATTGATTTTTGACCCAAAACAAGTCGCAATCCTCACTTAATTTATTTAAAAAATACTCAATATCACTATTACAATTTTTAATTAAATTTTCTGTCATCATAATCTCTGGACCATTTGCAAAATCCTCATCAATTTCCCACAGTTTTATCATCTCATCTATTTCTCCAAACATAATAAAATCGGTCAAGTAACCAGGTAAACCTACATAAGATTGATGATGATTCCAACACAAAAAATTTAACTTTTCCAAGTTCATTAATGAAAAAAATCTTCCAGGGTTTGACAATACCATATCTGATCTCAGTTTCAGTGCGTATTTGAAATTTAAATCTTTTGCCCTTTTTAAACCTTCAATCGTTGATTTTTTTTGTAACCATAAATTTAACTGTCCATGTTCTGGGGGTAGTTCATTGAATATAAAATTAAATTCATCGACAGGTAAATTTTCTTGTTTATAATGTTCCCAAGTTGAAAATATTATTTGTTTTGGGAAATCGCAAAAACTTTCAAGTTGTTTCGGTAAGATATTTACTTGTTTTTGATATAAATCGTCTATAATCAATGGTCCTTGTATAATTATTGCAATTTCATTCATAATATCAAATTGATTTATATTTTTCGATATAATCCGAACAGATTCCAATCGTGTTTGAAACATCATCATTGAATAGTTCTGGCAATACTGAAATACTATTTTTTATTGGTTGTTTACCTGGGTATGCCCAGATGAAATTTTTAGAAGTTAAAGTTACAGTATCTTCTTGGTGCCAAAAATAATTGTAAGTACCCATCAATTTATTAAAGTATTCAATAGATTCAATATTTTTACAGTGAATCCACAATTCATTTTTTCTTTTATATAACCAGTCTATTGAAACTTGATATTGAGGTTCATCATGACCTAAGAAAATTTGACCCTCAATTACCCATATATCTATTTCAACATCATAACCCAAACGTAACGCTTTGTCAACATAATTGGGATTATTTTCTAATTCATTAATTTTACCATTGATATTTCCTCGATGTGAAATTAAAAAAATCATTTTTCAAAAGAAGATTTTATTCTGTTTTTAATATCAGTAGTGCTGATACCAGAAGTATATGATAAATAAACTAAAAGTATATTATTATTATCTAACCATTCTTGAGAAAATTGCATTTGTGAATAATAATCTTTTTTTGCCCAATCATCACCAATTGCAATTATGTCTGGTTTCACTAACATTATAGATGGTTTACTATCATGATTAGCAATATTGGGTATAACATCGTGAACGTATTTACAACTTCTAAGAGATAATTCTCTTTCCTTGTAAGACAAAATAGGTGGAGATTTTTTATAAGACGACACGAATTCGTCAGTGTTCAAAGATACAATGACTTGATCACACAAAAGAGAACATTGTCTCAGAAAATTAATATGTCCATAATGAAACAAATCAAAAGTACCCCCAGTATATAATTTTTTCATAATTCTTTAAATTCAATTTTATATTTTATTAAATCATTTTTTATTTCATTAATATCATTTGTATGCCTACCGTCTTCAAAATAATTTACGTAATCTCTTGTTGGAATTTTAACTACTTTAAAGTTTTGTGATAAACACTTATCATACAAATTAACTCCTAATAAATCCTCAATATATTCTTTTTTTTCCGGAAGGGGAAAAACATTCATAATTTTTTTGGGGTTAAAGGATATCACACTTCCATTTATTCCAATCGGATGTTTAAGGGTGGGTGATGGCCAATTACAATATGCTAAATCATATTGTTCTTCTAATAAAAATTTAATAGTAATACCAGTTGTAAAATAGGAATCTTCGTCCAAAACTAATAATTTACCATCAAATTTACACATAATATTTTGTATTTTATTAATCCCTTCTGTGAAATAAAACCCATTATATTCACTTCCGGCACCCGAGATTTCGTTAAAGTTATATTTTTTTTGATCACCATAACATTTGATTCCTAAAGACTCGAATTTAGAAATTACATTTGAGTATTCGTCATAGGTTTGATCATAAAGAAACAAACATCTAACATCCAATTCAGGAAAAAGGTGTTTTACTGATTGAATAGATAAAAATGTTCTTTCACTTCTCTTATAATTTTTATAAAAAATAACCATTACTTATAATTTTCTAAAAAATAATTTAAATCTTCCGGTGTGCCAATACCCCACATTTTGTCAACATTGAAAGTTCTTATTTTTTTACCGTCGTTAATTGCCTCATTAAAAACCGGACAAACATAGAATTCATTATTAACACGTATGTCATTAGAAATCATTTGTTCGGCGTATTTCACATAATCAGATCCCTTTTTCCAATAATAAATCCCAACAGTCGCAATGTCAGAAATTGGTTTTTTTTCCGCAACTTCAATTACAAACCCACTTTGGTCTATTTTTGCAAATGACCATTTCGGGTGAGAAGATTTAAATGTGACGATTCCTCCGTCTGATTCTGTCTCATTCATTTTATAAATAAATTCGTTTGAATCCCACTCGATAAATTGATCTGAGTTAGCCATTAATAATGGTTGATCATTATTAATTAATTCTTTTGCCAAAAGAGAAGTACATGCGGCCCCTTCTGTCAGTCCATCAACTTCAATAATTTTACAATTTGGTGATATTAAACTTAATAAAGTATCAAGATTATATTTTTCTCTATGTTTTTTTTGAACAATATAAATAAAAGTTGCATCTATATTTAAATTTTCTGTCACAACTTTAATCATTGGTTCGCCATTAACATCTATTAGTGGTTTTGGAAAGGTATACCCAGATTGTTCAAATCTTGACCCCGCTCCGGCCATAGGAATTAATACATTTAAATTATTATCAACCCATTTCGGAATTTTCATAACTTTTGTTTGGTTTATTTTGTTTATTTTATTAATAATATTTTCATATGTAACCTCCTCAGGAGATAAAACTCGAAAAACGTGAGATTTGCTTCGAGATGCCGCCAACAGTCCATGAGGAGAATCTTCAACTATAAGGGTTTCTTCTGGTAAAAATCCTAACTTAGCAATACCTGACCAGTATATTTCAGGGTGAGGTTTACTATTTTGTACGTCCTCGTTAGACAAAATTAAATCAAAGAATTGTATTATCCCCAACTTTGATAGGACTGTTAAAACAGTTTTTCTTATAGAATTTGAACAACATGCAATTTTGTATCCTTCATCAGTCAATTTTGAAAATACTGATATTAGTTTTTCCGATTTTTGTAAATTTTCTAAAGAGTCCAATGTTAATCTTTGTTTTTCTTTCCACACAATTTTATGTAACTCTACTGGTAAACCTCGTTCTTCAGATAAAATTTCTAACTTTTGATTTGTTTTTAAACCGTCATATTTACTAAGATGATCAGACCAAGATATAACAAATCTACTATCGATCAGACCTAATGATTTGTTTAAAGTTTCGTAATGTATGTTTTTAGCATCTACCAAAACACCATCCAGATCAAAAATTATTAGTTTAACATTCATTATGGTCTATTCAACATGTAACAACTTTCTTTTTTATAAGAAGAAAGGTTTATATTATACTTTGTCCAAAAAATTTCACAATCATCTGATAAATAATCTAATATATAATTATATTTTTTATTTTCAATTTTCAGTATTTGTTCAGTTATTGTTTCTTCGGGTACTAGATTACTCAAATTATCAAATGACCAAATTTTTTCCATCTCATCTATTGTGGTCTCCATAAAATAATCAACAAAATAATTACACGAAGAATGCCAGGTAAGAAAATTTATTTTTTCTTTATCCAAACAGTTTACCAATTTTACTGTATTAGTAGGTATAAGATCACTTCTCCATTTTAAAACTCTAGAAAACCCAAGTTCTCGAGCAAGTTTTATACCATTCAAAGTCGATACTTTTTGTAAATTTATGTTTTTTTGTCCTGGGTTAGACGGTAAAGTGTTAAAAAGAGTAATGTCTGAATCGTTATAATTATTTTCCTGACCTGTCCAGGTAGACCAAAGAACTGGAAAATCGGACCAAAGTGATTTAAGTTGTTTGACATTTGAAGATGGTCCCTGTATTAATATAACTAAATCTTTCATTTAATCGAAATAAGATTTCATTTTACTATATATCGTATTATCGAACATATATGGCCTAGTTTTTTTTCCGTGAACAAATTCATCAATTGATGACCCAACATCTATATAAGTATTGTTTGGGAACGCTCTGTACAAATAATCAATTATTATTTCAGAAACCGGACCACAAGAAATAAAAAACAAATTGTCTTCAACATTGGAAAACTTTTCATAGAGATCCCTCAAGTATTTATCGGAGTTTTTTTCCCAAAAATTTATACAGTCATTAGGAAAATAAGTTAAACTTTTAATCGGAAAGGGGAAATTTTCTATTTTTGCATTTTCGTTGCAAATCATATTGACCGGTCTTTTCAAAGATTGGTATTTTTCTTTTGATCTATTATAATTATTATTAATCCAAAGATTTACAAATGTTAAATTTTGGGTGTTTTTAATATTATTTACTAAAAAACTATAGTCACTTGGATTATCGGTTTTTGAGGAAATTGCATAGTAATAATTGTCTTCCTGATGGTTCAGGGAATTTAAAAGTTCTTTTCCGACTTTAGATATTCCGTTCCCACTTGACCATTTATCTACATTATATGCCTGAGTGTTTGAACCAACAGTCAGACCTTTCATTAACAATATTTCACCATCTGCATATCGAGCAAAAGTAAAATTTTCATTAGAATTTATTTTATCCCAAAAAAAATCAAAGTCGGAATCAAATTTATCCATTTTTTAACAATTTAAAACCTTTATTGACATAATTCACAAAACAATCGTTCATTATATTCATGTTTGATGGGTTACGAGAAATTGCAACAGAGTCAGTACCAATTTGCCAAGCAGATTTGGGGTTACTTCCCCACATTTCAGAATCTAAAATTGGGTGTGGAGGGACATAAGTTTTTTTGTTGGTATACTTTTGCAACATGTACGAAAAATGCATGTCTTCACCGACAATCGGACTATGGGTTATATCTGGTAACTCACGCCAAAATACTGAAAGATCTTCCCTTTTGAAAAACCAAGAATGCCCAACGATATCGACTACTTCAGTATTTTCATTTGGTTTGTCCCAACCAACCCTTGTATGTTTTACATAATTTTTAGAATCATGAAACTTGACTCCAATTGTGCCTAATAGACCATCATGGGTTTGAATAGTGTTATAACAATTTTCCAACCATTTTTTTCCTGGAATTGTGTCATCATCAAAAACACAAACGTATTCTGTCCTTGCGTTGAGTGCAAATGCAAATCTCGCCCAAACACCAAGATTATGATTACAACTAGCGTGGATTGTTTGTTCTGTTAGACTTTTATCAAAATCCTCACCTTTGTTTTGCCAAAAAAGAATCTGACTAGGCTTCATTGTTTGATTTCTAATTGCGTTCAATTGGTTGTTAAAATGAGAAGATCTTTTATATCCGTTCAATATTACTGTAATCATTTATTAAAATATTTAAAATTTTTATCGAAGACTGACCATCTCCGTAGGGGCACACATTATCAATATAATAATTTGAATCTATTTTGTAAACCATTTCAATTAGTCGGTCTGGTGATTCGCATAAATGAATATGACCGGTTTCAATTCCCTCGGGCCTCTCTGTTGTTTTACGACATACAATAACCTTTTTATTCAAGAATGACGACTCTTCTTGTATTCCACCACTATCAGTAATTACAAATTTTGTATTTAATAAAAGATTCACAAGTTCTTTATGTTCCAGAGGTTCTATAACTTTAATGTTATCACTTAACAACGTTTCAAATTTTTTGACATTTGGGTTTGGATGAATTGGGAATATAAACTCAAGGTTACTAAATTTTTCACTCAAATTATTTAAAGTTTTGAACCAGGTTTCCATTATTTCGTGATTTTCTCTTCTATGTAAGGTTATGAGAACTTTGTTTCCGTATGTTGAGTTTTTTTTTGTTTCATAAAGATTATCCAAAACTGTGTTACCGACCACAAAGGATTTACCTTTAACTTTCTCATTATTAAGATTTGTTAGTGAAAGTTCAGTTGGACACAAATTTATGTCCGAAATTCTAGAAATAAGTTGTCTATAGGATTCTTCCGGATAAGGATTTTTATCATCATAAGTTCTTAATCCCGCTTCTAAGTGGATTATTTTAATTTTTCTATTATATGCCGCGAGAGCACATCCCAAAGCAGATCCAGTGTCTCCCTGAACTAAAACATAGTCATACTTTTGTTTCGGGAAATTCGACATACAAGAGATTAAAATATCATCGAGTCTATTATTTTTGGAAAAAATATTAATTTCATAATCAAAATCAATATCCGTCAGTAAGTCCTGATGTTGACCAGTAAAAAGAAGATCATAATTTTTCTTATTAAAAACGGTTAATAAAGGTTTTATTTTTAACCATTCTGGTCTTGTTCCAAAACAAATTAATATTTTCATTTACAAGATTTTTAAATATTCGTCTTTTATTTGTTGGGCAACAATTTCTGAATTAAATATTTCTAAATTATTTGGTACTTGGTGTAGTGTTTTATTTTTGATCGATCCGTTTGAATCTATATCATAAATCCATCCAGGTTTACCGCATAACCATCCTTCGATTGTGGTTCTACCCAGAAGAATACCAGCAGTTTCACCACAATTTTTTACAAATTTTTCCACATCATAGGTCTGGTTGAAATGTTTGACATGGTGATTAGATAAAATTTCATTCAAATAATTTGCATGATTTTTTCCTACTAAATATAATTCTTTGTTTTCGGACTTTGTTTTATCTACAAGATCTCTAATAGTATTTTGTCTCAAATAATCTATAGTGCCAACGAATAATGTATAATTACCAGATGTTGTATCATTCATATTGAACTTGTTGGTATCAATTGGATTGTAAATCACGCATGTTTTATTTTCAGGAATCCAAAAGTTTTTTATAATATGATTTTGAATTTCTGGTCTGATTGTGATGTATTTTTTGATGTTTTCGTGAATAATTGGGTTTTCTAGGGAAATTACCTCAGAATGAATTGTACAAATCATTTTATTTTTTGGAAATAACTTGAGTAAAGTTTGAGTTACGGGATAATGTTGTGAGTGAATAATATCGTAATTTTTGTTTATAAATGGAACTTTGATATTGTGAACTTTTATTCCTAAACTAAGGGCCAAATCTGTTAGTGGTCCACCAATATGAGGTGAGGTGATGGTGACATCACACCCTAACTTTTGTAAGTTTTTAGCAAGTTCGAACACATACATCTCGGAACCAGTAAATTCACGAAATAAGAGACAACCGATTAAAATTTTCATACGATATTTTTTTAATTAATTAATACAAATTTTTTAAGTTTTTCAAAATTATTTTTAATATATGGAACCAATATATTATTGTAATCTTGAATCATTTCATTATTTGTTGTTTTTATATCTCTTGAGGCAGACTCAAGGTGGTAAGCAACAGAGTCAGGAGAATAATAATTACTATAACCTGAAACCGTCAACTTTAAATTTAATAAAACGTCTTCGAAACAATGTCTTAATGATTCATCAAAACCTCCAATTTTTTCAAATGTGTTTTTTCTAATCATCATTAATGCGGCAGTATTACCCAAAACATGTTTAGTTGTCGTATCAAAATTGTAATAACTATTTTTTCCAAAATGATCAACAGATATTTGTTTAACATTTTGTTTCAAAAAAATTGTTATCCCCTGATGTTGTAAGGTATTATCCTCATAGTGAAGTCTACAACCAACAGTTCCAACATTTTTATGGTTTTTAAAAATAGTAATCAAATTGTAAATTACATCAGTCAATAAAACTATGTCATTGTTACAGAACAATAAATACTCAAATTTATCAGATAAATGATTTTTAACAACATCATTGTTAATTTTAGAGAAATTATAATAATCATATAATAACAAATTTATATTATTTTCTTTTTGGATATACTTTTTTATTTCATTTAATTCGTCATCAGAAGATCCTGTATCTGCAATAAAAATTTCAAAATAATCTGGGTCACAATTTTTGAAAAAAGAATTCAAACAATTTATTAATAAATTTATATTATTTTTAGTTGGTATAATAACGGCAACTTTGGGTTGGTTTTTTATTTGTTTTGACTTATTATTTTCATTGAGATATGGGTGTGAAGGCTTTAAATCAATTGGTAAAACATGTTTCCATTTTTCAAGAAACTTTTCTTTGCTTTCCCAAAATTCTTGATTTGGTTGACCAACAGATTCATGTGTAATCTCAAATGAAGAGGACACACCAATTTTAACTCCGTCCATATAATTTGGGATACAGAATAAATGATCATAGAAATGAAACTTACCAATTGTCTCATCAAAATTATGTTTAATTTTAGTTTTATCAAAACTAATAAATAACCCATCAATTGTAACTACGGGGATTAAAAATGGAAATTTTGGACAATATTTACTTAACCATTTGTTTTGACCTGGTGGATGATGATATACTTGACCAACCATTGTTAGGTTCATTTTTTCCCAATAAACCCCGGACTTGGGAAAATAACATGATCCGGCTTTTCCAATTATACCAAATTCCAGATTATTAGAAAAGTCACTTAAAAGTTTTTTTCCCCAATTTTTTTCTAATTTAATGTCATTATGACAACACACAACAATGTCATAAATAGATTCAGTTATTCCACTATTATAAACTTCTGATAAGGAATATTGATTATGATTGACATATTCTAAAATTTGAACATCCTTAACACCAACCGTGTGTAATAAGTGTTGTTTAAATTTGTTATTGTACTCAGAGTCTTTGTGTGTTGAGTAAATAATACTGATCATATGCCTGTGCTACCAAAACCATTATCAGATCTATCTTTTTCTTCTAAAGATGCCACTTCTTTGAGTGTTACCCATTTACCCGAAACAACTGGAGTCAAGACCGCTTGAGCAATTTTTTGTCCTTTTTGTATTTTAACAACTTGATTTGAGGTGTTAAATAATATCACTTTGATTTCCCCTAAATATCCTTGATCTACAGTTCCAGGTGAATTTAACACCATTAATCCCTGTTTGAGTGCCAATCCACTTTTAGACCTTATTTGGATCTCATAATTTTGAGGGATATTAAATTTCAATCCAGTACCAATTAGTTTTCTTTCCAAGGGTTGGATTTCTTCTTCATGAGTTGAGAACAAGTCCATACCAGAATCACTTGGGTATGCGTATGTTGGAGTAATTGCTTCTCCATCAATTCGAACAAACTCTAAATCCAATGTTGGATTATTTTTTTTTACATCGCTTTCTAAACCTTCGATAAACAAACCAAATTTATTTATAATTTCACTTTCAGATCCCTGAAAATCTTTACCAAAAATTTCTTCAATATGTTTTACTTGGTTTAGTAATTCTTTTGTTTTTTCATCCATCAACGTAGTTCTTTTAAAATTTTAATTGTTTGAATCAATACATCAACATCTCGTTCACAATATTTTGATATTTCAGTCAACTTATTATCATTCCAATATGCCGAGTGGACTTGATCACCAGAAATTTCACCATCTTTAGAAGTAGGTATGTCTAAACATGTACACATTAAATCCAGGGAACCAATGGAGGTGTAAGCACCATATTGCCAAATCTCTTTTGTATCCAAGGCTTTAACTTCCCATGGTTTAGTGTCAAATGAAGGAAGAATTGATGGTGGTTTCAAACCATTTATGATCATCCTCTTTGCTAACATTGGTATGTCAAAGTTTTTCAAATTATGTCCACACATATAAAAATCTAATTTACCACATCTTTCCAAGAGTTTTTGGACATCTTCTAATAGGATAAGTTCATTATCATTTGCAAAAGTTTGTTGTTTAATTTCACCTTTATCAGTAACAAATGCCATGGAAACACAAATTATTTTTGCAAACTCCGGAACAAGTGCAGTCCTTGTAGAAAAAACATGGTTTTTTTGTTCTTCTAATGACTTACCCTCAAGTTGATCTTCAGGAAACCTCTTTAAGAACCAATCATAATAATTTTCAAACTGATTCGAAAGTTTAGGGAAACTTTCTTTACAAGTATCAAAATCTTTTGTAATACCAACAGTTTCAATGTCAAGGAATAAAATTTTAGTTATAGGAATAGTAATCATAAAGTATTAAATTATAGATTTGTAAAATTGACTTCTTTCGATCGAAACAGTAACTAAACTATATTTGTCCTTCACTGTTTCATATAATTGATTACCCAAGTCTTCGATCATGTTCGGGTTATCAACTAATTTTTTAATGTTTTTGGCCCAATCACTATGGTTATTATTTTCTGAAACCAAAAGGGCGTTTCCATTTGTAAATTGACCTTGATTTAAAGCGTGTTTAAGATCTAAAGTGTAAGGTCCTACTTGGGACGCAATCAATGCTTTTTTATAAAAACCAGCCTCAATAACTTTTAATTGAGATTTCATTCTATTAAACATGTGGTTTTTGATCGGTGCCAACGAGATATCAAACTTAGAATAATTTTTTGCATAAGAGTTTACTGGTCTTGTCCATACTCTTACATAATTTTCGTTTTGAGATTCTAAGAACTCTTTTTCTTCAAACTTCATCAAAAAACTTTTATAATCTTCAGAAATGATTTTGTAGTTATCTGTGAATAATTCTTCATATCTTGCCCAAACAGTTTCATCAGGTCGAATGGGTCTTTGTTTTTGTTCACCAGTTTCTTGATTAATTTCAGTTACAACTCCCCTTACATCAAACCCACAAAGATAATATTGTAGTTTATTCTGAATTGGTTTAAGTTTATTAACAAAACCGTCCATAAGTTTTAAATCATGTAAGTGAGAAGATCCACCTAACCAACCAACTCTAATTTTTTCTGACGGTTGTGTTGGCTCATTGAATTGTGGGTCGTTGGGATCAACAGCATTTGGAAAAACTACAACATTTGGGTTAAACTTTTTGATTTCAGATGCAAACAATTCGGTTGTTGTTGTGACATAACTCGCTTCTTTTATATTTGCAATAATTTTTTCATGAATCTTGTTTGTAACAATAAGTTGATGAATTGGATGTTCTTTCGTTGGTAACCAATAATCATCAATATCAATGATTACAATGATTCCATTTTGTCTTAACATTCTAATTAAGTGTGGAGTATTTTCGTAACTTTGCCCAATATTTCTATGGGCATGAACTATCTGATATTTTTTCCAAAAATTAAAGTCGTTAATTTTGGGTTCATAATCAATATCGATATGAAAATCGTTTGGGTATAAATTTTGTAAATGAATATGGGGATCGACTGATCGAAACTTGCCAACTCCGGATTTGTCACTGGGAAGTACTAATACATTAATTTTGTTTGACATAAAATAAATTGTTTGAGTTAAGTATAAAACTTTTTTACAAACAAATCAACTTATTTCTTTAATCTTTTAGTTTTTTAATTTTTGTCAATTTTCCCTCGAATATATGTTGACCCACTCTAAATTTAAAAATTTCATTAGAATTTGTTTCAGATTCAACAATTAATCCATTTTCATTTAAAACCTCTTCAACGACTTCCTTAAGTAACCCACGTATGTTATTGATATTAACAGATTCAGTTATTGGTGATTTTGGTGAAGGTTGATTAGGTTTAATTTGTTTACCTGATGCGTCAGTATTCATTAAACGAGATGCTTTTTCAACTAGATCATTTGATAAAACTGTTCCAGATCCAACATTTGGTTTCTCAATTGGGTGTTCCAACATCAGTCTTTTTATTTCGTCAGGAAGTTTTGAATTTTTAATTCTATCCTCAGATGGAATTTCTGTATTATAATTCGTCGATGGTTTAGATTCCATCATTAGTTCTTGGGGAATATTGTATTGACCAGCAACTGGAGTAAATTCCTCAACCATGGGTGTTGTGACATCATTTCCTTTTGTTCTACCCATGGTATCATGTTTTTGCATGATTTGTTTTGATATCATCAGTTTTTTTATCAAATCATCTTCAGCACTCATATTATTCAAATTTTGCGTTTATTATTACCCTTGACATACTTTTGTCACCCAAAGGATTATAATTTGGTTGAGGTGAGTCAAAAAACTCAGTTGTTGGTCTTATAAATTGTATTCTATCCAATCTAAATAACCTCCAACTAGGAAGTGGTTTTTCACCTAGGTATGCTCTATGAGAAGCACCCTCTAAATCCCATGCTCTCAAAACTGGATTTCCAGTTTTGCTATACCCATAACAAACCGGTTCAATAATTCTAAGACCATTTCCTCCTGGTTCGTCACCCTCATAATAAATTATAACTCTTCTTCTTTTTTTAATTGCATCTACAATTGTACTTGAGGATGCTATTTCAAGAATAAGACCTTTTAAATTTTTGTAAAGTTTCATTTTAAGCCGAAGGGGTTGTATATGGTTTGTTTGGTTGATATTCGTTTATTTTGATTTCATTTTTTCTTTCAATGATATCAAGTTGAGAACCACCATTTACTGTGTCTAAAAAAACACCAGTACCTTTACCAAAATCATCACCATCACTAATTGCATCTTTGTTAGTTGCTGAATACTGATTAGTTTCTTTATAGTCATTTTTTGGGATTAACTTTTTTCTTTGGTCCTGACCAATAATACCAAGATCATTTAGAGGTTGACTAAAATCCAATCTTTCTGAAGTTGCCATTTTATATTATTTTTTTAATTATTTGGTTTATTCTTTTTACACTTTCTGTAATTTTCAAATCATCAATTTCACTACTGTGTTCTTTGGAGGGTCTATTCATATTTGATAACCATCCCATGTCGGTTATGAGTTCGTCACTTACATCTTCAGGACGATACTCTTTATCTATTTTTGTTTGAAGATTGGACCCGTTTCTAAGACTTTGTAATGTATTATTTATCCAATTATACATATAGTCTCCACCATTCAAGACATAGGGAGCATCCTCTTTTTTTCCATCAAAAGAATCAAACCAATTTTTCATTCTTCCAAGTTGTTGATATGTCACATATCCAGTATCTCGTAATTCCTGATTTCTATTATGTCCTTCTGTGTTCGAATTTGAACTTGGTACATTTTCAAAACAAACGGTAAGATGATTTATTACTTCATCTGGAATTACAATTTCTTGACCATATAACTCACTATTCATCAGTTTTTATTTTTTTTAAAAGTGAATTGAAATCCAAATCTTCTTTATCTGCCAATTTTTTTATTGACTCTAAATTTTTTACTAAAATTTTTTCTACTGGATTTGACGAAGATTCTGTATTTTTCTTAATTACATCTTTGTTAGATTTTTTTTTATCTAACAATATTTCATCAATTATACTTTCCATTTTATTTTTTTCTAACTCAGACAGTCTTCTTTTGGTAAAACATTTTTTACAAAAACCGTGTCTTTTTTCATCCTCTAATTCAGCATCTAATTCAGGATCAAATCCAAAAATATCTAATCTTTCCTCTCTATTTTTTTCATTTTTAATCCCATTACGTTTTTGTAAAATTTTATCGGCTTCCTTATAAGTTTTGGCATCTTGGACATCTTCCCAAGCATAACTTCCGGTATAATCCACTTCTTTGATTAATGACTTTTCTAAATTTTTTGATTCACCATAGTAAACTCTATAACCACGAACTATTGGATTTGTAGTTTGTCTTGTCATAGCAACCGTCATATCTTGAGTATATCTTGGATGTAACCAAAGATTTAATAAAGGAACACTAGAATTTATAAAAGTACCATCATCATTTACCAATTCATCGATTTCACCAGATGGAACTTCCTTAGGTAATTTAACGGTTATTTCCTTACCTAAGAATCTTACAAATCTTTTAAGATCAACTTTAGATGAAATTATTTTTTTTAATATCATGGGAATTACTTCCAATAATTTCGGGGATTTTTTTTCTATACTTTTTTTGTCCTTAGAATCAAGTTGAAATTCTTTATTTTCTTTAAATTTTGTAAAAATTGATTTTAACTTTTGTGTAAGGTCTCGGATTTCTTTTTGGTCAAGACCCTGATCAATTTTTACAAATTCATTTTCTAAATCTTTACCTTTCAAATCTTTTTTTTCATTAACAAGATTTTCAATTAGATGACTCACATTGCTTAGTTTATCTTTAGAAAAAATAAATGTAATTAAATTTGTATTATTTTCATTTAAAACTCTCAGGTTATTAAAGTGTAGCATAAGTTTATTGTTCTGCTCCTTTAAATGAAAAAAGTAAGATCCTTTAAGAATATTTTTATTAAAAACTAACATATCTATTTTTTTGATAAATATTGCGATGGAGGTATTTATACAAAAATGGCTCAACAAAACATTAATCAATACGTATATAATAAGTTAAAACTCAACTTTGCTCATGAGATTTCAGATATGTCTTTGACATCTGATGAGAAAGATTATAATGAAGAAGTAGTTTTTTCACCATATTTGATTGCTCAAGGATATGGGAATAGATTACCGGTATATTATGATATCAATAATTTAGAAACAACACAAGAATTAAATCTGACATATAAAAATTATGACAACAGAAATCTTCTTGTATCAGAAACATACTATAATGAAGAAAATTTAGATTTGTCATGTTTTACCGCTCAAACAATTTGTGACATAGGATTAGTCGGTATGGATAATGGGTTGGTTGACAAAATTGTTGGACCAACTATTACCTACACAAATGGCTTGTTTGACGACCTATTGAAATTTCAAAGAACATATTTTGATAGAAGAATGAAAATGTTTCAGGTAACTGGTTATACTTCACAGTATAATAGGTTTTCCGGAATTACAAAAACAACACTTTATGAGGTTGAGGGAAAGATTGAGCCTTCTGTCGGAAAGTATCATGAACTTTACGGTGGGTTTTATCAAGGATTTTATAAATTATTTGGTTACGATTATGAAATTTTACCTGAGAGAGTACCTAAAGGTTGGGCTGTAGAAATGGTTGTCAGACCACGACTCATAGATCAATATACTCCAGGTCCAAATGAAACTACTCTAAATGAATTATATCCAGATAATGCGGGAACTGTATTTTATTTAGGGACTCGTGCTGAAAACAAATTTTATCATCATGCTGACGGTACACCGAATTGTTTTACTGGATATACAAGAGTGACAACACCGCTGAGAGATTGTTGGGTAACTTGTGCTTGTTGTAACACAGGGGTTACAAACAGTCGATGTATTTTTGTTTATCCACCAAGATCCCAAGACGGAATTCATGATCCGCATGTAAACTATGGGTGTCATGTTTGTGGACAACAAATAACAAGTTGTGGTTGTGGGTGTAATGAATTACCTTGCGATAAGTGTGGTTGGGAATGTAAATCTCATCCTTGTTATTTTACAACTGGATATACACCAACACCATTACCTGTTGTACCTTTGATATGTCCACCTTGTGAACCAACACCCACACCGACACCAACTCCCACCTCGAGTCCAATTTATTGTATACCAGAACCAGTCTGTACACCAACATGTACAACTTGTAATGATTGTGAATGTGAGGATTGTCACCCATGTTCAATGAGTGGGTGGACTTCTATCGAAGATACTTGCGAAAAAGATCCAAAATTAGACGCACTATCTAACGCATTATCAGTAAGATTTTCTGGTGATCCAAAAAACCCTAAAATTTGCATTAGAAGTTTGAGAATTACTGGATCTTGCGAAACAACCGGGACTTGTGAGACAACAGGATTTACTTATACAACTGGACATACAATCGATAACTATTGTTCACCTAAGGGTATATACGACTACTGTTTAGATAGGTGTAGTGAATTTTTTGATATACCGAAATGGTTGTTGTTAGATATTGTGTGGAGAAGATATACATTTTTTGATAAATGTGACTTAAGATATTTTGGCGGTCTAGGCGATATTACAGAAATAAAATATTTGGACTCTTTAGCAAACGATACTGTAAAATTAATTTCACCTCCAATTACGCACTGTAGTTTAGATCCAAAAGAAATAGAAATTGTAAAACTTAATCAAAAATGGTTAGATGACGTTGTTTATAGACAAGGTTCTTTAAAAATATATGTAAATGGAAAAATATTTTTTACAGTAGAGGACTTTGAAGAGATTATTCCACGGCCTCTTGACACTGATAAAGAAAGACAAGTTGGAGTACCATTTAATATGTCTTGGGGTGGTGGAACCCAGGGATTACGTGAAAATTTAATATTATCCGCTTGTACTTTACCATATACGGATTATATACAAGATCCTGAGTTGTTCCCAAAAAATGTTTTGAGTGGAACCTCACTTTCTGGTTTAAATACAAATATTGTTTTAGAACAAAATTTTGGGGGTACCTTTGATGGTGCTCTATCACAATTTAGATTTTACGTTTCTCCATTGACAGCCCCTGAAATCAAACATAACTTTAAAATTTTAAAAGATAGATTTTCTATGTTTAATCCGGATTGTCCGGATTGTAATCCACTTGTTTGTGAACCGAATGACTTCCAATTCAATACTCAGTCACCAACACCAACACCGACGATTACAGCAACTATCACTCCAACAGTCACCGTGACACCAACTCAAACTCCCTCATCTACTTTTCCATTACCAACACCAACTACCACACCAACACCTACGGTTTCTTCTACTTTTCCATTACCAACACCAACTACTACACCAACACCCACCCCAAGTAGTTCTTCTTTACCTCTACCTGAGGTTGATTGTGAAGATGGAATGGATGTCGTATTTGTTGTGGATTATACTGGAAGTATGGGACCTGCAATAAATGCTATCAAAACAAACATAGCAACTATTGTAAACAATATTATTACTAATTCAAATAACAATTATAGACTTGGATTAGTAATTTTTGATGAAACTGACGATTTTCCAAATTATTTAACATACGTATCATCAGTAGAATATACTTCACTTCCAGCATCACAAAAATATGTTTACCAAAACATTGGACCAAATAGAGCACAGGTTATAACTGCAATGGAAGTTATGACACCAAACAATCAATCATCTTTTTCAGTACAATTAAATAAATTAAATAATCCTCTTTTTGGGTTCTTTTTGGGTAATGGTATCGGTGGTCCAGAGCCATCTGATGTTGCAATTGATAGAATTATTAATTTTGGAATTGCGGGAAGTTTCTTACCAACTCATAAAAAAATAATTATTTTAATTACAGATAATGAACCAAGTGGTAATAATGATAATTATATATTAGGTCTTGATGATTTAGTAATCCAACAGTTAACATCTAATTGTATTTCTCAAAATATTACAATGAACTTAATCATTCCACCGGCAAGTACATTTGCATCATCAACCTATCCGGCAGGAATAACCGCACTAATTAATATGTCAATTGCAACTGGAGGTAGCGTTGTAAGTACACCATTTGATAATACGTTCAATGCGAGTGGTATCGTCACCGCATTAGATGAGAATTGTGTGACCACCATGAATTTATGTACAGACCCATGTAACTTAGGTCTTTCTGGATATAACTTAAATACTGTTGGTCAATTGACATGTGGAAATTTAACTGGAACTTGTGGAAACATTCAGGCATACACAATTTTCTGGTATGATTCATCTGGAAACATTGCATTAAAATCTGGTTTTGGTACGCCTTTTCCGTTTGTTGGTCCTTACAATTACAACCATCCGATGACTGGATTAAATTCCCCGATGTTACCTCCTGGTCTTTATACACCAGTTCTACAAGCCGTTACAATTGCTGGAACAACATACACCCCAACTGGGATTTCTGGAACAACTCAAGCAATGATGGATTGTTTCACATCTCAAGAAGTTAATATACAATCATTTAATTGTACCAATGGAACACTTACTGGAGCATATGAACATAGAGTACAGTATTCAACATTCCCGGGTTCGGCAGTTCCTCCGGGAAGTATGTATGCACATTTTGATATAGACCCGAGTAAAAAATATATTCCCTATGCATTTCAAGGTCAACTTGTTCCAGACACATTAAAAATAACATTTATTGGATCGAATTATGGTAATGTACCAATTGTGGTAGAATATATTCAAGTAGGTGGGGTTATGCAATGTCCAAATAGTGTAATTCCTAACCTAAATCAAAATATTGATTATAGAGTAACTAGTTTACCAAAAAAATATGTTTTCACCACAACTTTTCAGGCATCTAACAATTATTTTATGAAAGTTATTAATTTGAGTAACTTTGTTATTAATAATGGCGATTATTTAATAATCGAAGTGATACCGAATCAAACTCAAAACCAAACTTCTTGGGATTTATACTTCACTTGTTTGGAACGGTTCGAATGTGATTCTTGTATACAACAATTTTACTCTTACCCGTATGGTCAAGAAATTATTTTATCAACATTAACTTCAAATCCTAGTTTTACCTGTAACCTTCTCGATGTTGACTTTACCGTTACAGGTTGTAGTGCAAACATTTTGGCAAACGAAGATATTTTCAAGTATTTTCACCCTGAATTTCCTGGGTTGAGTAATCCATATTTAAACGCCTCAAATCAGGGGGGTCCGGAATGTCCATGTAGTGCCGGTGACAATTCAAGAATGGACACACTTACACCAACTCTTTATTCACCTATAAGTCCTCTTGGTCCATTAGGTGGAAACTGTACAACAGTTAATACTGGTGTAACTACAACTTGTACTTCTAATATACCAAACACAGTCAATGTCACAAAAGTTAATAATGTGATAACAATTACGTGTTCAAGTCAAACCGATAGAGACGCATTTTATAATTCTTATTTATCCAGAATGACTAATATAGGATGGTTACCAACAGCCCCTTTACCAACATCAGTCGATTATTATAAAGTAATTATTTTTGATCACTATCAACCACTTAATATAAATTCAAATTGTGCTGATAATCAATTTACATTAAAATCTTGGTCATTTCATCCTTCATCTTCAGTAACCACAACTAATACACCTGGAAATTTCCAAATGATAATCAATATGAATTTGATAACTAACAACTACGGTGGAAATGACCCTTTATGTTCCGCCTGCTCTGGAACGGTAACTACTTTCATTGCCAACAATGTAAACCCAAGTTATTATGCTGATATAAATTATTCATCAATTTCTAACACAGCACTTAGAAGTATTGACCCTTTTGTTAGAGTGAGAGGTATTGTAAGAACAGTTGGCAACATGAGTTACCGTAATTCAACAGGTACTTGGATTGTTCCGTGGTATTCTAATATAACATATCCATACTCTGGTAATCCATTGACAATCATACCTTCGTTATCTGCCACAACTTGTGACTGGCTTGGTTCAGACGGTTTTTTTGTTGATTGTGATGGTAATGCTTGGCCCCCCACAATTGGGTGTATGGCAAGTGCGTGGGTTCCGAGAAAAGCCGTAAGTACAAGTCCGACTTATTTATTTCCATTATGTCCGGGACCAGACGGTCAAAATCCCGAGAAAATTTTCCAAGGTTCTTACACCGAATACCTTATTAGAAGAACAGATGTTAATGATCCAAGAAGTTTTGACATAGAGGTGGGTATTAATGGAACTGTTATATATCGTCAAGTAGGTGCAAATCCACCAATTATATTGGATCCAAATTATTTTGTTTAGACCAATTTTGTTTAAATAGGTATTTATAAAAAAGTATCGATGAGTCAAACAATAACAATTTCTAGTCCGTCTTACAATGGTCAATATGCACAAATATTGTTCAAGCCAGACAATCAAAATATTGTTATAAATCTTGGAACACAATTGTTACCATATTTTTTTGATTCTTCACTTTTAACTCCACCAAGAGAAATATATGGAACTTATACAATTTTAGTATTGGGTCAATTTTGTGGAAACGATTGTAATAACATTTTACAAGTACCAAGATTAACTCCAACACCGACCGTTACTATCACACCTACAAGAACCCCAACTCCGGCACCAACCTCAACACCAACACCTACACCATCTTACGATCCTTGCAAAGTGCCTACTCCAACACCAACACCATCAATAACCGCAACTATTACTCCAACAATAACTCCAACACCAACAGAAACTTGTACAAATCCTTGTGGTTGTCCAAAACCAAGCAAAACCCCAAGACCGGCAACTTCACCAAGACCAACACCAAGTAACACAAGTGGGTGTCCTGTAACCCCAACTCCAACGAATACTGTAACACCAACAAATACAGTAACACCAACAGTAACCCCTTCTTCTGGATATACACCAACACCAACGGTAACAACTACTCCAACAAAAACTCCAACCACAACACCTACACCAACTGTCACTTCAACTTCTCCACCACCAACTCCATCAATCACTCCAACTAATACGGTTACACCAACAATTACTCCAACAATAACTCCTACAAATACAGTAACTCCAACTGTCACACCAACGTTAACCCCAACATTAACACCAACACCTACTTCAAGTCCAACGTTTGTAAATCAAGTCTTTTTGTTCATAGAACCAGTAACAGGATCTACGGCAATAGGTCAGTATATGTATGATGGGGGATCTAACTTCTTTGGGTTTACAAATTCATCTCAACCAACTCAGGATCAAACACAGTTCAACATAGACATGAATCTATATGTAAATTATAGTGGGTGGACAGGTGGTTCATTCCCTGGAATAATTACACAGTTTGTTCCAACAACTTCTGGTGGATTAGATAGTTTTGGAAACAATATAGTGGCTTACAATTTCTTTACAACAGAGGTTCCTCAAAATTATGTTGGATGTCAATCATGGTACACATGGATTATTCCAACTGGATCAACCAATGGATTGAAACAAGTGGAAATTGGATTAAATGATTCAGGAAATGCACAATCATTAAGTCCGGTAAATATGGAACAAACAATATATACATATACCTTCAATTATACGGGATCAACAATACCACAAGATGTGTATCGAGTTTATACAACTTTCCCAAGTCCAATCTTCAAATTAAACAATAATTTCCGTATTTATTTTAAAGGAAATGATATACAATAATAAATTGAATTCATAACAATAAAATGTCAGGTCTGTATAAAAATCCCATATCACCAACACTATCAATAGGAACACCATCTGTATTGAGAAATCAAACTTTTGGAACAACGTTTAGTATTTTATCAGTTGGAGGGTATTCTGAGGTTTATAACTTGACAGATTTGATTTATCAAATACCAGTTGGACAAACTGGATCAATTGAGTTTAGTGGTAACTCAATTCCAATAAGTTTTACAAAAGGTTCTGGAAGTGTTTTTTCTCCGGATGTTTTAACTCTAAACTCTGATAATATTTCTAGTGGTAGACGAAGATTGGGAATGGTTGTTTATGTATATGAATTGGATCAGTTCTATCAATATTATATACCTAATTACGATACACTTTGGTCAAACGCCACTGGTGCAACAGGACCTGGAGGACCTACTGTTGTTATTTCTAACTTTGGGACAACGGTAAAAAATAATACCCCAGCCGGACAATCATTTATTAATTCATGGACTGGATCAACAATTGAAGGTGTAAGTGGAGGAACATCAAATTCTAATTGGAGGATTTTCAAACCTTTTGATGTTTACACAACAGGAGGTACATATTTTTCGGGTTCAAGTACAATAGTACTTTACGATAATTCTGGAAACACGGTTTCTATAACTGGTGTTACCGCAACTGGTGCTTCAGGTTCAAGCGGTACATCTGGGTCTAGTGGATCTTCAGGAACAAACGGAACATCAGGAAGTTCGGGCACAAATGGTACGAGCGGTTCTTCGGGAACTAATGGAACCAGTGGTACAAATGGGACATCAGGTTCGAGTGGGACATCAGGTTCAAGCGGGACAAACGGCACATCAGGAACGAATGGTACTAACGGTTCGAGCGGGACCAATGGTACAAGTGGTTTATCTGGAGTTAATGGAACATCAGGAACCAATGGAACTAGTGGAAGTTCGGGTACAAATGGGACAAGTGGATCCTCAGGAACAAATGGAACCAACGGCACATCAGGAACAAATGGAACATCAGGAAGTAGTGGCACCAATGGAACTAGTGGAACAAATGGGACAAGCGGAACAAATGGGACATCTGGATCATCTGGAACTAACGGTACTTCAGGGTCTTCAGGTACTTCCGGTTCTTCAGGAACAAATGGAACATCAGGTTCAAGTGGTACTAATGGAACTAGCGGGTCTTCAGGAACAAATGGAACAAGTGGTACTAATGGCACTAATGGAAGTTCAGGAACTAATGGTACGTCAGGAAGTAGTGGTACAAACGGGTCTTCGGGTACGGATGGAACATCAGGAACAAATGGGACATCAGGTTCTAGTGGAACTAGCGGAACGGATGGTACTTCAGGTTCAAGCGGAACTAGCGGAACGGATGGAACTTCAGGTTCAAGCGGAACTAGCGGAACGGATGGAACTTCAGGTTCAAGCGGAACAGACGGAACTAGCGGTACAGATGGATCAAGTGGAACAAGCGGAACAGACGGAAGTAGTGGTACAAGTGGTACAGATGGTAGTAGTGGCACTTCAGGAACTGACGGTAGTTCAGGATCTTCGGGCACAAGTGGAACAGATGGGTCAAGTGGTACTTCAGGAACAGACGGAAGTAGTGGGACAAGCGGAACAGATGGATCTAGTGGGACATCAGGTACTGACGGAAGTAGTGGTACTTCAGGAACAGATGGAAGTAGCGGGTCTTCAGGGACTAGTGGAACAGATGGATCTTCAGGAACATCCGCGGTAATTTGTACACCATTCTTAGCGGGAGATTATTATTTTCAATCGGTAGGTACAACCTACAATGGACCCTCGTATCCAAATATGTCATGGGGTCCTGGACAAACATTAAGTGTGTATGCACCTGATGATGTTATAGAATATATCTTTATTAGTGGTTACACTGCTTCAACGGGTACTTTAGTTGCTGGTATCACATATTCTTCAAACCCTGGTTATAAAACACAAGCGGGTGTTACACTTTGTCTTGTAGGTGAACAAGGAACATCTGGTACAAATGGAACTTCAGGTACGGATGGGTCAAACGGATCTAGCGGTACTGATGGAACAAGTGGTAGTTCAGGTACGGATGGTACTAGTGGATCAAGCGGTACATCAGGTACTAACGGAACTAGTGGTTCTTCAGGAACAAACGGTACATCAGGTTCTTCGGGCACAAACGGAACGTCAGGAACAAATGGCACTTCAGGCTCATCCGGAACAGATGGAACATCAGGTTCTAGTGGAACAAATGGTACTTCTGGAAGTAGCGGCACAAACGGTACTTCAGGCTCATCAGGCACAAATGGAACCAGCGGAACAAATGGTACGTCAGGTTCTTCGGGGACTAATGGTACAAGTGGTTCATCCGGTAGTTCAGGTACTAACGGAACAAATGGAACATCGGGTTCAAGTGGTACTAATGGAACTAGCGGTTCATCAGGAACAAACGGAACATCAGGGACTTCAGGGACTAATGGTACAAATGGAACATCAGGAACTAGTGGAACCTCAGGTTCTTCAGGTACAAGTGGAGTAAATGGTATTTCAGGTGGTCTTATTTATTATTTTAACGAATCAGTAACACAAACACCATATAAAGAATTTTCACCAATTCCAACTACAGGATCTCAACAAACAGTTACAGTTACTATTGCAAATGGTGTTACATCAACAATTCAATCCTATTTAACACCATCAAATTATCCAAATGTTTCGGTTATTCCTGCGGGAATTTGGTCATTTTATTTACACTCATACAAAGAAAACAATAACGCAAGTTTTAATATTTTTTGTGAGGTTTATTCAAGAACAACAGGAGGAACTGAAACATTATTATTTACAACAGACCCAGGACCCGTAACAACTAATTCACCAAATCCATCAATGGTGTTAAGCGATACTTATCAGAGTGGTTATACTATCAATACAACAGATAGAATTTTGGTTAAAGTAAATGCTACTAACACTTCAAATCAATCACATACAGTTACTTTTGTTACCGAAGGTACGACTCATTATTCTTTTGGTCAAACAACATTAGGTGTAATTAATGGTTCAAGTGGTTCTTCGGGAACTAGTGGAACATCAGGAACTAACGGAACTTCGGGTACAAATGGTACTAGTGGATCATCAGGATCAAGCGGTTCGTCAGGAACATCAGGATCAAGCGGTTCGTCAGGAACTAATGGCACAAGTGGTAGTAGTGGAACTAATGGAACAAACGGTACGTCAGGAACAAATGGTACAAACGGGACTAGCGGTACAAATGGTACATCGGGAACAAACGGTACGAATGGAACTAGTGGGACAAACGGTACTAACGGTACTTCAGGAACAAATGGTACATCAGGAACAAATGGAACTTCAGGTACGAACGGAACTAGTGGGACTAATGGTACAAACGGTACTAGCGGAACCAATGGAACTTCAGGCACAGATGGTACAAATGGATCTAGTGGAACAAATGGAACTAGCGGAACTAACGGGACTTCAGGTACGAATGGTACAAATGGATCTAGTGGAACCAATGGAACCAATGGAACTTCAGGGACTAATGGTACAAGTGGGACTAACGGTACGAATGGAACTAGCGGTACAAATGGGACTTCAGGAACTAATGGAACTAATGGATCATCAGGTACCAACGGGACTAATGGTACAAGTGGGACTAATGGTACTAGCGGGACAAATGGAACCAATGGTACGAGCGGGACAAATGGAACATCAGGTACTAATGGTACTTCTGGTTCATCGGGTACAGATGGAACTAGCGGAACAAATGGTACTAGCGGTTCATCAGGTACAAATGGGACAAGTGGTAGTAGTGGTACTAATGGTACTTCAGGTTCTTCGGGCACAAACGGAACATCAGGGACTAATGGTACTTCGGGGTCTAGCGGTACTAATGGAACTAGCGGAACTAATGGTACGAGTGGCTCTTCAGGAACTAACGGAACTAGTGGTAGTAGTGGGACTAATGGAACGTCAGGTACGAATGGTACTAGTGGTACAAATGGGACATCAGGAAGTAGTGGAACCAATGGAACTTCAGGGACAAACGGTA